TTACTGTTTGTTTTTAAGCAGTTCCTTGATGTCGGCCCGCATCTCGCGCAGGTCGTACTGTATGGAGGTAAACTGTGTCATAGTAGCCTCGAATACGGCCTTGTCGAGCTTGATGGCGTTGATACGGTCGTACTGATCGGCGATTTTGGTCTCCAGATCGACACACTTGCCCTGCAGTTCGGCGATGCGGGCCGTGTTGTTGGTGTGCTGCACGTACATCGTTACGAAAAAAGCCAGCACGGTAACGATGATTTTGAAGTTGTCCTCCACGAATTTTCTGAATTTTTCGGTTGTAGCGCTCATGGTGTCGCGGTATTTATCAATAGTGAAAAGGCGTCTTTAATGGCCCCCAGCAGGCTCACGGCGGCCTCGCTGTTTACGAGTCCGTATAGCGCCGCAAGGACGATCAGTACCAGGTACACGATCCTCTCGACGTCGCGGCGGGAGCATCTGCGTCTCCTTCCGCCCTTATCCCTCGTCATGGGTGGGGGTGTTTTCCATGCGTGGCACGATGACATTGAAGACGATGTTGTTGTCGCTACCTTCGATCTTGAACTTCGCCTCGCCGCCGTTCTTGACGGGATACATCTCCATAAGGGCCTTGGCGGCATTCACGGCCACGGCCCGTAGGGGCGCTGGGGAGAGGGGGTTGCCGAAGCGGTCGCGGTAGATGCCCGTCGCCGTCTCTTCCAGTATGTTGCGGAGCGTGCGACTTATCTGCATCTTGACGGCGATGCTTTCCGTTTCGGAGATCATCTCCGTGCCGAGTTCGCGGATGCGTGCCATGACGGCGGGGTTATGCACGAGGCGGCGTGCCGCAGCCTCCGTATCGCCATGCTTTATGTCGAACACCTCGCGGTAACACCTGTCCGCCTGCCCGGCGTACTGCATGCCGCCGCAAACGTAGAATTGACAGAAACGCTCCTGCGCCTCGGTAAGCTGCGGCGGCCCGTCCAGTGCCGCGAGATGCACCGCTTCAGCTTCGACAACCTGTATTTCGTCCTGTTTCATTGTATCTTGCCTTCTATCCAAGAATAGGATCCTGTGCCCCGGCAGGTTTGACCTGTATCCGTTTCCGGTCTATAAGCTGTGCCATGAGCGCTTCGTAGAAGACGTCGGCCATGGCGTCTGCCATCGCCTCGGCATCCGCCAGCGAGTTGATGAGTTTCAGGTTGAAGGCGATATCGAGGCCGTAGCCCGAGATCGCGGCCATGAACTCGGTGCCGTCGGCCCCCAGCACGCCATAAGTCGTGAGATCCTCCACGCGGAAGGTGATTGTCTCCTCGCCCCGCTCATTGCGGCCGAGCACTACATTGTCGTTCTGTTCCTTCGTCATATCAGAAAGTGATTTCTGGTCTTCTCCTTGGGGGCGGTTTCTGTCACGGCGCCCTCACTGTTACGCATACGGGCCGCGCAGACTCGGACGATCTCAAGCGTCGCCGCGACGTCGGCTCCGGCATCATGGGCGTCGTCGAGCTCGATACCGAGCCGCTCGGCCACCAGCTCCAGCTTGTAGGACGTAACTCCGGTATCGGCGGCCAATGCCAGCCGTGCCAGCAGGATCGTATCCAGATAGAGAGGCTGGAAGTTGCCATAGAAGTCCGTTTTTCCGGCAAACGTTTTCTCGTACTCCTTCGTAAGGCCGGCATAGCTCATCAGCTGCGTAAGAAAGCCGATGTCGAAGGTGATATTCTGGCCGATGAGTACCGGCTTGCACTGTGTGCCCTTGCTGAGCGTCGCCCGTTCGGCGAAGCGGAGCACGGCCCCGGCGACCTCTTTCAGATCGACGCCCTGCGCTTCGAGACGCTCCATCGTGATGCCCGAATATTCAAGCGCTCGCGGCTCGTAGTCCATCCGCTCGGTGGGCTGCGCCAGCTCGTGCTTCGAGCGGAGCACCTTGCGGCGGGCCGCACCCAGCTCCTGCTTGCAGTACTGGGCGATATAAGCCGCATAACGGTCGAACACCTCCAGCGTATCGAGCCGGATGGCTTCGAGGGCGATCTGCGTACAGGCGCAACGCACGGGATCAAGCCCTCCGGTCTCGAAGTCGAGACCGATAGCCGTGTATATCCTATTCTCTACCGCAGGTGCTGCCATTGTCCGATAATTTGCATCAGTTTGTCGGCCCCTTCGCGGAATTCCGCCTCGGTGCCGTTATTCCCCAGCACCACGTCGATCAGGGAGTAATCGACCTGACGGCGGTGGCTGTCGCGCTCGATACGCTCGGCATCGACGCCTCGGAATGGTAGATTTTCCGTACGGCAGGAAATGTAGACCGTAAAGACGTCGTACTCCGTTCCGGCCGTCTGTTTGAGGGCGCGGATGCCGTTCTCGTCCACGACGTAAGTGCAGTACCCGGACTCAGGGAGCTGTCTGCGCAGAGAAAAGTATTCGTGCTTCCCGAACCGGGTATAGGTCAGCATCGCTTCCCGGCCGATGCCCCGGGTGCTGCGCACGAAGAAATAATCCTCGCCTTCGACCTCACCCTCGCGGCGCGGGCGTGTGGTGGTCGATACGATGGCGGGAATGCCGTATTTACGTTGCAGGTACTTCGATAGCGTGGTCTTGCCGGAACCCGAAGCACCCACGATGGCAATGATAATGGGTCTCACTCTTGCGATAATATGGATGTTTTGGTCGTATGCAGGGTGTTGGCGCCCGAGAAGTCGCTGTAACGGATGATACCCGTGAGTACCACAATACGGTCCTTGAGCCTCATGATCTCGGCACGGCGGGCGCTGAAAAAGTCGTTCCAGCAGACCGCCTCGATCGTGTCGGTGTTCTGTTGCAATATAATCTTGCAAAAAGCGACCCGGTCGCCCGTCATCCTGTCCTTATAGGATAGCTCCTCCACATCGGTTACGGTTGCACAGACGGCGACTTTTTTCCCTTCGTTCTCCATCACGAGGGCGTCGTGAAGGCTCATGTACGACGCGCGGCCCTTGATGCGGGCACGAACTGCCGACTCGTCGAAGATGCGGCGGTAGTCCACGGATCCGATGCCCGACACGGCGATCTGCTGCCGGGCCCAGAAGTGGTGCTTGGCGATCTCTTCCGGCGGATAGTCCCGCTCGTCGAGCGCGAAACCCAGCTCCGCGGCGGCACGCTGAAGGATGCCGTAACGCTCGGTAACAGATGCGATACGTTCCACCGTATCGAAGCAGCCGGCCAAAATCAGGTTACGGACATGGCGGGCGTTTACGGGAACACGTTCCGCCTCGGCTGGCGGAAGGTCGTCCTCCCAAGTACGGTATTTCTTGAGCCGGTGGCGGAAGATACGGCGGACGAAATCCCCGACACCCGTAAACTCTCCGAATCGCTCCCGCTCGCGAACGATATGTTCCGCCGTTCGGACGCCGACCATTTTGATACGGCCGAACGACCAGTAGATACTGTCGCTATGGTAGTCGGTATAAAACTGCACCTGCGAGAGGTTGATGTCGGGCGGCACGATACGGGCTGCAGAGCACCGCTCCATTTCGGACATCAGCGTAACGATCTCCTTGTCATCGGCGTATTGCAGGGCCACGGTATAGAAGGCCGTGGGATAGTTAGCCTTGAGCCATGCACCGACGTAAGCCGTAATCGCGTAGGCCGAGGCGTGGGATAGGTTGAAGAGATAGCTTCCGGCGCTTTCGATCAGATCCCAGATGCGCAGGGCGTCGTCCTTCGGGCATCCCTTCTCTGCTGCTCCCGTCATGAACTTCTCCCGCATAGCATGAATAACGTCGATCTTTTTCTTGGAGATCAGCTTGACGAGCCGCACACCTTCGGCCAATGAAAAGCCGCCCACGTCGCGGACGAGGCGGCTGACCTGCTCCTGATAGATCAACTGCCCGCAGGTATCTTTCAGGGCATCGTACGTTCCCCACAGGTAGACCGGAGCGACCTCGCCCAGACGGCAGCGCAGGTAGTTCTCCGCCGCGCCGGAGTCGAGCGTTGCCGGACGGTAGAGCGCATTGGCCGCGATCAGATCACCGATCGACGCCGGCTGCATATCCTGCAGATAACGGGTCATGCCTGCCGAGGATAGCTGGAAGATGTTGGCCGTGTAGCCTTCGCAGAGCAGTCCGTAGGTCTTTTCGTCATCCAGTCCGCTGAGTACGATCTTTTCGAAGGAGATGCCCGAATCGTAGATACGGTTGATTTCATTCAGTACGGACTGTATCTTCGTAAGTTCCAGAATGCCGAGGCAGTCGTTCTTCAGAAGACCCACTTCATCCAACGAGTAGCCGTCCAGCTCGCTGACGAGCATGCCGTCCACCCGTTTTACGGGCGTGAAGTCGAAACATTCGGACGGCTCTCCGTCCCGGTGCTCCGGCGTGATCAGGATGGCCGAGGCGTGCACCGAGGCCGAACGAGGCTGGCCCAGCAGCGGGCGCATATCTTCGACGGCCTGCGGGTAATCGTTCACGAACTTGCGGACTTTGGGCGTGCGGGCCGCAAGGCGGAACAGGTCGGTCCATGTCGCATCGGAAGAGCCGATGATCGCCGAGATATAGTTAGCCAGCGACACGGGAATCTTATGCACGCGGCAGACGTCCTTCAGGCAGGCTTTGAGCTTCATGGTCGAGAAAGTCCCGGCCGAGAAGACCCGCTGCCGCCCTTCGATATTGTAGCGGCGCTCCAGATACTCCTTGACCTCCTGACGACGGTCGGCCTGATAATCGACATCGACGTCGGCCAGCACGCGGCCGGGACCTTGCAGGTAGCCCTCGTCTGCCTCCGTATCGAGAGCTTCGACCGGAGCTTTTTCGTGTGTGATCTTCGTTATTCTCATGATTGTCGGTCTATTTCAAACAGTAAATCGCGGTTGTCGAACAAGATGTCGTCTCCTTCCCGAAGTTCGTCGGCATAGACCTCGATCTGTTCGTCGCCGCGGCGTACCACGAGCCGGGCATCGCGGTCCAGCAGGATCTCGCGGCTGTTCTCCAATCCGATGCGGTAGCTGTCCTTCGAGTCGATGCGTCCTACGATACGCGTGGTGCAGGCCGCATACAATCCGGCGCGTTCGGGCAGTAGGAAACGCTCGAACAACAGACCGTACTTCACAGGGTCGATCAGCGTGATGCCCAGCAGGTACAAGGCCAGACAGCCGCCCGCCGAGCCTCGACCGCAGCCTACGAGGATGCCGTTGCGGCGCGCCCAGTTCACGGTGTCGTACTGAACCAGCAAGTAGTCTATGTTGTCCGTCGATTCGAGGATATAAATCTCCTTATCGAGACGCTCCCGATATTCGGCTTCTTTTTCCGCAGGTACCAATCTGGAAAAACCCTCTTCGAGCAGCGAAAGGAACATCGTATGCGTGTCGCCGTACTTCGCTTTCTCGTCCGGCGTCATGTCGTAGCGCGGCATGAAGACGGCGTCCGTCCGGTATGCCGCTTCGGCCCCTTGGGCGATCACGACCGTATTGCGGCACATCCGCCGGAACAGTTCGTCCACATCCCACCGCTCGGGGTCGAACAACGGCCGCAGCTTGTCCCGAAGCTCTCCGGCGGATCGGAAATACTGTTCGTTGCTCTGCTCGTGCGCGGCGCCCGTGGCGATCTTGTTGAGTATGATTTTGCTGCGGGCGTCGGCTTGGTCGATGTAGTAGCAATCGGGAATCAGCACCGGTTCCACCTCGAACACGCCTTTCTTGCAGAACTCGTGGAAGTATCGCCGCATATTCTCCAGCCGCTGCACGTCGATACGGTCGGCCTTGAACTCCGTGGGATCGATCTGGTAGTAGAGGGCCTCGAAGGCTTCGCGCAGTCGCCCGATGGCCGGGCGGTTCTCCGTCATCCACTCCGCTGCGAGCGTTCCAAGCACGAGGACATTGCCGCGTCCGTGGGCCATGAGGCGCTCCATGTCGATCCTCCCGTCCTCGCGGTCCACCATCACCGCTTTCTGGATGCGCAGCAGGTTTTGCAATCCCTGCTGGCTCTGGCAGTAGACCTTCAACGGGACTTCCGTTCCGTCGCCATCCAGCGTGAGCGAATAGCCGAAGACGCGCTTAATTCCAGCCTTGGCGCACTCTTTCTGGAACGCCAGTGTTCCGGCCATCGTATTGCGATCGCAGAGACCGAGGGCCGTATGGCCCATCCATTTGGCCTTTCGGACCCATGCCCCGATATCGCCCGAAGCGTTGAGCAGTTCGTAGGGAGTGTGAACGCCCAGATTGACGAACTCGACATCGCACCCGTCAGGCTTGGGCCGACCGATATGCCGCAGGATATTCAGGGAAAACTCCCCGCGCAGGTCATAGTAGTACCAGTTGTCGCCGAATGGAAAGGCGACGTGAAAAATACCCTCGTCGATAAGAGTCTGCGGGTCTTCCATCAGGTTGAAGACCTGCTCATCTCCCCGCTGGCGGAAGATACTCTTCACGCCCGTAAGGTCGGCGCGGAACAGGCGGCCGAACTCCGGTATATCGACCACCTCGTTGTCCATGACACAGTAGTCTATATTTTGGCTGTCGAGCCATCGGGTTAGATCGTTCATAGTTGCTGGATTTTATTGATTTTGTACTCGACGGGCGTTTTGAGGCGGTAGGCGAAGATGTCGTAGATCTCCTGCGGAGAGAGGTCTTCCCAGTCCTTTTTGGGATCGGGAATGTCGGCCACGAGCACCTCGAAGTAGCGGCTTAGTTCCTCGGCCGTCTTCTTCGTGGCGTCCACAGCATCCCCGTCGTATCCCACCACGACGTTGCGCACGCCTTTCGTCTGAAGCTTGTAAATCTGGGCCTGCGATATTTTCTTTCCGAAGGTGGCTACGGCGGCCACGCGCTCCGACTCGTATAGGTCGAGCTTGCGTGTGAGAGCCACCACGTCGAATATGCCCTCACAGAGAACGACCGTCTCGGTGCTGTCCTCATGTACCGCGTCATAGTTGTAAAGCAGCTTCACGAAGTCGTTTTGCGTGGAGTTGCGAAAGCGCCGTATGGCGTAGTCGCCCGTGAATTTCGCCCGGCGGTTGTAGGCATCGATCTCGGCCTTGGGCCAAAGATGGCGGGCGACGTATCCTACCGTGTCGCCGGAGTCGATAACCGGAAAAATCACGTAATCGTCGTAGCGGAAGTTCAGGCCCCGTGTGGTTCCCACCGGAAAGAACTCGTAGTCGTCGGCCGTGAAGCCGCGTCCCTTGAGGTAAGGATGCAGGAAGGTGCGGCGCCAGAACTCCGGCAGCTCCACGATACCCAGTCCATCGTCGATCTCCTCGCCCGCATCGAGCGGAAAGAGCAGGCTGCAGTCCAGCTTGGCTTCGGGGTCGGTCGTGCGCGTCGGCAGCAGGTCCATGCGCCCGAGGGCTTCGAGCGTTCGCTCCAACGAGTGCGTCGAAGCCCCGCACGAGAAGCAGTGCGCCATGAAAGGTTTCTTGCGGGCCGTCTCGGGACCGATATAAACGCCGTACTTACCCTCCTTGCCGCAGTAAGGACACCGGGCTATGAGGTTGCGACGCGATCCGTCGCGGCGGGCCGAAAGTTCACGAGTTAGTTCCTCGATAAGGTATGTGTTATCGTCTGTTCGCACATAAAGGAATAGTCCAACATCGAATAGAAAAGTTGGGCAAATACGAAAAAATAAGTAAATTCGATATGTGAAAAATGTAACAAAACATGTTCGAGAAGATTTGCATTAAATCCAGAGAATTGAACGATGGACGACTCGATATGTCGTTCCTTATTGACACGATGCTTTTTTACGGAGAGGTTAACGTATTGGCGCATACGGCCGAAATGGTAACACTATTGAAGACATTCGGTGAAGATACATTGCGAGAACTGATTGAAAGCAGACGCTTGAAACTTCATATCCGACAGAATATTCTGGGTGTTGCAACACAACCATTTGGCGCCGACATCCACTATGGAGTAGAGTTGTTCCGTGGTAATAATGTCAGTGTGCACAACATCCTTTATACAGCCCATCAACAGGTAGTTCACAACAGTATGTACAATATGAAATTTGCTGATAGTTTCTCTGAAATTGCTCAGGCGCATGCTTATGAGCCTGTTATTGGGCAAATGATTGATGCAGACTTCCTAAATACTGTCTACCTAACCCAGGCTGTGGCAGAAATACTACACACCTATGTTCCAGAATATGTCCAGGTAGAACCTTTACGCATTGATATCGTAAAGGACCAACATCCCGTTGGTCCATTTTCCGCAACATATAGCGTTCGGTCCAATATTGATTTCGATACGATCAATAACATATTCACCAAACGGGAACAAGCCGGTCTCAGTTACTCTTCAATCATATTGGCATTGGCCGAGGCCCGGGGCGACAATTACATCGCAGGACAGTTTATGAGTGAGTTTGCTACCAGCGATCTGCACTCATCGCTGATGAATCTGCAAATCGCCGATGTCATACAGCGAACACGCAAAAGCGAAGGAGAGATCATAGAATTTAACAAGCATGTCTTGGCAGATTGTCCCAGTATCGGGACAGCATTCGTCGCAGGACAGATAACTGGTGAACAGCTACTTAAATTACTCGAAGAAGGCGATAAATTCAGGAAGTGGCTAGGAACAATCGACCGGGATGCCGATCTGGTCAATCAATATATAAACGAAGTTTTGGCTCCGACGCTGGCGGACAAAAAAGGTGTCAAAGCAGCACGCTTTACTGTTACGGAACTATCCAGTTTAATACCTGTTGTTGGTACAGTAGTATCAGCCGCAGATACTTTTTTTGTAGACAAGCTACTGACCGGTTGGAAACCGAATCATTTTATCGACGGCAAACTGAAACCCATGCTGAGCACCAAATCATAATGAAAAAAATGGAAAAAATCAAGGCAATAAAAGCTATAATGATAAAGGCGGTAACGGCCACAATGCAACCAGCTTCCCCTTGTTTTTGGTGGATTATAGGTGGCATATTCTCCATACCACCAATTATCTGTTATTTCTGTATTTACCATGATGGTTTGTCTTCCGATTATAATGCGTGGATCGCGTTCGGTACGCTTTGGGGTGCAGTGTTCGGATCTCTGGCTTTTATTATCGCTATTCGGACGGTATATGAAGGGCGTAAGAATGCCGAGCGGGAACAGATTTTTAATCTGCTCGGCCTGCATCAGCAGAAAGTCGAGGCGGTCATATATCAGGAGAACGGAAATACAATATCCGGATATGACGCATTCAGAGCCTATACCCGACAGGCGGATAAATATCTTGCATTACATTTGATTATACGCGGGTTGAAAACCAATAACAACGGCACATCCCGTTTTCCAAAACTGACAGACTGCCAATCTAAATTGTTCGCTGAAACAAAAAAAACTGTTTCGGAAATTAAGATAAATATGTACCGAGATATCAAATGCGTAGACACTAACAAGCAAGAATGGTCCGCCATAGCCCTGACCATTGCATATAGCGATAAACTATCAGCGAAAGACAGAGTCCAAGCTGTTGCCGAAGTGTACGGGCAACTTTATGAAGAGAATGGACATTTTCTCGGACAATATTTCCGGAATATGTATTATGTCCTTAATACTATCGACCAATCTTCTCTCAACGATACGGACAAAGCATACTATGCACATTTATATCGTGCTCAATTATCCCGCTATGAGTTGGCATTTGGTGTATTCAATGCGGTATGGGAAAAATCGAGTTTCGATATGGTGCGATTACTTCTGAAATACGATATCCTCGACGATGTATATCGAGAGGATATCGTGTTGTTCGAAAAAGGGGAAGGGAAAGACGATTCTGCATACCATCGGGTAAAAGTGTTATTGAAGGAATACCAAACGATGGAGAAAGAAAGGCAAGAACAAACATCATCCGAATTTACCGTCTGAGTCCCAGCGTCCTTGCCGAATCGTAAAAGGTTTCGTTGTCATAGTCCGTGGCTATGCGAAAAGTATCTCCCTTGCGAAAGAACCGGCTCTTTGCCACATGCAGACGCATGACGTTGGCCTCGCGCTCGGCCGCGGACTGATTTAGCGATATAAGGTGGGTGCATGGCCGTGCGAGCCCCTTCGCCTCCGAGCAGTTGTACTCCGTGAGGACGTTGTTCTCGTCGTTTAGCCAGTCGCGGTTTTCGATCGTCGCCTGATACGTGACGACCATCCATACATTCTCGTCGGCAGCAAGGTCCTTCAGGTCGTTCGCCACGGCGATGCGCTTCGAGCGTTCGTGCTCGGCTCCCCACTGGCGGCGGGAGGCGTCGTTCAAGAGGTCCATCGAGTCGATGATGACGATGTCGGGCGTTCGGGCGTTGATTTTGCGGTATTCGGCGATGCCGTTTCGGATATCGATAGTAGATATGCGTGCCGCGAAGCGTGGGAACGACCGTACGGTTATACTCCCGGCATAGCGCTCGATCTCCTTTTCGAAGCGGCGCATCTCCACCTCGGCGATATGCCCCCGCTCGAAATAGAAGGCGTTGCGGGCTATGAGTCCCCCGCTGTATGCATTGAGTGCCTCTTCTTCGGAACCTTCGAGCTGGAAATGCAGCACGTGCAGTCCGTCGTCGATGTCGGCCCGCAAGCCTATATGTTTTGCCATGTGGCTCTTTCCCACGCCCGTCGACGCGAGGATGCACGATAGCTGTCCGCGGAGGCTGCGTCCGGCATTCAGTTCGTCCAGATCGGGAATATAAAAGCGTGTGACGGGCTTCACGCCCGATGCCTGCAGCTCCTCCTCACGGCGGCGGTTGCGATGAAAACGCATGGCGAAGGTCTTCACCACGTCCACGAATGCCGAATCCTTGAGTGTGAATCCCGCGAGCCACTCGGCGTATTCCTTGAGTTTCGCTTCGGCCTCGGCCTGCCGGCTCTGGTTGTAGAGTTTCCCCACCTCGGAGTATACGGCCTGCAGACGCACACCCTTGATGTACGTTTCGAGCATGTCGACAACCGCTTCGGGGTTGTTTTCTCCGTCGTACTCACGGAAAGTGTTCACCAGTTCCAGTGCATCGTAATCCGAGGCGAATGTCTGCGCAAGCATGGCATATGAGGGCGGCGATTTGTAGGTCCGGTAATGGTTCACGAAAAACTCGTGAATATGTTGGAATGTACGGTCGGGAAGGTACTCGCGCCGCATGTGCGCTACGAGTACGGCGCATACGGCCTCGTGGCGTATGGCCGTCGAGTAGAGTTCGTAGAGATACTCGGCCGAGAGTGCGTTGCGCGATGCCGTCATCTGCCGCCTCCTTTCCCGTATTGCTCTTCGCGTATTCGCAGCAGTTCCGGATAGCGTCGCTGCTCCAGCGTGCGGCACTGAACGGCCATGGCGCATGCACGGCATACGGGCGAGAAGGGCGTCCACAGGAGCGTCGACCGCGTGCATATGTAAAGCCCCGCCTCCGAGCCCGCCTGCCGGCGCTTGGTGCGGTCCTCGTATTCGGGATATATGAACTTCGCGAGCGGGTGCTGCGTGCGGTCGCGGAGCATCTCCACGAGTTGCGCACGCACGATTCCGTGCTGCGCGAGCCAGCGATCCTCCCAATAGCGGTGCCTCTGTTCGTTGCGGCGGAATCGTTCCAGCGCCTTGGCCCCGAAGGAGTGGGCGACGCGCCACCGCTGCCGGAGCGTCCCTTTCTTGTAAAAGGTCATGGCATACACCTGACATACGCAGAAGTCTACGATCCGTTGACGGCTCACGCCCGCGAACTCTCGCTCCAGCGCCTCCATGCAGGCCGCCACCGTATGCTGGGCCGCGGCACCTGCGGGGAATCGGAATGCGGGGTCTATGCAACGACTTGCGAGCAGCTGCACGAGTTGCAGGGCCCACTTACTCATTGCGGCTGTTTCCATCGCGGTCGATCATTTGGCGCATCTTCAGTTTGGCGAGGAACAGACGGCTCTTGACCGTCTCGATATTCGGTGTACGGAGCGTGCCGTTGCGGTGTGTTATTTCCATGATCTCTTCGAGCTTGTATCCGGCCTGCTGCAGGAGCAGCGCCTCCCGGTATATGGGATTCAGTCGGTCGAGAGCCCGCAGGATGTCGTCGCTATAGAGCTCCCGGTAGTTATCGAGTCCCATGCAGTTGCCGCTCATACGGTCGGTATCTTCGGCGTGGTGGCTGATGATGTGTTCGGGATCGAGGTCGTCCGAGGTCTTGAATGCCGCCCTGCGTCGGTCCAGATCGTATATCAGGCGTTTGCAGCAAATGAATATCCAGTTGGCAAGGTTCTTCCCCGGGTCGTAGGTGTGTACGTAGCGATAGAGATTCGCCAGACACTCGTTGTAGTTCTCCTCGACATCCTGCCAGCGCGATGTGAAGCGCATGCAGATCTTATATACGAGATTGCGGTTGGGGAATATGAGGCGCTCGAAGAGTTCCGTGCGCTGACGTACGGACTGTTCGGTATCTATGTGGGAAATCAGGGACTGTTGTGCTTTCACGTGGCCGACTTATTGTGTCATTACTCATCTTCATGGGATCTGTCGGCTTATGGTTAGCATCAAATGGGAACTGGACGGAGTGGCGAGACAGCCGCCCCGCAGGCGGGATAAGGAGTGCACGGACCTGTTATGGCAGACGGTACTTGCGTACGAGGTCGTGGGAGAGCAAAAAAGCATCGGCCCCGTCATACGAGGCAGGGGCAAAGCGGCAGTCATTGCGGCATGCGGCGATCAGGCGGCTCTTGTCGGTCCGTCCGTCTCCCGCTGTCCATTTCTTGAGTTGTGGCGGCGTTCACGCACTCCACGGGCAACGGGTTCCGCTCTTCGCGCAGGAAGAGCGGGATGCCCCGCAGCTCGGAGACTTGCTTTAGGTCGCGGTTGTGGGCGTTGAAGTTCACATCCTCGCCACGATGCACCGTATGCCGTTTCGGAGAGGGGCCTTCCGGAGCGTGCGGTAGAACGCGAGGTGCGTTCGGCGGCTGCGTGTGAGTCTACTGCCGTTCGATCCGCGAAGCTCCATTCTCCTTCGTGACGGTTATGCGGTGAGGATAGTTCTCCTGCACGAGTCCGTGGGATACGACCAGCGCCGTCACGGACTGCTTGTTGAGCGCCGCGAAGACGCTTGCAAGTCCATCCGCGTCCACGGCGTCAAGGATTTCATCCATGCAGAGCAGGTCGAGTCCTCCGCCGTAGGGGCAATTGCCGTTCACCAGCCGTTGCATGGCGAGGATCGAGGCGGTGTTCACGCGTGCCCGCTCCCCCTCGGAAAGTTTCAGGATGCTGCCGGCATCCATTCCGTCGCGTATCACCGTGACGGAGATCTTCTCGCGCACGACACCGCTCTTGAGGGTCGTGTACCCTGCGAGATTCACGCGCAGGTCGGAGCCGAGGTCTTCGAGTACGCGGTTTATCATACCTGCGAGAGCCTCTATCTTCGTGTTGGCCAGATAGGTCCGAAAGAGCACGAAACGTTGCTGCTGCGTTTCCAGCGCCGTACGCCGTTCCACGGCCTGCGAGTGCCGCGCCATCAGTTCCGAGTTTCGGCGCCGGTACTCTTTCAGCGATTTGCGGAGCGATGCCGCAAGTTCCGATGCCGTGGCATGTTCGAGCTCGGCGGCCGTCTGCCGCAAGGTCTCTATGGAGCTTTCGGCTGCCGCCATACGCTCGCGGCATTCATCGATCGACCGTTCCGCGGCCTTGCGAAGGTCGACGAGGCGGTCGCATGCTTCGTCGAAGAGTGCACGACGCATATCTTCTACCTCGCGGGTACGTGCGGCGACATGGTCGCGGATGCGCTGCATATTGAACTTCGCGCCCTCCATCTCGTATTCCGCTGCGTCTACGGCACGCGTGGCCTTGGCCATACGCTCCTCCCAGCCGCGGCGCAGGGCCTCCAGCTCGCGGGTGCGGGTCTGCACGGCGGTTATCATCTGCGCGACCTTCTCGGCTTCGAGTTCGTTGTCCTGAAGTTCCTGCTTCACCTGTGTGAGCTCCGCTTCGCGACCTTCGAGCTGCCCTTGCGCCGCCGCCACGTCGAATGCACCGTCTGCTACAAGAAAACGATGTGCGCAGGCAGGGCACTCCACCACGCCTGCCAGACGCGCGTGGAGCGTCTCTACAGCCGCCGTCACGGTACGCTTGCGCCGCTGCAGTTCCACGACTTCGGCATTCATCCGTGTAAGGCGTTCTTCGAGGCTGCGCATTTGGTCGCACAGTGCGACGCCTTTCTCCGCAGCCTCCTCCTTGAAGCAGTCGAACTCTTTGCGCCGCAGGATAAGTTCTACCTCTGCCGTGGCCAGCTTATGGCCTATTCCTGCTATGATCTGCGTCCACTTGTCCATCTCCGCCCGGGAGGTCTCTATCTCCTTGTGTTTGTCCGCCGCCACATGCCCCCAATCCGTCAGCGGAGCATCTGTCAGGGGTGCGAGCAATTCCCGTACGCGGGTCATACACGCCGCAAGCGGCTCTGCGGAGTCCTCCACCTTCTGCACTCGACCCTCGGCTTCGGCGATGCGGCACAAGAACCGCTCCTGACGGGCGATCTCCTCGCCGCACTCGCGCACAGCACTCCGCTTGGCGGCTATCGTTTCATGTATCGAGGCGATCTTCTGTTTCCGAGAAAGTTCCTTTTCGCTGCGGGACTCCTCTTCGTGAGCGATCTGCTCGGATAGCATTGCGATACGCCCGTCGATGGAGGCTATCTCCAGCTCCGCAGCCCGCAGTTCCTCCTGCAGCGGCACAAGGTCTTCTCCGACCGAGGCGATGGCACGGTCCACGCTGTCGCCGCCGCTGAAGCGGTTGATGATCTCCTTTTTCTCCCGGTCCGATGCCGAGAGGAAGTCCGCATAACGGTGACGCGAGAGAATGAATGCGAAGAAGAGCTCCTCGCGTGTGATGCCGAGCCGTTCGAGGATGTAGCGATTGGCGGCGTCGACGCTGGGCTGCGCTACCTCTCCGGTTTTCCCGTCCTGCGTGAGCAGGCATCGCACCGAAGCCGTACCACGGCGGGGTACGGTACGCTCGATGCGCATCTCCTCGCCCGTGGCCCGGTTGCCGAGCGTAAGGGTCACACGGCACTCTTCGGCCGCATCGTTTACGACCTCCTCGGCGCGGACCTTGCGCAAGGGGCTACCCGTCAGTCCGAGCGTGATGGCTTCGATGAGCGTCGACTTGCCTGCTCCGTTGCTGCGCTGCGACTCGTTGTCGGCATTGTGCCCGAATATGAGCGTCGTCGTACCTTCGGCCGGCGCATAGTCCAGCGTGCGGAAGGAGCATATATCGGTTGCGGAGATATGTTTCAGATACCACATGATGTACGGTCTATTTTGTTAAGGTAAGCGATTCCGAGCTCCACGTCGTCGATGCCTCTCCCTGCGCAGAAGTCCTCGTAAGCGCGGCGCAGGCGTGCGCCGTCGAATTTGTCGAGCACATCTTCCTCGGGCGCGGCCGGTATCGGGGCGGTGTCGCTGAGGACTTCGACCTTGTTGGCTCCGGCATCGAGCAGCCGCTGGCGGTCCACGGTGTCGGTCTGCGAAGCCCGCACACGAACCTTGAGGCGGCAGCGGACGTCGGCGCGCAGCTCGTCGATGCGGTCGAAAAGGTGTATGCCGACCTTATCGGCCGACGTATCGAGGACCTTATAGCGGATGTTGGCCTCGTTCTGCACGAACTCCGACGAACCGTCCGTGCAGAGGATGGTATAGCCTTTGGCTTCATCCTCGCCGAAGTTGAACTGGCGGCTCGATCCGACGTATTCGATACGGGTGCCGGGCACGACGGCGCGATTGTGGTAATGCCCCGCGAAGACACGGTCGAAGGGTTCGAAAATGCGGGGCGGCAGCTCGCACGGCGCTGCCGTGGCGAGGGCTCCGTTCACGCCCTCGTGGATATAGAGGTAGTTGAGTTTGCCCTCCACAAGACCGCTCGTCGCAAGGGCCGCCAGACGCGACGTAAAGCTTCCGCCTTCGGGGAAATAGCCCATCATGTGTAGTGAGAACGCCCACGCAGGGTCATCGAGCGTCAGGATGTCGTCTACGACCGTGACCGAAGGGTGGCAGTCGAAGACGTGGCAGTAGCCGCGCAGGTCTTCCTGATTCACCTTGTCGTGATTGCCTTCGGCAATCGTAAGACGGATGCCGGCCCCGGCTGCACGCAGCAGGGCGTCGTGTACCGCGAGCAGGACGTCGAGCGTCTGCGCGCTGCGGCTTTGGAAAAGGTCGCCGCCAAGGGCTATATCGCGGATGCTGCGCTCGCGACAGAGTGCCAGCGCTTCGTCCCAGTTACGGTCGAATTCGGCAATATCGTTTTTGGAGACGTGCATGTCGTTCATCAGAAGCATGCACGGTCGTTTATCTCTTGTCATGAGTCAAATCGTTGAAAAAGGGGTGCGCACGGTGCGCCCCCGTAAGATGAAAAGAATCGACGTCAGGAATGTTTATCGCCTGCGAGGTGCAGAAACCTCCTCCTGCATCCCGGCGGCTGCCGGTGCGGCTTCAGGGTCATCTTGTGCCGCGGCCGTGTCTGCGACGGCATCCTCGATCATGTCGAGCAGCTCATCGTTAGTCGCCGAGCGTGTGACGCGCACCGGAAGTTTCTCCTGCTCGATGAAACTGCGGAGCATGGCCCTCAGTTCTTGCCCCTCTTCGGTTTTGTCGCCCAAACCCTTGGCCCGGAGCTCCTCGAAGCGGTTGCACAGGCCCTCGAGCGTAAGGGCTCCGGCAGCTGCATTCTCGCGTGCCTCTTTCGTACGGCGATCGAAGCTGAACGATGAAGTATCCTCTTTAGGTATCTCGGCGCGGAAGGTTTCCACGGCCTCTGTCATCTCTGAGCTCTGCATCACGCGTAGACCGTAGCGGGTGTCGCACTGGGTGAGGAAGACGAGCGTCGCCTCGAAATGGTAGCGCGTATAGCGATAGATGATCTCCGGAATGCGGGGACTGTTCAGGAGTATCGTGAGCTCTTCCTTCGAAAGGCCCTCATTGTCGGACTCGTTGTCTATGGAGAAGCAATATTCGGTCTTGCCTCCATTGCGACGCTTCTCGACTTCCACGGGATAGGCGCTATACACGGATGAGATGGGACACGGATGCTGGGGATTCTTCTGGAGTTTCTTTTCCCAGAGTTTGAAGCGTCGTTCGTCGAGTTCCTTGAACTGTGCGTGCGAGAGCGTGAGCAATTGCAGTCCTTTGGCGCGTTCCTTCAGATCGATGACGTACATGGCATGTCCGTATCCGAATTTGAGACCCCCTCCATAGCTGCCGCCCGCTATCTTTTCGGCGAGCTTCTCATCACCTGCTGTGCGGGCGGCCTCGGAGGCCAGACGACGGTAGGTGTCGATGAGATCGAGCGTATAGCCGGCCTCCGTGGCACGGGGTACGGTGACATACATGCTCTGCGTCTTCTCCCCGCCTGCGGGGCGCTGGAGTTCCATCAGCAACTGCCGGACGGGATACTCGTACCCGCGGCGCTCTACAGTATCCGTCCGGCTCGGGGCGATGGGCAGTACGCGCAGGCGATAGGTTCCCAGCCTGTCGAAACGGAAGAACTCGGTTTTGGCGAACGATTTGTTCTCTTCAATGGCGCGGGCCTGCGCCTCGGAAAACGACTCCTCCTGAGAGAGGAAGAGTTCCTCCACAGAGGCACCCTCGGTACCCCGTACGTCGTAATTGTCTTGCATCATGGTTGCGATGTGTGATAGTTAATACTGCCGAGGATCGGGGCTCTGATCCGGCTTCGGTACTGCCGGGAACCGTCTGGTTTACTCGATATGCCGTGAAAAAAACCGGTGCTCGATGCTCGCAGCTCCGGCTTAACTATCACGCTCCCCGAAGAGGCGGGGAACCATCAAATTGAACGCGTTTTCTTTCAAGGAAGCGCACTGCAAAATTATAGGTCTTGTTTTGAAAATGCAAATATCGGATATTTAGTTTTTTATGAATTATTTCAAATTCTTGACGTAGGCGCGGATAACGTCGCTTTCCCAATGCGGGATTTCGACAGTGGTGCTTGCGTGTGTTATTTCTTCCATGCTCTGCATGCGTACGATTTGCGCCCAATGATCCACGATGTAGCGATCCAGCAATGTACGCCGCAGGCGGGCATAGTAACGCTCGCGCTCGGGCGTGAGGAGCTTGCCGCGGCGGCAGTAGCAACCCTCTCGCTCGTAGCGTTTCATGTAACGGCGGAATTTGGGCTTGCGCAGCGCAGGGTCGTCCGAGGCTGTACAGACGAGAGCCACGGTCTGCGGATGCGGGAATCTTCGCTGTGAATGCGGGCAGAGCAGCATCAGAATGTTGTAGACCGCAGGCGCCTCGTTGTAGAGCATGAACCCTATGGGCGTCTGGTTGAAAGGGAAGCGCTTAAAGCTTCCCCGCGGGCGTCCCCCGCGATTTTTTGTTCCGGGCTGCGGAGGACGTAGGGATACCTTCCGGCAGCGACTCTTCGTTCTTCGTGTCATGACATTCGGTTTTGTCGGGTGAAGCGGCAGGCACTGCGAAACCTGCGCCCCGTGCGATGTTGCGGCGGCTCTCCACGTCGCGCGTGATGTTCACTCTCTTTTTCATTGTAATAAGATTTTAGGTCATATAAGAGAAACTGAGCTCTGTAGTTACGTTGTAAGCCCCGCTCTCGTGCATGAGGATCGTACGCGAACCGGCCTTGATGACGAACGAGCAGCCACGGTTGTAGACGTGGTCGTCGTTGAAATTGGCCATCGTCTGCCGGCAGCCGAAGCGAGGCGGGGAGATGACGTTGGGGATCGTGGCGATGGAGCCCCAGTTGTTCGACGAACGCAGGGCCGTGTTGATGATGCCCTGCACGCAGACGATGTTGCCGATCTGCCGGGCCCAAAGCGTTCCGGCATTCTCGCCGCCGCATTCGAGCCACCCCGTGTCCGTAATCTTCTTCTCGTACTCCGGAGCATAGGCAGCACCGATATTCTGGCACGCCAAGCGCCGGGCATTGTCGTCCTTGAACGTAAGATCCGCGAGGTTCTGGTCACGGCGTACATAGGCGATAAGATCATCCACGCCGGCAGCGGCAAGTACCCCGCGCAGCGCCTTACGGGCCTCGACCGTCGCCTTGCCCTGACGGACGAGGTACGAGACGTAATCCTGCAGCGACTGCCCGAGTGCCGCGAAACGGCCGTCCGACTCGTTGCGGGTATAGAGTTCCAGATTGGCAGCCACCGTAGCCTTGTCCTGCGTGTTGTAGCCCGCCATGAGCCGCGGGGCGTACTTCGAGAGTTCGCGCACCACGGACGAGGTCGTCACGTAGCCCTCGCTCTGGTTCTGCTGGCCGCCGCTTTCGTCCCTGCCGGCGAAGGTTCCCGTGCGTATCGCCTCGAGTTTGGCCTTATGTTCTGTGGTGAAGACTGCACCCTGATAGGCGGCGTCGTTGTCCAGCTTCCCAGCCAGCAGCGCATCCACCTCCTCGATCGAATAAACGTTGATGTTGTGACGTGCCTTATCCTTATCCTCCACATCCGCGAGATTCGAGGCTTTGGAAAGTTTCATATCCCCTGTGCCCCGGCGTTCGGCGTCGAGGTTCTCGCGAGCCCGCTGCTGACGCTCCTGCTTCAGGGCAATGATCTCCTCGGGGCTCTTGCCTTCGACTTCTGCAGCCGTAAGGGATGCGAACTCCGCGAGGAAGTTTTTTGTCTGCAGGAAACGGCCGTCGCATTCCGAAGAGGAATAGACCTCCAGCACGTTGCGGGCCGCGGCCTTGTCCGCGAGATCCGCAAGGTTGTCCGCACAATTGAGTTTGCCGCCCAACGCACGGGATACGTCCTCCGTGGTTGCGAAGCCCGCGCTGCCCTCCATGAGGCTGCCTGCGACAATGGCGTCCAACTTGCGGCGGTACTCCGTGGTGAAGTCTTCCGTGCTGAGCCCCTTGCCCTCGACCGCATTCACCTTTGCGGCCAGTGCCTGCGTGAAGGAAGCCTGCGAGACGTATAGCTCCGCAATGGGCCTTCCTGCGATGCGCAGTTCCGAGGCGACGTCTACCCAACTGCGAGCGCTGAGCGTGAGACCGCCCAAATCGTTGTGCAGGCTCAAGTGTACCGATTCCCCGTTTCCGTAACCCAGCCATGCAATGCGCACACCCTCCTTGTCCTGCCACTGAAGGAGGTTCTGCAGCGCTGCCTCCTTCTTGTCGTAGAGCGTGTTGCGCAGGGTTATGCCCCCGGCGGCGCTACGCACCTCAAAGCCTCCCGCGACCGCGACTGTTCCTGTCCGTCCTTCCGCCAGCAGCAGGGGCACGGAGTTGCGGCCATCGTATACCGCGAAATTGCGGTAGCGGTCTTCGGCGCCGCGATATCCGCGACGGTTCACGCTCACCGTACCCTCGTCCGTATTGTCGGCTGTGTTGAACAGGTCGCCGCCTTCGATATGGAGCGCTCCAAGGCGGCCGCTGACGGCCGTAAGGTGCGGGATGTGCACGCCCTCGCCGCTCACGCGCACGAGAGGTGTCTCATCCTGCCCATAGAGTGTGAAGGACCCGTCGGTGGCGATCTCCACGCGACTGACGGGCTGCTCCTGATGGCAGAGTGACACTTCCGCAGCTCCCGGATCCCGCACCAGCCCCTGCAGGCTGTAGCTTCCGTCGGGAGAGACGACAGAGAAGCCCGTCTTGCATTCGAACTGCTTCTCCACACTCACGGAGCCTGCCAACGTGAGGTCTTTATGAACTGTCTGTCGTGCGAAAGGGCTTTCCAGCAATACGGCATAACGGCCGATGAACTTGTCTATGAAACGCGGTGCATAATCCTCGTGCAGCTCGATATAGCCCGGCAGGGCGCCCGTCACCTCGTCCTCGGTCTGTGGAACCGATGTCGCCCCCGAGCATAGATAGCAGCAGCGGCCGTGCTTGTTCACGTCCCCGGCATAGGCGATCGTCTCGTAGTGGTTCTTCTCGTAGATGTAGTACGGCAACGACACCTCCGCGGCACCTTCGAAGGGGCGCACACGACCGCCGATCCACACGTAGCCGGGCGTGATACGCCCGTCGGCGACCTCGCAACCCGAGATGATGAAGTTTGAGCACCCTTCGAAGATCGAGGTCATGCTCCGGGCGAGTTCCTGCAGGTTCAGCAAGTCGTCGTTGTAGGTGTAACGTCCGCCCGTCTTGGCAATGTATTCTTTCACTATGGTGTGGTTTGAGTCTCCGTTTTTCCGTCCTCGATACGGACGAGGTAGGTCTTGCCGGCGAGGCGGTAACGCTCGACGGTGTGCGTGAGCATGTGTACGAACTCGCTGGCGGGAAGCGTAACGGCAGGCACGCAGACCGTGAAGCTCGCGCGTAGCACGGCCCGCTCCTCGGCCTCGAGATACATGCGCCGGGGTGCTTCCTCCTCCGTGTCCGCAACCTGCTCGCCCGCGAACCACACGGTGAAGGGACGTCCGTAGCGGGCATCCTCGAAGTAGAGGTCCACACCCACGGCAGCCCCTTCCGAGATGGTTATCCGCTGCGCAGCGTCTGCGAAGTAGCTCCCGAAGCGGTGATTGAGGAACCACTCGAAATAGAAGACCTGCGAGGTCATGGCCGCCTCGATGCGTCGCTCGTGTGCCCACACGCAGAAGCGGTCGTTCAAGGTTTGCAGCGGCCATACGAGGCTCTGCACCCAAAGTATGAAACGCCGCCCCGGCAGGTAGTGCGGGACCAGACGGTTCACGAGTCTGTCGATGGGGAGTCTGTAGCGCATCCGTTGTCTATTACAAGTTTTAGGGCCTGCCGGAAGGTGGGAAGCTCTGCCTCGGCATCCTTGCCTGAAGATTCCCGCACGTAGCCCGACGAGGTAAGGGTCATGCGTTCTATGTGCTGAGGGGGCTGCAGATGTCCGTCGCCGTCGTACGAAGCGAGAAAGAGTCCCTGTGCGGGTGTGGCTCGGGCGTCGGCCCAGACATCCGTGACATGTTCTACTCGTCGCAACGCCTCCCATACGCGGTTGACGTAGATAGCAGCGTCGAAGTCTATGTTCATGACATACTCGGCCAGCGCAGCCTCGAGAGCGTCGTAGAGCTCCGCCTCGGGTACCGCGCCGTCCCAGTAGACTGTAACGCGGGGAATGAGTACGTCGCCCGGACGGCTGATGACCTCGATGCGTGTGCCGGCGAACTTGATGCGGTTCACATAGGCCGTGATTTGCATCAACTCCTCGGCCTCGATCTCACGCAGCATTCCGCGCTCCCCAGTGGCGACCTTCAGAATCAGCTTGCTGTCCACGTTCCGGTCGTCCGTACTCTCGGTATAGGATACCTGTGTGACGATACGCTTCGTGGGGTCCTCGCTGGCATAGCCGAACCCCAGTCCGTCCTCGCGCACCCGGAGCGTGTCGCCCTTCTGATACCTGAGCAGCGCCTCGGCGTAGTAGCGAGGCGTGCCGTTGATACGGCTGTCGAGTGTCTCGGAGACATCCACGGCAAAGACATCGAGGATCGACTCGAAGGTGTAGATCAGCGCCGCGACCATCCATGCCACGCCGTTCATGACCGACATCTTCGAATCGTTCGAAAATTCTGCAAGTTCCAGACGTTTGTTGCGCTCGGCAACGGCTTCCTCGTATATCTGTCGTATGGTTCTGCTCATCGTTTTCTGTGGCTTAATCGTTCGCTCCGCCGGAATGCGGAGGAGGTGTAGGTCCGGGTTCTGGCTCTGGCTCTGGCTCTGGTTCCGGTTCCTCGGGTTCTGGTTCCGGTACCGCTTCGTAAACATACTCTTCGCCGCAGATTGTAAAGCGCCATGGGGCGCCCTCGTTCCACGCCTCCTCGTGCGTCAGCAGCCATACGGCCTCCATGCCGCACGAGAGGATGTAGTTCAGCTCTTCGTCACGCGCCGGTTCACGGTACTCGCCCGAAGGACGCACGGAGAGCGTCACGTGGCATGCGCGGCGGCCGTAATGTCTGCGCACGAGATCCGTGAGCCACCCATCGAGCACCTGTCGCTGCACCTCTGCGCTCGACAGGTCGAGGCGCATAAGGTTGCGACACTCGATCAGCGGCCGCAGATCGTCGCATACGGCATCCCGCAGGTCGAGGGCATAGAGACCTTCCATAAGCGGCAGGAAGCTCAGCGGCGCCCGCCACCAGCGCAGGGCGAGTTCCTCGACATGCAGAGGCCGCAGCAGCAGGAGTTCCTGTGCCTCGAGATCCGAGAGGTCGGCCTCGCGAAGTTCGATGTCTCCATAAAGACGTACGATGCGCGTCGTGGCCACGCTGTTATCGAAGGTGTGGCGCAGGATCGCAGGCTGTACCTCCAGCCCCACAGTCTGCAGGGGCGCATTGTCGCCCCAGTCGATCTCCGCCATTCCGCGGCCCGAGAGGGAGAAAAACACACCGGATGTTGCGGCAGGGAGGCACAGCTCCAAACGCCGTGGCTGCGATGTCTGCCGAAAATAAACGCGTCGCTCTCCGCTGGCGGGCGTGATGCCCTCGCGCCGCAGGTAGGCCGCCGTCTCGGCATCTATGAGGTAGTCGTCCGAGTAGTCCAGCCGGTCGCCCGCGTGCAGCTCCGAAGCCATCGACAGCCGGGGGTTCGAGACCAGCAGGTCCGTGATGCCCTCGATCGAGCCGTAGATGTCGAGCGATACGTCATAGAGGTTCTGCCCTGTGATTACCGTATACCGTCCCATCGAGTGTATCTGTTATTCCTTCTCCGTGACGTCGAGCAGTAGCTCGCCCGTTTCGGAATCCATGTATGCGTTGTTGATGATCATTCTGTCGTTCTCGAACTCCCGCTGCAGCCGTGCCGCGAGGCCCGTCGTCTCGAAGTTGCCGTGCAGGAAGTCGATGAGTCCCACGCCCGTAGTCGGGTGTTGGTAGAGGCTTCCCGGAGAGGCTTTCAGCAGGAAGACCTCGTTCTGGCGCAGGGCCGCACCGATGCGCACGTCCGTATCCGTACCACTATAGAGCTCCAGTGTGCCGCCTCGCCGCACGAGGCGGAAGAGGCTGTCCGCATTCACCTCGGCATATTCCGAGAGGCGTATGACAACGCCACCGGTACGCTGCACATCGAACCACGGCGTATTGTTCGCAGGATTTACCATATAGTGCTCCCCGCCTCCCGGCGTCGCAATGTGGAAGCGAACGCGCAGAGGCAGGTAAACGGCCGTATAGGGAATCCGCACATGGACACTGCTGCCCTCGTCGTAGCGCCTCTCCGCCTCCTGTGCGAGGGAAATCTCTCCGTAGGCATAGTGTTCGTTATCCATACCCGCGACCTCTTCCAGCAAAACGAAGTCGTAGATGACTCTGCCCGCTGGATTGTCCGCGGTAACCAGCTCTCCATAGGTGGAGTCGACCAGTATGTCCTCCCGTGCCATGCTTCATATCGTGATGTCGTTCGGTTGAAGAATAGTGACCGAGCAGGACAAGTGTTTGGAGTGGAGCGGGACCCGAGCGGACAGAAGTCGCATTTTGTTTTGTCCCCGAGATGCGCTATATTTGTCATTCATGGGAATAAATATATCCATTGGAGGACACGCCGTTGTAACTTTGATATTCGACGTATGAAAAAATTTAAGATCACACAGCAAGACTACCTTAAAGCCCACCGAAAGGCTGACCGCGAGGCGGAGATCGAGCGACACGGCAAATCTGCGCATCTGCGGCGGACAGTGCATCGCTCGAAAAAAACATACGATCGCAAACGCGAGAAGGCAGGAATCCGCAAGATCCTGCCTTTTTCGTTACTCCGCCCGACGATTGTTTACTCCGCCTGACAGTTATCGAAGATGCGCTCTACTGTGGCCCACATGTCATCCGGCAGGGTCTTCTCCGAAAGTTTCTCGCACGCTTCCCGCAGGTAGTCGAGTTCTTCGCGTGAGAAGTCCGCCACAAGGGGCGTCTCCTTGTCCGTGTCCCACTCTATGCGGTCCGTTTCCTCCACACGATGCAGGCCCACCGCCTCGCGTTCGGCATCCGTAAGGGCTATTTTCTGCAGAATGCCCTTCTTGAGGTTGAACTCCCTGTAATTACCCTTGTCGGGCAGTAGCGCCGGCAGGTAAAGCCGGTCTTTGATCGTCATTTCCATACGTTGTATCTTGTTATCTGGATTGTCGTGCGGGCGCCGGCACATCCGAGGTTGCGGCCGGTACGGCCGCGGTGCACTCCTCGACGATCTGCCGGATAAACTCTATGGATTTACCGACGTAGTACGGAATCTCTTCCGAAAAGGGAAGGTTGCAGGTGAAGTCGTTTCCGTCGAAATAGATGTTTCCGCGGTATTCTTCCGCGGCGGCATCGCTTGCCATAGAGTAAATGTTGAATTGTACGCGTTGCAGTGTGCCGTTGACGGTCGAATATTCGATAGCGAAAGTTGCCTTCTCGGTCTGCTGGCGGGCCGTGCGCGTGACAATGGTGCTGGTGATCTCCATATTGCTTTTTTGGCTGTTTACCGAAGGTTAGGGCGCACGGCTGGCAATGGTTTGAGCCGCGCTCATCTTTTATGTGAAATCGGCCGTAGAGATGATGACGAAGTTGAACGATCCGTCGTTGGCCGAGGCGTCATCCTGTGTCTGTACAATAAAAGAGGTCGAGTATTGGTTCTTCACGGTGGCATAGATCGGCGTGCTCTGCACGGGGCTTGTCTTGCCCGAGAGCATGACCATGTATTTGTTCACGGACAAAGTCCACGGTAATCCCACAGTAAAGAGTCCCGCTCCCGTACGGCGTACCGTAACCTTGCTGCCGTCATAGGTCTTCTGTCGGAGCGTGAGGCTGCTCGTGGAATTGAGCGTTACGGACCCCATGGCCAGGTATTGCATGTATTCGCCGTATTGGGACGTGGTGCCAAGATCGCGGCGGTTCAGCACGATCCATCCGTAGAAGGTCGAAGAGGTGCCGAAGCCTATCAGCTCTACGACTTGGCGCGACATGTTGAGTTTCGAGGCCAGACGTCCGTTCTCGTAAAAATATTTTCCCGCAGGTGCCGTGAAGGTACTCGTGCCGTAGACATACTCGCTGCCGTAGCGATAGTGTGTCAAGCAAAGACGGCGGCCCGACTGGCTCACATCCCATGGCAGTTCCGGCTGCCCGATATTCCAACCTCCCGAGTCCTGTCCCGCCATGATGCAGATGTTATCGTACTTGTCCGCATCGGGTTTGTTCGTCGAAGAGCTGCTGCCGCCCACATCGACCCAGATCGAATCGTCGACCTTCACGAAGGGGCTGCGCAAGGTGCCCTTGATAATGGCATCCTGTATCGTCGCGCCTTTCATCGTAAGCACGCCGGCCGCCGTCCACGAGATGTTGTTCTTGGCAAGGTATCCCGAACCATTGGCCGACAGACGCCAGTAAGAACCGTTATAAATATTACCCGTAGAGCTTAGATATACAGCTCCTGCATAGAGCGACGAGGAGGTAAGGGTCCAGCCACCGATCTTGCCGCCTACGGCTGTAATGCCTGTGCGGTCAAGCGTAACCTTGACCGTATTGCTGGCGTTACGAACCGAGATACTGCCGTTATAGGTACTGCCGCCCACGACGAGTGCGGAATCGACCTGAATCTGGTTGGCGCGGATGGTGCCTGTGTATATACCCGTGGAACCAATGTAGGTCAGCGGGTGTTCCTTGAGCGTAGTGTCGGATCCCTGTGCCAGCGCAATGAAGCGGTGGCGGCGAATCTCCTCCTCGACGGCAGCCGTAAGCGTGCGCGGTGCCGCAGCGTAAGCCATCGAGGTGCCGCTCTGGAAGATCAGGTCCGAGTTGTAGGCGATCTGCGGTGCCGGAGGAATCGGCGAAGGACTCATGGAAGAGCTCTCGATGGGCTGGTCCGAGTAGAGGTGGTATACGGCGCCCGTAGTGCCTCCGCCGCGCAGGAACACGGCAAACATGCAGTAATTGCCGCAATGTCCCGCACCGCCGAACATACGACAGTAACTCTCTTGAAGATCATAAATATCCCATCCGTATTCTACACCGCCCCAACCGCCGAAGTTCGTTTTGATCAGAAGGTTCAGCCCCCCTTTGTGCGTCGGGCTGTACCATGTGTCCGGTGCCAGTTCGTGGTAAGCACGCCGGATCATGATGTCGCGCTGCACGGTCTGGTCTCCGCCCTTGAAAATAACGGGATAATATTTCGTTTCTTCGCCGTTGATGATGACCTGTTTATAATAGCGGTAGCCATAGTTGGCGCTCTTGGCCGTTTCGATGTCGTTCTTCCACTGAAGCGACACAGACGAAGAGAAGGTTACAGCACCGGAGGCGTTCCATGAAATATTGCCCGAGGCAATCGACCCTGAACCATCATTGTTCAGTTTCCATTTCGAGCCGTTCGTAATGGACCCGTCAGCACCCAGCGAAACGTTGTTTTTCCAGATGCGTGAAGTCTCGATGTTCCACCCGGCAACCGTATTGGCAGCGCCGAACTGAGCGATACACGTTCCCGCCGCGTTCGTGGCAAAGAAGCCGAAGTCCTTGTCCGAATTGTAGTATATCTGCACGCGTTTGCCCGTCCCCACGCCGGAATTCGCCCCATAGACGACCAACCGTTTAGTGTTGCTGTCAAGTAAAATATTTCCTCCCGAGAGCGACGTGGCGCCTATTGTCCAGCCGCCGATCTTACCCCGCGAGAAGGTAAGCTCCAGACCGTTGATATAGGAGGCGTTGATGATGTCTGTCTTGATACTTCCCGCGTCGAGCTTATCCGCTTTGATGCTTCCGGCAGCCAGACGGTCCGCCGAAAGCGTTCCGGTCTTGATGCTCGCCGCGGAGATTGCCACGGCATTGACCTGCTGCGTTGTTAGCGTACCTGTATAGATACCGTTGGCGTCGAGCGTCGTGATGTAGCCCTCAGAGGCCGTGACATCGAAGACCGTAGCGTAGGCGATGTACCACACCACGGGTGCTGCAGAGGTGGGGGTACTGCCGCCTGTGAGGGCGAAATGGTTGACCGTGCTGAAAGAACCATCTTTGCCGCAGACGACCTTGCAGATGTACTCTTCCCACTTGTCCGTGCCGGCTTGGGAGGTCAGCCACCGGCTCGTACCTCCGTTGCCGTAGGCGTTGTGGTAGTTCTGCAAGGTGCGGCCTATGGGAATCTGCGCGATGATACGTACGATGAAAACCGCATTGGCGCGCGAGGCATTGCCGAAGAGGAAACCTCCGATGCGCAGATCGGAGGCAGAGTTCCACGCCGTAGCGGTGTACTTGAGAGCGTAGCCCGTAGAATTCGGGCAGCCCGCGACACGCTCGATGGTGCGATGCACAGTTTGCGGCAGGTAATTGCCCGTACCGTTGTAGTGGACACTGCCGTCAAGAAAAAACTCCGGCACGCGGTAGAGCATCTTGCCGAATGCCATGGCACGTGCCAGTTCCTTGGCTGCCTCAGCTTTCGACGTGGCATCAGCCGCTGCGACGCTCACGGCTTCGCTCTTCTTCGTATCGGCATATGTCTTGGCCGAAGCCAGCGCTGTATTGGCGGCACTGGTCCACTGGAGCGACACGGAAGTCCCGAATGTAACGTTGCCGTATGTGTCCCACGAGATATTGCCCGAAGCCAGCGCGCCGGAGCCGTCGTTGCCGAGCCTCCATTTCGAGCCGCTCGTGATCGAGCCGTCGGCACTCAGCGAAACATTATTCTTCCAGATACGCGAAGCTTCGATATTCCACCCAGCGATTTGATTCATGGAACCCAGCGCGGCGACACGCGTCCCGGAAGCATCCGACGCCCACAGGCCGAAGTCTCTGTCCGAGTTATAGTAGATCTGCACGCGGTGTCCTGCCGTGGAGCTCCCGCCCGCACCGTAGACCGCCACACGCCGGTTGCCGCTATCGAGCAGAATATGGCTGCTTGCGAGTGTCGAGGCCCCGACCGTCCAGCCGCCGATCCTGCCGCGCGTAAAGTTCAGTTCCAAACCGCTAATATAGGCGACATTGATGATGTCGGCACGGATACTGGCCGCATCGAGCTTCTCGGCCTTGATGCTGCCCGCGGCGAGGCGGTCCGCAGAGAGCGTGCCCGTGCGGATGCTGCCTGCGTCGAGCGCGGCGGCATTGACTTGTGCGGCCGTGAGCGTCCCTGTGTAGATACCTTCCGAAGTGATGTGCGTCAACCGGGGCGAAACCTCCTTTTCGAGAGTTTCGGTAATGGCCTCCAAAGGTGCTGTCCACTGCAAGCTCACCGCCTCGGAGAAGGTTACCTTTCCCGAATCGTCCCAAAGGATGTTGCCTCCGGCCAATGCTCCGGCGCCCGAAGACTCCAGACGCCACCGGTAGCCGCGCAGACCGTTCGAGGAGAGTGTCATGGCGCCCGGACCTGCCGTATAGCCGCCGGGGGTATTGTTCTTCGCCCCGCGGAAAATCGCTTCGCTGTCGATCGTCCAGCCGCCGATCGTTCCGCGCTCCACGTCGAGCGTCAGGGCCTCGATATTTTCGGCCGTCAGAAGCCGGGCTTTCAGTTCGTCGACATTCAGACGCTCCGCATCGATGACTCCGGCTGTGATCTGCCCGGCGTCGAGCACGATAGTCCGCACCGTATCGGCCGAGAGCGTGCCCGTGAAAAGACCGTCCTTGTCGATGTAGGTCGCACCGATCCACTGCATCGAAACCGTTTTGCCGAACGAGATTTTCCCCGTCGAGGCATCGTAACGGATCGACTCTTCGCCACGGCCGAACGTTACGCTGCCCGTCGTATCTATGGCAAATGTTTGCTGTCCGCTGTGGAAACCGTACAGCCCGTCGATCGTCTCACTCTGGAACTGTCCGGCCTCATTGCGTGAAAGCAGCTCGTAGCGTCCCAGCGCAACGCCTGTGATTGTACCGTCGCTGTTGCGAACTCCGGCAAAGATTTTAGGGGTGATGATGCTGCTCCCGTCGATGACGGTCTTCCCGCTGTCCCAATCCGCAACCCAGTCCGGCAATACTCCGTCCTTGCCGGGTTTTCCGGGGTCCCCTTTCTCGCCCTTGAGGTTCTCGCGGGCCTCCTCGCTCAAGTCTTCCCAGCGTATCGTGAAGTCCTGAAGGGCAATCGTATCTGCCGTCCAGCGGAAACGTCCCGAGGCGAAGTGTCCCGTGCCGTCGGAGTTGATGACAAAAGAGTCGTCGCCCGCCCGGACCGAGCCGTCGTCGTCGAGCCGCAACAGCGGGTGCTGGATCGTACCGCCGATACCGCCGCGGGCGAACCATGCCCCGTACTCGTCTGTATCGCGCAGCACCCCGTCCGTAGGTTGGTACGGCGTGGGGCGGGAACCCGGCTCCAGCTGGGGCGCTGCGAAATAGAAACCCTTGCCCTTGGTGAAGGAGAAGGTCGGCTTCGACCCCTGCACGCGTTCTACGCAAAACGAATAATGGAAGCGCTGCCACTGTCGGGTCAGGTCGATACTGACTTGCGGCTGATGGGCATGGCCTACGGTCAGGGTATGAGGAGAACTTGTCCGTGCCCAGAAGGAGAAGCAGTACCTCTGCCCTTGATGGTCGCGGGCCCACACTTCGTCCAATACTTCCAAAAGCGATGTCCCCGAAGAGATATGACAATAACCCCCGATGCCTGTGGGCGAACCGTCGGGGAAGGCTTCGTACTTGGTATGGAAAGCCGGATGCAAGCTGTTCGGGAAGCTGTTCCGATGGATACGACCCACGTAAAAGGTACTTCCGAAGCCCTGCTCGTCGGCAGCCGTCAGCGTACCGGCGATGTGGACGTTCCCCGAAGCATAGAGATTCTTGAAATAAGCCCCGTAGTCTTCCAGCGTACCGAAAACGGAATCGACGATGCCCCTGATATTGCCTATACGCCCCTTGACGGCCTGAGCGAAGGCGCCGAGATCCGAAAGACGTACGACGTTGAGTTCGGCTATCTCCAGCCACGACTCCTGAGCGAGTCGACCCGTAAGATCTATTTCGAATGCCCGCTGATACAGCTTGGAATAGTCCACAGTGAAGACTGCCAAACGGTATTCCCACTGCGTATCCGCGTCGAGTGTATCGGAATAATCCGATTGCGAGCCATCCGTATATCCGAATGTTACCGGAATATTCTCCAGCGTTTCGGAAGCCCGGATTCTGAACGAGACGAGAATCCGTTCAGGTGCCTTCACCGTTTCCTCCGGAACCATTTTCAATCCGTATTTTCCCGTACCCTCGTACGACGTGCGTGTCAGACGGTAGATCCTCGAAACATTGCCTTCGCTCTGCGTATAGGTCTCTGTCAGATACGACTCTCCCTGCATGGCATAACGACTGCGATCCGCAGCATACTGATCGCCTCCGCCCATCGTGGGGTACAGCAGCGAGAAGTCGCTTCCCAGAGAGTCGATCACATCCATGTAAGGAGCATCGCTGTCCGATGCCGTGAGGTAGAGAGCTCCGCTGCGCTGCGTATCGAAAAGGTTCGTGATACGCACGAAGTCGAGCAACTCCTCCCCACGGGGTTCATCTCCTTCGATAAGGGCCCCGGTAAAATACGGAACCTCGGCATTCCCGATAGTCTCGGTGCCGGTATCGAGTACAACCATCAGCGAATAGACCTGCCGCGGAGCATCATAATACGAACGCCGCACCACATCCCCGACTGCAAGGCTCTGCACCTTCTTCGAGTGCGGGTCCCGGCGGATCTTGTATATCGGATAATCGACCTTTGCCATCAGTGTATTCTCTCGACCTCGTCGCCGCGGAAGCTGTGGCTGATCCACAGCGCTCCGCCAACGACATCGGTCTTCTGTATTTCCAGTTCGTAAATGCGCATCCGCTTGCGGACGGTCAGCTCGTCGAACGTTGCCGCGGCATTGCCCGTTGCGGCGCTGCGCTGCACGCCCCAGCCTGTGCCCGCGAGCCCCGGCGTGAAGCGTGCACTCGTCACGTCGCCCGCGAGGTAGGTGTTGCCGTAGTGCGTGATGCCGTCCGCCCCGGCCGAGATGAAGAGCCCTTCGGATAAGTATAGGACACCGCTGGCAAGGCGGGTTGCGGAACCGGCGATTCCGAAGGATTTACCACTGCGGATCGGACTTTCGAAAAGTACCGCGGCGGCATCCGTTTCTATGGAGAGGACGCCTGCCGGACTCTTTTCGCCGAGCGTGTCTTCGGCGGAATAGCGGTAACGGAGTCGCGTGCCCAGTGCCGTGCGTTCCGTCGCTCCGTCCTCGGGAAGCGTCCGCGTAAAGACGCCGTGCAGCGCCATGCCCCCGTCCTCCGCACAGAGATACGCTCCTGTGTTCGAGCCCAGCCGCAGTCGTCTATGGATTGTGATGCCCTCATCCGAGGAATTGGTTCGGTAGCTTGAAAGCAGCACCTCGCCGAAACTGTGGCGTACTATAAGTGAATCGGGGAAATAGGCTGCTCCGTGCGGTGAGAGAAGCATGTAACTGTCATCCGTATCCATCAGTCCCGAGAGCAGCCGGATACGCGAGGTGTGGGCGCCGCCTAGCAAGAGGCTGCCCCTTGCGCCCGAGAGCTGCACTTCCGTCTCCGACACATGTTTCAGCACCGTGTAGCCGCCCATACGGATTCCGCATCCCTCGGCCAAGGCGAGGTCTGCAAAAGCCGTGAGGCACTCTGTGCCCAGCAGAAGTTGCGTTTTGCCTGCCGTACCCAGCTCCGCGCCGTGCAGGGCCTGAAGCGTACCCGACAATTCGACGGCTCCTGCAACGGACAACGTGCCTGCGACCTTCGCGTCGCGCATCGTCCAGTCCGCATCCGCGCAGTTGGCATTGCCGCCGTGGAAGACCGCGTTGCCTGCAACCGTAATATTATCCGGGGCGATCCGTACGCCGCTGTCGTCCGCACCCACAAGGATTGAAGCCTGCGATGTGAGAACCGTTGCGCCCAGATCAAGCTTCGCGGCCGAGAGAGTAATACGGTCGCTCTGGATATCGTAACCGATAACCCTATGTCCGGAAAGCAGGACGCCGCCCTGCACGTCGATATCTTCTGCGAAGCGGATACCGGCACCGTCATCACGGGTGTAGGCCGCAAGAAGTGTCCGGTTACCCGCACCCGCCTCGAAGCCGTAGTGGGCCCTTAAAAGGCCCGACATATCCCCGCCGCTCCGACGCAGGTACTCGATGAGGATGCCGCCTTCACTGCTGCCATCGCCGCCTACGGCCCCCGCAATGGCTGCAGCAAAGCCGTAGGCCGTATTGTGCAGCCGGATCGATGTCTCGTCGCCTTCCTCCACGCCCCACGGATGCTCGTCGTCCCGCCGGTCCTGCGCGTTGAAGAACCGGTTGTAAAGTTCCGTATAGATGCTGTGGCAGAGGCTCCCCGGCGTAAGGGAGCCGATGGCGGGGTCTTTCTCGACGCTCATTTCGTGAAGGAGGTTTGCGAGAGGAAGTTCCGGATCTTGGAGATAAGGGGCGCGAAATTCGGAGCGTTGACCGCAGGCATCGTACCCATGAGTGTCGGAGTCATCACCTTCGTACACTCCGTGAGAAACTCCATCATCAGTTGCGCGAGCTGTTGTCCCAGCACCATGGGTTCCGTGGCGTCTTCGGCGCCGAGGGTGATCTTCTGCCCTGTGACGGTTACGGCCTGCCCGCCGACCTTCGTCTCGGCTTTGTCTGTCGAAAGGTTGAGCTCGCCACGGTCGACCTTCAGGGCGATATTTTCAGCATCCTGCGTAACGGATGTTTCCTTGCCGCCGTCGTTTCTGACCGTTGACGTAATCCCCTCGGCCGTATAGTGCGTCGCGGCCTCGTTACCTGTAGCTTCCAGCTCGTCGTAGTCGGGCGACGAGTCGCTCGAGGTATCCAATTCCTCAGTCTCTCGAACGCCGATCGTGACCTCGCGGTGCGCGTTGTATTGCAGCACGTCGGCATGCGAGAAGTTCACGACATACATCGCGCGCGTGGCGGCATCCGAAACGATCGTAACGTCCGAGAGCAGTGTCGGAACGAGCAGCACGCCGCCGCTGTTATCCTGCGTACCTGCAAGCAGCACGCCCTTATGGATGATCGGCTCCGTGGAGGCCGTCTCGTCGGGATATTCGCCCACGTCGATCGTGCCGCCGTACTCGGCGAACTCCGCATCCGAAGGGTCGTCATGGACCTTGGCCACATAACCGTGGATAAGACGTGCCGTGCCAACGCCGCCCGTGCCGCCGGGCGACATGTCCACGCGGTCGATGCTCCGCCCCAGCGCGATACGCCGGATCGCCTCGCGGATCACTGTCTGGCTGCCGCCGCTCTCGAGGAGTTTGCTTTTCTGTCCCATATCCTAAGTCGCTTTTCATAAGGAATAGGAAAAATCGGGGCATTACGGTGATAATGCAGTGTCTTTCGCCAGATTATCCGCATAAAATCATTACTTTTGCGAAAACAATGGCACAATGATCGGCGACCTCGCAAAAGATTACAAACAGTGGCTATCGGAGATAAAGCAGCATATCCGCCAAAGCCAGATAAAAGCTGCTGTAAGAGTAAATACGGAGTTGTTGCGCTTGTATTGGCATCTTGGTAAAGAGATCGCGGAACGCCGGGCGGAAGCGAAATGGGGAAATGGATTTTTCAACACCCTGAGCCGCGATCTGAAAGCCGATTTTCCCGATATGCAGGGGTTCTCACCTACGAACCTGAAATACTGCAAACGCTTTTATTTATTTTATAGCCAATCCGATACAATTCGTCACCAAGTTGGTGACAAATTAATATCCCCGATATTTTCAATCCCGTGGCGCCATCATATCGAAATACTGACCAAGTGTCGCACCATCGACGAGGCTCTGTTTTATGTCGGCAAGACTCTTGAAAACGGGTGGAGCCGTGCCGTGCTGCTAAATTTCCTCGATGCCCGATTGTTCGAAACGCAGGGCAAGGCCCTGACGAACTTCCGCAAAAACCTTCCCGAGCCGATGAGTGACCTGGCACAACAGACGCTGAAAGATCCATACAATTTCGATTTTCTGACCATGCGTGAGAACTACAATGAGCGAGAATTGGAAGATGCCCTAACCACGAACATCACCCGTTTCCTGCTCGAATTGGGCTCTGGATTCGCATTCGTCGGACGGCAGGTCAGACTGGAGGTAAACGGAAACGAATACTTCATAGATCTGCTATTCTACCATCTGAAATTGAGGTGTTATACGGTCGTGGAGCTGAAAGTAACCGAGTTCAAACCGGAGTATCTCGGACAGTTAGGTTTCTATGTTACTGCTGTCAACAGGCAGCTTAGACGCACTGAAGACAATCCGACGATCGGACTGATTATATGCAAAACAAAAGACAGAGTCGTCGCAGAATACGCATTGGAAGGAACGAATCAACCCCTCGGCATATCGCAGTACGATCTGATGAAGGTAACCTCTGAAGAATTGAAAAATACGCTCCCTTCCATCGAGGAAATCGAAAACGAACTCAATGAAAAATAACGACGCATTCGGAAAACGTCAGTTCTTTTTCTTTCCGTCCCCGTAAGTCATTTTCTCTCCTTTGATTTTGTAGGGAATCGAGATGCGTTGACGGTAGCCTCCCGTGCCGAATGTCGTTGTGACCTCTTCGACAAGGTAGACGCCGTTCTTCGAGGGGTTGCGCTCGTCGCTAAGTTCCACTTGGCAGGCAGGTGTGAGGGCATGGTCGCCGAAGATCGTCAGGTGGCCCGTGATGCCGTTCAGATTGTAGGCCCGGAAGTATTCAATGGCCTCCTCGACGAGTTTGTCGGAAGTGATCCGCATATTGGTCGAGGTGTACGGCACCACCGTATAGGTCGAAAGATCGACCTTCGTGCGGGTGTCGGCCCCCGCGGCCGTGGTGTTGCCCGTTATCTTGTGCGTCTTCTTCGAGATCTGCGTTGCATTGACCGTCTGGAACTCCTTGCTGTCGGGATTCGAAGGGTCATAGTCTGGGTTCAGGCGTACCGTGACTTCGAAGAACTTCTCGTCTGCCCCCAACGCCTTAGCTTGCACGGCCAGAAAGCGCGGGTCCGTACGCAGCACCTTCAGATTGTTCTGCGCCACATGTCTGTCGAAGCGTATGACGAAGGGCCCTTCGCCGTCCGAGGGGAACTGAGGCTGGCTCGGGGACGCAGAGTACGGGCGCCCCACGGCGATCGCGGGCATCGCATCGTCCGAGGAGCTGTCGTACTTGAGGAAACAGTAGACCTTGTGGCGGCTCCATGCCTCCAGTACATCGGCCACGGTGAAGTTGTCCGTAACCTTGATCTTGCCGACCTCGATGTCGAAACGGCGTGTCTGGCTGTGGAGCGCGAAGCCCGTATCTTTCAGCAGTCCGTACCGCTCGCCCAGCACGTCGGCCACCTTCGTACCCTCGACGGGTGTCTCGAACTTCGGCGCCGTCTTCAACTTGAGCTTGTAGGCCATGTTCTCGCACTCGATTTCGAAATGACTGTCCGAATTATAAGCCGTGATATATCCGTCGAACATGTTTTTCAAGGCCCCGTTGTAGCCCAGTTTGATATTGATGCGCTGGCCGACCTTGAAGGTCTTGTCATCGAGGGCCGCCTGTCCCGTTCGCTTTTCAATGAGTACGCCGTCCTGCATGACCTCCGTCGTGAGGCGCGTGGCATCCACGCCTTCGGCCGTCACGGGACCTATGATCGTACTTTTATAGACCGTACCTTTGGGAAAGGTTACCTTTGCCGTACCGATGAGTTTCTTGTACGACTCCGTGATGCGTATCTCCTGTACCTCGGTGAACTCCATGCCGTTTTTGATGACGATGGGATTCTGCGGGTCGGCGTCGCCTATGGTGATACGGCACGAGAGGATGTCCAGCGCATTCAGATCCATAGACGGCTGATTTTAAGCAGCGAGGAAGGATCCACCACGTCGGCGCCCATCTTCGTCCATTTTATCCACTTATTCGTATGTTTGAGGGTCTCGTCCACTTTCTCCGCCTCGGCCGTCCGGACCTCGATGGCCTCCGACGGCTCTACGGCCACGCACTGCAGCTTGTAGGGTTGCACGTTACGGCACTCCGAAACGCCGAACGAGTAGTTCAGGACGATAAGCTGCGTGATGCGGAACTGACGCAGGATCGTATTGCTGCATTCGATGACGCCCTTGTGCTGCATGAGCTTGAGAAACTTCGAGACTTCGGCTTCCGGATAGACATCGGGATACTTCGACGTGATCTTACCCTCTATGGATATTTCGTAGTCTCCACCCGAGACGAATTCCTTTCGCGTATAGTCGCGCCCCTGTACTGTCGTGAGCACGATGTTGTTGCGGCTCGACACCTGTACCCGCGGGCCGAGGTCCACGAACTCCACACGGCTGCCGGCCGGGCCGCCGGGCGTCTGCGTGACGGCTGCACCCAACTCCAGATAGTCCGTAACGATATTGCCCACGATCGTATCCGTGTGGTTTTTCTGCCGTGCTACGGCCTGCTGATCCTCGATAAGACGGTAATACTGCCCGGTCTTGTTCGCAAGGCTCGTCTGCGACTGTGTCTCGAGGTACTTGTCGCGGGTGCGCTGTTCCCAGTATTTCAGATAGCGCGGGTAGGAGCGCAAAAGTCCGTATGCTGTCTGATGTGCCGTCTGCACCAGCCCCCGTCCCAGTAGGTCGACATCCTTGCCCAGATAATGCACCGTGCCGTCCTTGAAGTGTGCCAGCCCCATGCCCAACGCCCGCCGCGCCGCATCCGAGACGTAGCCTGAGAGTGTTCCGTGGCTCAGAATGCCGCCCGACAGCAGGGAGGATATGCCGATATTGATCAGTCTGCCCATAAATTCGTTTTCGTTATGCTCCGTTCCATGATGCGTCGAAGTCATGCACCACGTCGATGAGCGCCTGTGCCATCTGTTCCTTCAGGTCGCGGACTTCCGGGAAGCTGCCGTTCTCGCTTTTCAGCAATTCGATGGTCTCGATACTCAAAAGGTTAGTGATGTTGACGATAACCTGTTTGGGCGCAGCCGAGGAGAGCTTGCCCGTACCCGAATAGTTGCCGCCGGCACCTGCGTCGTCCAACCCTGTTACGGAGATGCCCGAAGCGTCCCACGGCTTTTCGTCCAGCGATGCCGGTTCGTTGGCGTACATGTACTCCGGGATACCTGCCCGCTTAAAGATGTTCTCGGCGATCTGGCCGCTCTGGAACGTGTCGCGCAATGCCGCCATGACCGTGACGAGCCAGTCGTGAACGATGCGGAAGTTCTTCAGGTGCTCGACTTTCTGTTCGTCCGTGGCATTGGCCGCCAGCGGTATCTGCTCCCACAGCCCCGTTTTGCCGTTGAAGCGGAATCCGCGCTCGATCATCTCGGAGAAACGGAAACCCGTGGCGGCGATCCCCGCCTGCGCCGCGGGCTGGCTCTCCATGAGCGCCTTGTATTCGCGGGCTACCAGCACGGCTTCCGGCACGAACTTCTCGTTCATGCGGTTCTGATACTCCCATGTCGCGGCGGCCTGCTGCACGGTCATCTCCTTGAGTCCCTTGCGCAGTGTCCGCGACGTGTCGTCGTAGTGGCTGTAAAGTGTCTTGTCGACCTTTTTGAAATCGTAGCCATAGACCGAGGGTATCGCGTCGATATACGCTTGAATTTCGGTCTGCGAAGTCAGCTTTCCCAGTTCGGCATAGACGCTCTTGATGCGAGTGGCGGCATCTTTGTCCGCCTGAAATATGATAGCCCGCGTAAGGTCGTCGCGGTAGGCATCCGAAAAGGTATAGACGGGACCCGGAGTGTGGTAGTAACCCCCGTGGATGCTGTTCCCATAGTTCATGCTGTTGAACAGCGCTGTAAACCAGTTTCCCGTCCATGCCCCGATCTTCAGACCCGTGGATTCCTCGAGGCTTTTGCCTTCGGTGAGCTTGTCCACGGCACCTTTGGCGTTCACGGCCGCTTCATACGTCCTGCGCAATGATTCGTACAAGGCGTCCACCGAGGGATAGTTGTACTTGCGCTCTTCCTGTAACTCGGCAAAAGCTGCATCTGTGGCCTCCTTGACTTTCCATGCCTTGTAGGCTACCCATCCTAAAGCTCCGACCAGCGCGCTCACGGCTCCGGCTGCAACGACAGCCCCCGTACCCAACGCCCCGAGGGCCGCTCCTGCGCCTAAGATACCACGGCCCGTGACCACTTGCGAGGCAAAGACCCCCGAGGCGGCGCGCCGCAGTCCGAGGCCCGTGAGCGAGCGTTGTACGCCCGCACCTGCCAGTGCCGACATCAAGGCTCCGCGGCCACCCGCAACACCCGCCTGCCGCAGTGCACCTACAAGGTTGCGCTTGTCCGCGAAAGTCATGCGCCCCAGCCGTCCGCTCCCGCCGAGGCCCGTAAGCGACGAGAGAAGTTCCATACCCGCTGCCGCGGCTTTCTGACGTCCCAGAAGCCCGAAAGCCACGGCGAGGTTCGTGACGGCGCCCGCCAGACGGAAAAGACGCGTCGAGGCGAAGCCCGTGAAGAGTACAGGCTCGAGCCACCGGAAATTGTCGGCCACCCATGCCGCGATCTTGCCGAAGAGCGCGAACAGGTCCAGCAACGCCGAAGCGATTGATGCCAATCCTCGGGCGAACTTCTCCGTATTGATTGCAGCCGTGAGCCGTCGCAGCGTGCGCTGTATCTGCGGTTCCATGATCTCGTATCCGCGCATGAACATCTCCGAGAAAGTCGAGGTGAGCTGGAACCACAGCCCTTTGGTCGTCTCCTGCTTCACGTAGGCCAGTTGCGCTGCGATACCGTGCGAGGTGCGGTTATACGTCGTGAGTTCCCGCAGTTGACCGTAGTTCTGCAGCAGCATCATGCCGGCATTGCCACCGATGCGGCCGAAAATCTTGTGCATGTCGCCCAGCGAAGCTCCCTTTGCATTCAGCTCCTCGAAGATATCGGCCAGCGGGCGGATCTTCTCCAGTGTCCGGCCGTAGACATCCACCTTGTGCGTGAACTCTACACCCAGTCGATCGAGGATATCGCGCGCTTCCTTGGGCTGGTAGGCAAGACGCGTGGCCATGGCACGCAGCGCCGTGCCCGCCATGGTAGCCTTGACACCCATGTTGCCCAAAAGACCTATGGCCGCCGAGGACTCCGTGAAATCGATGCCCGCCATGCGCAGGTAACCCGCAGCCATCTTGAAAGCCTCGGCCGTTTCCACGACATTGACATTCGAACGCGAAATCGTCGAAGAGATGATATCCGCGACCACGGGCATGCTTTCCGGAGAGATGTCGTAGCCCGCCATGATGTTGGTCACGAGGTCTGCGACTTCGTCCAGCGGATTGTCGCCGATCAGGGCAAGATTCGTGATGGGGCGTATCGACGCATTGATCGACTGCAGGTTCTGACCCGCCATGGCGAGGTACCTCACGGCTCCGCCCACTTCCGTGGCCGTGAATTTCGTCTCGATGCCCACCTGCCGGACGTTGCGGGCCATGGACTCGAAGCGCTGCTCGAAGGTCGAAAGGTCGCTGTCCGCAACATGCAGGATACTCCGTGCCGACTCCATCGTATTGGCGTACTCCACGGCGTCGAGGAGCTCTTTTCGCATCGTGCTGTAAAGCATGTAGCCATTAAGCATGTAGGCGAAAGGCAGCACACCCTGCAGCGACGGGGTCCGCGAGTATTGCAGACGGTTGATGGCAGCCCTCTGGCGGCTGTTCGAGATGTTGCCTGCGAAAGTCTGCTGGCGCAGCAGTCCCCGCACAGTCTCCACGTTCTGTTGCCGCAGGCTCTTCTCCGCAGCCTTGCGGGTACGCTCCGCTTCGGCTGCGGCCCGCTTTTGCGCCGCGGCGGACTCCTTGCCGTCCGGAACGGGAATGGCACGGGGAAGCACGGCTCGCAACTGCTCCTGCACCCTCGGAGGCAACAGGAATGCTTGCGTCGTGGTCTGAGGCTGGGACGCTTTTTCCTTTGCCGCACGTTGTACGATAGTCCTACCCAGCGGCATGGCTGCAGCGGCTGCCGTGCGCACCTGTCCTAGCAGCGCGAGGATCTCCTCGAGGCGCCCCTTGGCAACGTCGGTCTGTATGTTCAGCTCGCGGCTGCGCTCCAGATGCGACAGCGCCGAGTTGATCTTGCCCAGCGAACGCGTGAGCGACGTCTGTGTGGTGTATGTCGTGCTCGATAGGTTGCGGAATACCTCCTGCGAATGACGGATGATCTCCGCAGCGTTTTTCTGTACGGCCTTGCTGTTGAATGCCTTGCCGGGGTTCACCACAAGGTTTATGCCCTTGCTTTTATTCTCGATGGTGGTCAAAGCCGTGACGATGCGCCCCAGTTTGGCTTCACCATACTTCGTGTCTATGTTGAACTTGTAATTATACTTGCGACCTTTGCCGGAAGGGTCCGTGCACAACGCCTTGTCGATGGCCTTGAGAGCATTCTGGACATTCTCCACGGCACCCGACATGTCTCCCTTGAACTTCGAGAGAGCCTCCACGGCAGCGGTGAAATTTCCAAGCTGCCGCGTGGCTTCGGTCGACTCGACTTCGATGTTGTATTTGACGTTATAAGTCTGGTCGGACATGGCGGCGCGGTTAGATTTTTTCCGAAGAATAGAGTGCCGGACGAACGATTGATTACGAAGCTTGCAGACACGAAAAAAAGCCTGCGGGCAGGAATGTCCGCAGGCTACGAAACATGGATCAGACGGCGGGCGGCGCGAAGAGTGCCCGTGCGGAATTGTGGACCATAAACTGCTCGTGCAGCCAGAGAGCCTCCTCTGAGAGCGAGGCGAACTCCTCGTCGCTCATGGCGTCCAGATCGACCCCGGGGAAGTAGTGGCGTATGTATATCAAACGCTGACGGATTCGCTGTCCGTCCTGCACCGCCGCCCCGTCGATCAGTTTACCAGTATCGACTGGCGCGTCTGGATAAGTTCCGAAAGCTGGTCCATAAGGCCGAACAAGAACAGTGAGTCGTTGTCTACGAGTTCTTTGTCCCCGTCGATGAAACAGTCGCGGGCAAGCGTACGCATGGCCGTGACCTCGTCCTTCTTCGACGCGGCCATGAATTTCGAGAACTGCGGGAACGTAGGCTCGGCCATATAGGCTACGTAGAACTCCTTCTCCTCGCACTCCTTATCCCCGAAGACCACCATCGGGCAGATCTTGCGCAGCTTCTTCTCGGATTTCAGTGCCGCAGCCTTCTCACGGATCGCGGAAAGCTGTTCCAGTGTCAAACTTTTCTCTTCCATATCATGTCATGGTTTGGTGTATGGAAGAATAGACGTCGTACAAGGATATGTTTATTTCCGTACGCAGCGGTTCTATTCTTCCGTCTGCAATATGATGGAATCAGGCCGATGCATTGCCGATCTGAATGTCGAAGGGATGGAGTTGGAACTCATGCGTAATGTTCGTGTCGTCCTGCTGCGACTCCATGGCATCCTCGTCGAAAATGCAGCCCTTCAAAACGACTGATGTCGTCGTCCAGTCGTCCGATGCCAACGGATTGGCGAAGGAGACGATCAGGTCGAATTCCCCGATGTCGCACAGCGAACCGTAGATCGAACGCAGGGTCTGCTGCGTGGCATAGTCCATCGTTATCGATGCCTCGTAGACGATGTTTCCGAAGCCGCGGCTCACGGGTTTCCCGCCCAGACCGTAGTTGCTCTCGATCTTGCGCTTGCGGCTCCACTTGATGCCCGAAACGCCTTCGAGCGTCGTCGAACCCTCGTCGATGCCCAGAGCCGTCGAGGAGAGGGTAATCATCGACCAGCTGTAAGCTACATTATTGATTATAGGCATATAGTGTGTTATTTAGCGGTTAGCGAAAGCCCCTCCTCGACGTAAATACGCGTAGCCACACCCACGGGTACGATCGTGTATCCGATGCGCAGGGTGTCGTCCACAAGGACGTTCTGCTTCTCGTCGATAGTGACGGAATAGCCCGAAATCTCCTGTGCAGCCTGCATTTTGGAGAGTATATCGCCGATAAGGGTCTGGAAGGCCGTGATCTTGGATGAGGCCAGATAGCCCGTCGAGGGGTTGACCATCAGCGGCGAATTGACGTATGGCAGCAGGGCGCTGCGCACCTGACGACGCGATTTGTTGATCGTGCGGTTACGTGCGATGGTTCGGAAGTCGCCATGCGAGCATGTCTGGTCGCGCGAGATGTAGATACCGTTTTCGCGCCCAGCATACTTGATGGGAAACATATATCCCTTGTCGTCCAGTTCGTCGAGCAGCGTCGGCGAGAGCGATTCGTAGGCATTCACACTTACGAAGGCGTCATCGACGTCGAGGTTTGTATCTCCGAATCCGAGCTCAATCTCCTGAAAGTCGTCCGTGAAGAGGTTGAACTGCTTGACCCACGCTACGGACTCCTGCACGTTGGCGCGGGCGATGGCGCCCATCACGGCTCCGAGGAACCCCACCGGAGCCTTGGTCGTATTGCGCAGCTGCATGCGGTGTACCTGCTCGGATGCCGACTGTCCGAAGATGACGCTCACGCGGCTCGACTCGCAGATCGCCGTAGGGATTTTGTTCAAGTCGATCTGACGCCCCGCAGTGGTCTGAGCCCCCGTCGTGGAGGGGTTGGCACAGAGAACGATCGACAGGGGCTGGTTCTGCGCGGCCATGGCCTCGGCCTTGTCGTTCAGGCTCATCACAAGGTTCAGGTTGTAGGGGTCCGCCTCGCCGCTTTGGCGCCACAGCGGCTGCTCGGTCCATACGCCCAGTTGATTGATCATGCCACCTGCGGCGCGCTGCATGACGTCGATGGCGTCCCAACTGGTCGAGCAGTCGGCGAACATTACGTAAAGTTTGCCTTGGCTGTCCACGCCGCCCGACATGCGGAAGAACTCGCGGATGTGGTAAGCCGGAATGCCGTACATAAAGTTCTCGGAGGTCTCCTCCGCGGGGTCTGCGACGTCCTTCCATTCGATGATGCCGAAGTCGTTTATGGACGACTTGCGGCTGGTGATGTAGACCACGTCGCCGGCTTTGAGCTTGTTCTCGTTGATCTTACCATATCCCTCCGTGAAGAGCTTTGGCTGCTGCGAGATATCGAACAGCAGTCCCGTTACGCGCTCCTGATCGGAGGGGGCCTGATACGGAATGTTGCCGTCGACATCGCTGATAAATACGTTTCCTAATGCCATGGATGTTGTTTTCAGTCTTTGTGGTACGGGTTTGTGTAGAGCGTGGCGTCCGTGCGGAACACGGGCGGCGTGTCTGCGGTGTAGGTGCTGCCCAGACGGTCTATGTAGAGCTGCTCATAAGCGGGAAATATTTTCAGCAGGCGGTCGGCGTAGTCGGGAGTTGCGTCCGACGACTGCGTCTGGTCCTCCTGTTTTTCCTGTTCGGACTGTGTGGGCGTCGTCTTTTCGGGATCGGGTCCCGAGCCGTCCGCCTCGGGTTCTCCGCCTGTTGCGTTCGCAGGAACCGGTGCTGCCGCAGGAGCCGATGTCGGAGTTGCAGTGTCCGGAAGGTCGTTGTTCTCGTTTGTTATTTTCTTTGCCATGTCGGTAAGGTGTGGAAAAGGGGAAGCGGAGTCGTATGCCCCGCCTCCCCTGCGGTCGGGTGCACTATGAAATGCTATGCTTTCTTGTAGGCGGTGTGTACGACGATCTCGGCGGGTTTGACGATGTTCACGTCCATCTTCATTCGCATCTGGAAGAAGAAGAGCTCCGAGTTGGATTGCAGACGGTCCACCTTCAGCACCTCGGTATCGTTGGCGTAGTCCACGCCGAGCCACAGGTTCGAGTCGACGCCCGTGGTGAAGTTGCCCAAGACGATCGTGTGCTCCGGAATGCCCGCAATGGGGATGATGCGCTTGCCCTTGAAACGGTAGCGGTTGACCTCCGTGTTCTCGGAATACTTGACCATCTTGTCCGTGAGGTAACGGTCGTAGAGATCCCACATGTCCCAGCTCATCACGAAGCTCAGACCGCTCTTGCGGCGGATCTGCTTCGGACACTTGGTCCACATGGCGTAGAGGGCCGCTTCGATGGCCGCACCGTCCGCAAGCTCCGTATTGCCCGAGAGGATGCACTGCCCGCCGGCCACGGTCTCGGGGTCCGAGGCGTGGATGTTGTCCAGAATGCGCTTGATGGCCCCGTCGAAATATTTCTCCTTGCCGCCGCCGATGGGCGTGCAGCCCTCGGGTGCCGTAATGCCGGCCGCTGCCGTGCCGCCCTTAGCCGAGGTCCAGATGGCGCTGCCGATGTACTCGTTCTTCTTGTCCATCAGAAGGCGCAGCATCGTGGCCTGCAGCTTGGGATCCAGCTCGCGGAAAACAAGGTTGCCCGTAGGCTGCGCGAAGCGCCAGTAAGACTCGAAGTCGCGCGGATTGAACTCCAGATAAACCATGAAGTCCTGCGGCTCGAGGTAGCGTTCAGTGAACTGGTACTCGTTGAAGCCGTCGGAGCCCTTGGCCCCATGCGTACTCTGCGGCGTGGGTACGTTGTCCTGAATGACGTCGCCCAAGTGGATCGAGGGCAGCGTATATTTGTGCTGGATGCCGCTCTTGATGTGGATCAGCCCTTCGCGGTAGGTGTCGTTGCCCTGCGCGGTATAGGTCAGAAGGTCCTCTAAGACCTCGCCGTTGTAGCCGTTCTGTAAGAATGTTACCGTATCAGCCATTATCGTTTTGCAGATTGTGTTTTAGAGTTTTCCGGCTTGATCTGTACAGTCGTAATAGCCACTTACGTCTGATCCGCGGGCGACGCCCGCATCTGCTTGATATGGACAGGGTCCGGAGCCTATTCTATCTTGCGGAAGGCGAAGTCCTTGCCCACGACGGCTTCGATACGCTCGGCCATCTTCGCCTCGGCGCTTCGAGCTCCCTCGGCGGCAGCCTGCACGGCAGCCGGGTCGGAGGCGATCTCGTGCGAGATCTGCTCTACGGCGGGAATGCTCTCCAATGTGCTCTCCACCAGGTCGGGGTTCTCCTCGGCAAGTTTCCGCCACTTGGGAATGTCGTCCGCGGGGATCTTGCCCGCAGCCTTCGCGAGCATCGCCTCGATGCGCTCGGCCTTCAGCTGCGCTTCGCGGTCCTGATAGGTCTTGAGCGAGGCGGTCAGTTCTGCGACGTTGGTTTGCAGATTCTGTATCGTGGCCTCTTTGCCCGCCAGGACGGTCTTCGTGTCGCTCAGCTCCTTTTCCTTCTCGCGGAAGCGGGCCTCTATGGAGATCAACTCCGAGATGCGGGCCATCACGTCCTTGGGCTGACAATCGTCTTTCAGGCCGAGGGTCGCCGTTACGGCGGAATATTCGGGTGAGGTTTTGCTTTCGTTGCTCATCGTAATGTGTTTTTGTGTGGTTCGATTAAGAGTAGGCTCTTCGGTGCCGGAAGGTTTGCAGCCCTCCGCCTCGGCGCTGATGCTCTCCATCATCGAGCGGATGGCGGCCGCATCCTCCAGTGCCGAGAGCTCCGTGCGGACACGCTCGCGCAGCTGGGGCGAGGTCTCCAGAATGTTGTCCTGCGGAATGATGCCCGCGGAGACGGCACTCTCGGCATCGAAGTAAGTGCCGTCCCTGCCGGCCTTGCCGTCCATGATCGAGACGACGTGTTCTTCCGCGAGGCCGAAGCGCTTGCGGTAGATCGTACGCAACTGCCGTGTGAAAGCCGCGACCATGTCGCTGCCCGTATCATCCTCGGATGACGGCAGGAAGGGGTTGTGGATCATAAGGATCGCATAGTCGCGCATCAGCGAGCGGGCGCCTGCGGCCCAGAGCACCGAGCCCATCGACGCGGCCATGCCCTCGTTCACGCACTCGGTCGGTATACGGGAGTTGCGGATTGTGGAGTAAACGCTCATACCGTGCAGCACCGAGCCGCCTTCGGAGTTGATCAGAACGCGGATCAGAGACGGGGAGCAGCTCTCCGCATAGTCGAACTCCTCGTTGAAGCGCGCGGCCGTCGCCTCGGTGATCTTGCCGTAGAAGCGCAGCGTAGCCGGCGCCCCGGTACGGACCTCGCCGACGATATGTTTGAAGTGGGTCGTCTCCATCCTTGCCTTTTGGGAAGGATAGGCAAAGGCGGACGGAAAGGTTTAAGCGGAGGATTACACTATATATACAATGCGAAAAACAGCGAATTTTGCGCTGTATACAGTGCAAAACTGCCCCTATTGTTGGAATTGGAATGGCGATTACGGAATATATCTATCATTTTGCCCGTTTTTCGGCGAAAATGACAGACATTTTGTAATAAAACAATCTACCGAAAAGGCAGCCCGTAATGGCTGCTGCGCTTGCATGATAAAAATGTATTTTGAAATATACAAATTCTCATATTTTTTGCATTTCAGAAAATACAACTATCTTTGCAGAAAATAGTTTTGCAATTATGGAGACGCTGCGTCAAATATTTCACCATCTGGTATCGCGTACGCAGTTGCGTTTCGTGCGTTACCTCTACTCGCAGATCAACTGGAATAACCGGCTCATCGGCATCGTCGGTTCCCGGGGAGTAGGCAAAACCACGATGCTGCTACAGCACATCCGGCAGAATTACGACATCGCTACCGGAGAAGTCCTGTATGCCTCGTTGGATAATCTATGGTTCAGCACACACACATTGGTGGATCTGGCCGACGAGTTTTACAAAAGCGGCGGGAAAGTTCTCTTTCTGGACGAAGTGCACAAATACGACGGATGGGCGCGTGAGATCAAAAACATCTACGATTCCTATCCGGAACTGAAAGTCGTTTTTACGGGCTCGTCGATGCTGGACATATATCGCTCCGGTGCGGACCTGAGCCGCCGTGCGATCAAGTATACCCTCTACGGCATGTCGCTGCGCGAGTTCTTGCTTTACGAGCACGGTATAAAGATCGAGCCGCTGACGCTGGAAGAAGTGCTGAAAAATCATGTCGGCATCGCTGCGGAGATCGGCAGGCAGATCCGTCCGCTGGCCGTACTGCGCGAATACCTCAAATACGGTTATTTCCCGTATTACAAGGAGGATAAAGAAGGCTATTTCTCCCGGCTGGCCGAGACGGTGAATACCGTTATAGAAGTCGACCTGCCAGCCACCATCGACATCGAGTTCCCGACGATCGCAAAGATTAAAAAGCTATTCTCGGTCGTTGCAGACAGCGTTCCTTTTACACCGAACATATCCCAGTTGGCTATGCAGGTCGGTACGACGCGCCCCAGTCTGCTGACCTATCTGGAAGCACTCGGGAGAGCACAGGCCATCCTGATGGTCGACAAGGAAGCGCAGGGTACGAAGAGACTCGTCAAACCGGAGAAAATATATTTAGGCAACCCCAACTACGCTTATGCCTTCGCCAACCGGAAAGCGGATACGGGCAATCTTCGGGAGACATTCTTTCATTCGATGCTACAAGTGACGGGGAGGGTCGGTTATTCGGATAAAACCGACTTTATGATCGATGGCAAATACAGCTTCGAGATCGGCGGACAAAACAAAACGGGGCGCCAGATTCAAGGAATGGAGAATGCTTATATCGCTGCCGACGATATCGAGGTCGGTTTCGGCAACAAGATCCCGCTCTGGATGTTCGGATTGCTTTATTAGCCGTTTCTTGTCATGTTAAAGATCCAATACGCTTCGGACCTTCATCTGGAGCTTCCGGATAACGCCCGTCATGTGGCGCAACACCCGTTGCAGGTTACGGGTGATATTCTCGTTCTGGCTGGTGACATCGCATATCTGGGTAAGGACTACGCGAAGCATCCGTTCTGGGACTGGGCTTCGGAGCACTACCGCCATGTTGCGGTCATCCCGGGCAACCACGAGTTCTACGGCGGCTTCGATCTCGAAAATATGCACGACGGCTGGCAGCTGAAACTACGCTGCAATGTGACATGCCATTACAACGACTGCCTGACATTCGGGGACACGGAACTGATTCTCTCGCCTATGTGGGCGTCCGTGCCCATCGAGTATGCGGTAACGGTGCAGGAGGGTATCAACGATTTCCGCCTCGTCCGTTGCGGCGGAAAGACATTGAACTGGGTACGTTTTAACGAAGAGCACTTCCGCTGCTTTCACTTTCTACACGCCGCCATACGCCGCAGTGCGGCGGCGCATATTGTCGTTGTGACGCATCACCTTCCCAGTTTCGAGCTGCTCCCGCCGGAATTTCTGGGCAGTCCGCTCAACGGCGCATTCGTCACGGACCTGCACGGCTTTATCGAGGCCAGTCCTGTCGAATACTGGATCTATGGGCATTCACACCGCAATATCGACCGCATGATCGGCCGCACGCAGTGTCTCTCGAACCAGCTGGGATACATCCGCAGTGGCGAGCACCGCACTTTTGACCCTGCTAAATCGATCATGCTCTGAGCAGGCACGACGAAACGAGAGCGGCAACCTATCGGGTTACCGCTCTCGTTTTATACTCTTTCCTTCTCGGATTGCTGCGAGTCGGATGTTTCCACGGAGGTTTCGATGCGTATGGCCTCGCGATCCGTAGGATGCGGATGGTGTCCGTGCCCTTCGGTGTCGTGCTGCGGGGCATCGCCATGATTCGTGAAGGGCGGCATCACGAGATAACGCTCCACCCAGTCGCGGTACTTCCATGCCGAGGTCTCGCGGAACCATACTTCGTAATCCACCCAGTATGCCTGCAGCATGTTCGTCGAGGTGGGCATGTCGAAATAGAGAAGCTGACACCGCTCGTTGAGCGCCGGCTCGCGGTTCTTGGCATCCTGAATAGCCTGATTGACTCGTTGGAAGACGTAGAAAGGGTCGCACTCCCGCTCCGGGTCTGCGTTGTTCAGCGTATTGAGGATGAAGCGTACGCGCATGGTCGCACGCCCCTCGCCGATGCGCTGCTGCTGAACCAGATAGCGGACGTTAGTGTAGTGGATGAACACAGCGGGGAAAATCACCTCGGATTCCATATTCTCATCGAGCACAATGCGTGCAAACTGGCCGTTGTCAATGGCTATGGTCTTGAAAAAAGGCGGGCTCCGCAGATCATCTTCCCGCTCGCGGATCGTCTGTAAGGCCCGCCGCACGGCGAGGTACATCTCTGCGAGGGCATTCTGCTGGACCTCTTCGGGCAACGACACCGCAGGCCGTTCCGGTACGTCTCGCGGCTTTTCCCGCTGGTCGGTCTTGTCCTTTATCATGGCGTGGGAGCATTGGGGATGCCGGGCAGCCCGTTGAAGATATAGGCGTAGTAGCGCGCGATCTCGGCCGTGAGTTTGGGGTTAGGCCCCATGAACTGCCGCTGCACGGAACGACTCTTACGATACTGGTTGGACCAGTAGGTCCCCGTGGGGGCATTGTGTACCGCGGCATAGGTCGTAGGGCCAGTACGGCGTACTCCACGGTGTCCTCTCAGGGCCACGCTCTCGGGCGCCGCTTCGACGGTGTAGGTTATCGAACGACGGAAGGCAGCCTTGCGGCCCGGCGCAGGCTTCACGCTCTTATTGTCGCTCCGCATCTTGTCCATGACACTTCCGGCCAGCAGCCCCGTATGCCGCAAAATGGGATGCGTGCGGCGACGTCCCCAGCGTGAGGTGCGGGCGGGCCACGGACACCCCGAGCCATAAAAACCGCCCTGTGTGAACGACTGCTCGAAACGGTCCTTGGCGAAGCGTCCCGCCAGATGTGTGAAGTCGAAAACCTGCCGCTCGAAGTGGCTTACCGTAGCGGCCGCGGGCCCCAGCCGGAGCCATTGCTTGTAAAATTGATCGGGAGTTAGGTCCATGACAGATGAAATTTGCGTTTCAGGGTTTGCAGGTGTTCGTGCAGTGCCGACGGCAACGGATGGCGAAAGTAAGGGTGTGCTGCGGAGAAGATACGGCCTGCGTGGCAGAGACTCTCCCGGAAAACAGGATTAATCCGCACGCCTTCGGGAAGCTCCAGCACTCCGGTCACAGCACCCTGGCTGTCCGGTGTGAGGAAGCAGCGGCAGCCGTACTCTATGGGTGGTATGAGCTCCGCGGGGAACGATGACTTCGGGTAACTCACGCCTTCGAGCGCCGCATGCCACGGACGTACCCGTTCGTCGCCCTGCGTGGTGAAGGTCAGCATCTGCTCCGTCCCGACGGTCAGCCACCATGCGGCCATCACGGCGGCATACTCCACGTCGAGGTTCTCCTGCACGGCCCGGTGGCCGTTGTAGCGCTCGAAGACCGCGTCGCAGAACTCGTAGTCATCCTCCGCCACCTTTTCGGGCAGGTCGCAGCACATGGCGTACTCTTCGGCTGCGGCGAAGTCGAGCATGTTCTCGATCCCCGCCGCGAGGATGTCGCGCCGCTCCCGCTCCTGCTGCGTAGGAAAGTCGTTCCGACGCTTCAGGATCTCCAGAGCTTGCTCCAAGTCGAGGCCCAGCCCGTCGAGAAGCCGCTCGATAAGCGTTCCTGCGCGCATCTCGATGAGCGTCTCAAGAGCCGAATACCGCGCTGCGCTGTCCGTCCAGCAGTCCAGCAGACGCGCGAAAGCGTCGTAAAGCAGAAAATATTCCTGTTCCTCCCGCTCGGGGGATGCCGCCGAAGGAGTCGGGAGCGTAGCTGCGGCCATCATCTCGCTCCCCGGATAAAATTTACCACTTCGCGGGCGCCCCGGCCGTGCCCGTAGCGCTTGTAGTATTCCTCGTCGGACATGATATGACGGTCGTTAGTGCTCATGCGCCTCTGTCCGGAGCCGACGCCCGCGCCGCCGAGTCCCGCCGTGAGCTGCAAGACGTTGAGCTGACGGCCCACATGGATGCCGAACTCCTTCTCCACCTCGTCCGGGGCGATCTCGTACTTGTCCGTCAGCAGGCCGTAAAGCTTGATGCGATCCTCATTGTTCATCTCGATGCGGTTGCTGTACTTGAACTCCAGCCCGCCGGGCAGGTAGCCCATATCCACCAGCGAAGGCAGCACCTGTTCGTTCATCACGTTCTCGATGAAGCGGCGGTAGACCTCGATCCTCTCGCGGAAGATATCCTGATGCGCCTTCGTGGAACCCACGTAGGACTGTGTGGCTCCGGCCATCGACTCCGAGCCGAGGATCATGTTCGAAACCTCCTTATTCACAAAGTCGATAAGTCCCGTGTAGATCTTCTCCGAGTTGGACATCGTGAAGGTCTTGATGTCTATTTCATCGTCCAGTCCGGTAACGATGACCTTGTTCTGTGCGGCGTTGACGATTTCGCTGGCAAGGCGCTTGCGGTCAGCATTGCTCTCCGAGACGGTCTTGCCGTGGATAATCGGCTGGCCGTAGGTACTCGAAAAATTCACGTAGTTGGCCACCGTGAATTTCTTGGCCAGAATCAGGGGCGTGGTGGCCGAAAAGAGACCCAGATCGCCCGTATTGACGAGAATGTAGTTGCGGCGGTAGGCTTTCTGCGTGAGATCCCAGCCGGGCGACCACATGCCCTGACGCTTCACCACGCGGCACTGGTCCGGCAGCACGTTGCGCCGCTCGATGATGTTCACCTCCCGAAGGCGTCCCGTGCGGGGGTCCGTGCCGGGCATGATCTCCAGCAACGTGTAACCATAGAGCTTCGCCTCGACGATGCCGCGGATGATCTTGTCGAACTGCGTGCCCTGTACCTTGCGCGTCTGCTCCACATCCTTGATGTACTTGCCTTTTTCGTTCTGGCGGGCCAGCATGTAACGGTCTCCGAGAATCTGGCTCACAAGCGTCTCCAGCACGGCCCGGATATGGGCATCCTGCTGCAGGCACGCCTCGTAGAGGTCGATCAGAGGACCGCGGTCGTCCAGTACCGTTCCCCGGACTACCGACGAGCGCACCGAACGATAGCGGTTCGTGCGGTCGATCTCGCGGACATACTCCTGAATGACCTTCTTGCTGGTGCGGAAAACCGACTCCAGAAGCTCATGGTCGAACGTGCCGTCGAAATTTTTTTCAGCCATTTTTCACGCTTTCCAAAGAGTAGGAGAACCATGCCGAAAGTGGTTAAAACGAGGTGGTTATGCTGAATGTGAAAAGGGTGTGAAAAACACTTACTCCAACACAGATACGAACTGGCTATACTTATAGTAAAATTCCACTTACAGTTTTTTATGTCTTGTTGCAATATACTTGTATTTAGATTGTTACACTCAAAAAGTAACTTCAAAAAAATAATTGATTTTATTCCTTAGCTTAAACTAAAAATATATATTTGCGAAAAAAACATCACTATATCCGAGTATGGAAAACTTAAAAACGATAGTCCCGTACCTTTCGACAATACGTTCGGGGACGAAGCAGACATCTCCTCCCGCCGGAGGAGTCGAGAACCTAAAAACCCACAACTGCGACATGACCAAGCGAAGCTTTTTCAAGGACCCCAAGATCGTACTCGTCTTCAACAACCAACGCGTGCTGATCTCCATGTACAAATCACTGAATGTTGCGTCTCAAGCGATGAACATCCCTGCGCAATCGATCTCCCTGTGTTGTTTGGGATACCACATCTCCTGTTATGGTTGTTATTTCAGACACTACGATTTCGATAAAGTCGAAATAGTGCCTCATCAGGATTTCGGACACCTGCGCGTCGAAGAGTACGACCGCATGTGCGACGAAGTGCGCCGCTACCACGATTCCAAGGAACTGTCGCGCCGCAAACTGAGCGCGGAAAAGAGGCGGAAACTCAAAAACGAAGCAAAGCATGAATAGAATCCTGACGGTGCCTTTTCTGCGGGGCACACTAAGAATCAGCAGAACGCCCGCAGGCGACGTGCATAAGGTCTGCGTCAACGACCTCTGCGGAGCCATGCGGCGCAGCATCCTTCTGAAGAACGGCACGGTTCTGCGCCGTTGCCCGTCGCTTACGTATCTCGATGCGGAGCATCCCGAAGAGTTGTATGCCGATTTCACGGAGGCTGTCGAGCTTGTCAAATGGATGAGCTCCGGCGCCAAACTGTTGCGCATGCGCGGCCGAGAAGTGCTGGAAAATCTTCAACATCTGCGCATGGCGCAGGACACTACCGCAACGGATGTTTCCGAAGGTTCCGCACCACGAATCATCGAGCTGGAGTACGTGGGCAACCGCTTCTCCGTGCGTCTCGAAGATGGCCGTTATATGGTCAACGCTACCGAGATGGCACGGCCTTTCGACAAACGGCCGGCCGTATGGCTCAAACTCACGGAGACGGCGCGCCTGCGTGAGGCATTGGTCGAGGACGGCATCTCGGCCGATACGGAGCAACAGGTTATCACCACGCGCGGTCCTCACGGTGCCACATGGCTGGAGATACATCTCTGGACGCAGTTCGCACAATGGCTCTCGCCGGCCTTTGCGGCATGGTGCAGCAAGAAGCTCTTGCACCTGCTGCGCGATGGCCATACCGAGCTGCAGGAGGTCCCGCAGCCGGTATCGTCGGTATCGGACCCCACTGAGGAGTTCTGCTCGGAGGATCTGCTGCTGCCAGCGCCCGCAACCTACGAAGAGGCACTCACAGTCATCGATGACCAGCATGATACCATACGGCGCCAGAAAGAGTTCATACGTCGCAACCGCCACAAACTGCGGCACTACAAACTCACGATCGAGGACCGCGAATGGTTCACTTCCTCGATGATCGCCGCAGAGTTGGGCATAAGTTCCATACGTCTGAATCTTTTCCTGATGGAGGAGGGGCTCCAAGAGCGCGTACAAGACAAATGGCAGGCGACGGATGCCTATCGCCACTTGCGGGGCATACACATTTACGAGTGGTTCAACCGCAAGACCAACTATTTGAATCGCTACAAAATCGAAGCATGGACACCCGAAGGACGCGAGTACATCGTCGAACTGTGGCATCGCCGCAACAGTTATCTCACGAACCGATAAACCTAATACCGCGACAACTATGGACGACAAGAAAAAACTGCTCGAAAAACTCCTGCGGGACAAGCTGCGGGAAGTAGACGGTGTATTGTGCAGCGACATGCCATGTCTGGGAACGCCGCACGACATCGCACGGCTCATACGCGCCGGTTATGCCGACATGCTGTGCCCGGGCGTGGTCGTGGGCATAGATTGTGCGAAGGGCACGGATCACAAGCTGCCGATGGTGCAACTTCAACGCCGCAACAATGCCTGTATCATGTACGACAAGGGTCGGTGTCTGCTGCAAAGCGGACTCGCTCCTACTCTGGGACGGGTACATCAGTGCGTCGGGGAGTTGTTCGACCATGACCTGCGGCATCTGATCATCCTCAAAATCATCGCCGCATGGGCGGACCCTGCGAATTGGGAAATCGTTGAGTTCTGTCTGAAGACTCAAAGCGAAGAACAAAAAAAATCGAGATTAAACCATACGAATTGATGCGGCTCTATACTTATCTGAACGAAACCGTATCAATTAAAAATTTTTCGTATGGAACTGAAAGCTAAAATGACCTTCGAGGAAATGGCGCGACACATGGAGGAGAACACCTACCGTATAGCCAACCGTGTAAATGTGGGCCGTTACGCCCGCGAAATGGGATACAGGGTTTACAAGCCCATGATTGACGGACGGATATACCTCTTCTACATCAACGACGCGCTGGCCACCGAAAAACATCGAAACGACACATGGTAACCACCAAACGACAGCATGCTCCGGGCGGACTGGCCTATCCGGGCTTCTCATATCTGCTCTCGCCCGAGGAGGAACGATTCCTCAAGCATATGAAGGAGTTCGAGTACATCCGGCGCAGAGGGTACAGCGTGAACTTTACGCGGGCGCAGTATATGCGTCGCATGGGACTGCGGGAATACACTTTCGACCGGTGCGCGCGTTCGCTCTGCCGCCTCGGGTTGATCGTGAAAACCGAGGACAGCAGCCGCAACAGAGTACACTACCGACTCAACGAAGAGGCGTACGAACGACTCGTACGAATTGTGACCACCACACGCAACATCGATCGACTCATCGCATTTTTCGATTTGCACTGCTTCAAACTGGGGAAAGACATCCTATCGCTGACCGACGAGGAGATAGACACGCTTCTACGCTGAGCGACGCAGGAAGGAGGATAGGTCGCACGACACAGGACGTCTGTCGAGGGCTGCACGGGTTGCAGCCCTTTTTTTGCGGTTGGCTGCCGCGCCGGACAACCTCAAAGAGGATTGTTTTTTCGACAGACTGGAGGAAGGGGCTATCCCGAAAGGATGAAAAGGGAGATATGATGTATATATGTATATATAGTTATATAGTTATATTTATTTACATGATTTACGAGTCGGAGACGAGATAGGGATTTTACCTTTCGAGTTCGATTCGAGCCTGAGCCGAGAACGATACCTTATCACGAGATACGAATCTTTACCTTCGAGATCGGAACGAGCTGCATTACGAGAGATACTTTTTCTGTCACGCCAGAAAAAGTATCCAAAAAGAGGCGTCTCATACTGCAAAAAAACCTGACGGTTTTTTTGTTATTTCAAGGTTTTCATACTTGGAGGAATCTCGTCTACGATGAACATTCAACTGTAAAAGACGTTCGAAGAATGTTTAATATATGCTTGAAAGGCGTTCGGATGCTCCTTGAAAACGGCAGGAAGAAAAAATGCCGTTTTCCGGCGTTTTCTGGCCTTTTCCCATTTCGTCCAATCCTCTCCTCGGGATAATGCTGAAAATGGCTTTACAGGCAAAAAAGGCGGCTGTGCAGATTCTGCGGCATAAGCGCGAACATCAACAGTTGTCCTCTGCGAGCATCTCCTCCATACAGACGTCGAGCATGCGGTTGCGGGCACGTTCGGCAACCTTGTACTGCAGGAAGTAATTCCCGCGCCGGGAATGGAGCCTGTCGCTCTGCGAGTCCGTTTCCACCGACTGCTTGATCATCAGGTAGCTGTTGATCCAGTAATATTTCTCACCTAATTTGGCCCGCGACGTATTCTTCTCGATGCGCCGGCGTTTGGAGTTCCAGACATAACCCTCCTCACCCAGTTCTTCCCGAAGAATCGCTCGGTGCTCGCTGTAAGCGTCGAAGAAGCTGAAACGATCCGCATCGCCCAAATTCAGGTTGCTCTCGTAACGCAGTTGCCCGGCTCCCATCTTCACGCAAAACATTTCCAGCGTATTGTCCTCTCGTACGGCGCGAAAAATACCCAGCCCCACCTGACGACCCAAAACCATCAGGCGCACAAAGCGCGGATGCGCAGGAATCGTACGCGGCTCGATGCGTCCACTCGTGAGGTTCCAGTCGTAGCCGTGCAGGGCGAGGGCCTTCTGCAACGACGCTACCTCATCCTCCGACGCGGCGCTCCATTCCCTGTCCGAAAAACGGCGTTCTTCGAGCATAAGTTCTCCGGTAGATGAGAGTGCGGCACCCACCACGAACGAATCCCACCGTTCACCTGTAACAAGACCGACACACCCGCACTGCGGGCAGTGGACGACGTCCCCGACCGTAGGACGCGAAGCATTGTACCACGCTTCGAGCTGCTCATAGGTGATTTGTTCCAACGACTCCGGGCCGTGAGTTCGGGAAGCGAGTGCGATCCGGATCTTGCGCTTGTTGAAAAACACCCTGATCAGGCATTCGTCTTTCTCCGAAGCCGGACGTACCGTCGATAAAAACCGTTTTATATGCTCTTTGCTTTTTTTCATACTTGTTCCCGTCGCTGAAAACACAAATGCAAATATAATCATTTATAACGTTTAATTCTGAATTTTGAATTTTTTTAGTTATGAACTAACACCCCCAATCGAAAGCGACAAAAAACCTCGAAGCCCGCAACTGCTTTTTTCGGACGGTGTTTCTTATCAGCATAGCACGCCACATATCATAGAGGAAGCCCGTCTGCAAGAAACGGAGCAAAATACTCGGGACAACTTCGAGAAAAAACGATCGACTGCTTGGTCGAAATGCCATTTAGCTGCGAAATCCACCGCACGCCGCACTATCAACATACGACCGTCGCAAAGAACGAAAAACGGGCTTTGGAACACTCTGAGAAAAACAGCAAGCCAGAGGTAGGAATCTTTCTTAGCGATCCCTGAAATAATTATTCGTGTAACGAGAAAAACAAGAAGTCGGACTTGAAAATTCTCCCCGAGGAAATGAACGGAATACGCACCTGCAAGCACACCCTCCTCCGTATTATTATATTTCGATATGTGTTTGCTTATAAGCTATTTACATATTTTCACTTTGTAGAAAAGTGAAAATTCAAGTCCTTTTTCGGTTGTCATGCCTATAAATCGTAATTAAAAAATATAAAAACAGTGATTTAATATAAAAATAACATAGATGCAAATAATAGCATATCATTGATTACAAGAGAATTAAATCAATATCAAATAACGTGAAGCCAGACTAACAAATTAGCACTTATCAATATTCGGAGTAATTAGACAAAAAAACGAAAACAAGAAAAAACGAAAAAATTTTCACTTTTTTCTATTCGCTGAATATCAATATGTTACAAATGCATCCCTCGCGCGCGAGTGCGTCCTCTGATTAAAAAGCAAGGGACTGAAAAAAATATTTTCAAAACATTTGCAAAATTGAAAAAACCGTTTTAAGCTATTCACCGAACGCAACGAACAAACGAAAACCGTTGCAAACGTTCTTTAATCTTTGTTTTCAAATCCGGCCGCACGCGACCGAACATGAAACACAAAAATTCGCTCTTTGAAAAATAATTGCTTTGTCGCGGGTAACACCGCGAACGCACACCGAACGTTATGCGGGTTATACTCGTATTTGGGTAGTGTCTGACACACCCCGTCCGCGTCCCTGCGTTGCAATGATTGACAAAATACAGGTTAGCGGGGGGTTTGTTCCCCCGCTAACCGCAAAAAACGTGTAACAACGTCAATAGGGAAATTATGCCCTGTTGCGAACGATAACAAAAACAAATGTTTAACATCTAAAACTTTACGAAAATGAAACAGTTAGCAATCAACGTCGTGAAAAACACCGCAATCGAAAACATCGTTTGCACTCCTAACACGGTCGTATTGGCCAAACAGACCACCAGCACCAACGCGAAAACGGGCGAGGTATCGACGACCGTGCGATATATCGAAGTGTGCCCGATTGAAAAAACCGACCCGCTTTTTATCGTTCAAAGTCTGTTAAAATACATTGTTGCGGAGTTTTTCGTCTGCAAAGACCTTGAAACGGATTTTGCGGAAACGAATATAACGCAAAGGAAATTGTTTAATCAATTCCTTACGGGAAACACGATTTACCGCACCGATTCCAGCGGTAAAATTGCAAACGCCCTTATTTCGGAGGTTCCGTTAAACCGCACCGCGCTCCGCGTCCAGAAAACGCACGCCGTTGTAACCTGCAAACCGGAAAACCGCAAAGCGGCTATTTACCAGCACGCAAAGGCCGTCCGCGCACAATGCGCCTATATTAGCCTAATCAAAGACAAGGCCGAAGCAATCGACAAAGACGCCGAAAAGGGCGAAACCGCGACCACGGCGAAACCCGCACGCCGTACCGCTCCGACCGCATCGGGAAAGAGCGCACCGGCAACCGCCGCCGCCTAAACCGGCCCGACATATCCAAACCGCGAACAGACCGCGCCCGAAAAGGTGCGGTCTGTTTTTTAATGCCCCGTCATACCTTGCACACGACGGGGTAAACCGCATACGCAAAAAGAATTTTCCCGCCGGAATCGCGGGGGCATTATGCCCGGCCGCGAAACATTTTCCCCGGCGGAATCCACACCGCAAACACTGCAAAATTATGAAACCGCACCAGATAATCGGCAATTATTGCCAACTCTACGGGGTAACTGTGCCCGAAATCGACTACTCCGAAACACAGTTTTTCGTAGCTGTTTCCCACGAATGCGCGAAGGTCATGCACTGGCGCGGCCCCTCCGCACTTTTGGGCCGCATCGTCTGCGAGGCCATGAAGCGCGGTGTCGTCATCTACGTCCATAACGGCTGGGTAAAGCTCCTGACGTGGGAGAACTGGAAACAAACATGGGCCAAACTCTTCGTCCCGAAAAAGCGCGACACGCAACCGGAGCCGAACACCGTACTCCCGTACCGCTCGGAGATTTTCGAGCAGGGACAGCAGGAGCGCCCGCGCAAGAAACCCCAGAAACACGGGTTCCGCCGCACCTTCAACGCCAATTTCGCCATGAACCTTTACGGTCCTACGCGCGGCATCCGCACCGAGGTTCTCGGGCAGGGGGCCTAATCTACACGGCCCGATATACACGGCTCGCCGAGGGTTTTCCCGCAGGCGTGGCGTGGCAAACTATCGGCGCATCGGTTCGGTGCGCCTTTTTCATAACGACCATAAATCATTTACGACCATGACTAACACGACAACTATGCCCGCATGGCTGGGCATCCCTGCACACAAACTCGCTCAGTGGCGGCGCGAATTTGCCGCCGCTTATCCCGCGCTGGCCACGGCTCGCGCCAAGCGGCCCCGCATCCGGCGCGAACGGCGCAGCGAGCTGGTTTTCTCCACGGCCCGCACGGTACGGTAAAGCGCGGCGGACGAACGCTGTTTTCCCGTCGGAAATTTGGCGGGAAGCCCCGATACTGCTATATTTGACATAACAAATTGTTATACAAATGATTGCAAGGTTTATAGGGGTAGATTTCACAATCGCCTCACCGGTAGACATATCCCGTCTGGAAAAGTTGACAGGCGCAGCGTCCGGCCTGATTCGGCCCATACCCTCGAAAATGGTCGAGGAGTGCGGTTTCGAGCAGCTTCGGATGTTCCTGCACAAGTACGGCCTCTATACCATGCCGACCACGGAACTGATCGAATACCTCGCAGGTATCATCGCCGGAAAACGCGCCATCGAAATCGGGGCCGGCATGGGCGTCATAGGCCGTGCGCTCGGGATACCTGTAACCGACAACAAGATGCAGGCGTGGCCCAGCGTCAAGGCATACTACGACCTTATGCGGCAGCCCACGATTCGCTATCCGGTGGACATCATCGAGCTGGATGCACATGAGGCCGTGAAACGTTACCGCCCGCAGGTGGTCATCGGCAGCTACATCACGCACCGATGGCGTCCCGGCATGACCTCGGGGAACCAATACGGCGTGGACAACCTGAAAATCGCCCGCAAGGTGGAGGCGTACTACATGATCGGCAGCCTCACGACGCACATGCAGGACCCGGCGATGAAGCATCTCGACGGCATCGAGCGGCACGACTTCCTCTACACCCGCGGCGGCAAGGAGAACTCCGTGATATTCCGCTGGAAGCGGTAGACATATTTAGCTTATAAATCAGAGCGGCCCGCCGATGCGGGTCGCTTTTTGTTGCATCACCTAAAATCCATTCACGATGATAATCAAATGCGAAGAGCGGCTCCGCGAAGCGCGGGAATACTCCGAAACGCTCGACGACAAATCCCTGCAGGAATGTCTCGACAAGCTCCGAAGTTGGGAGAGGAACGGGCGCACGCTGCATCTGTATAATGATTTCGCGCCGTACAGCTTCGGCTTCAGTCTCTATGCTCCCGACGGGCGGCTCATCATGAACGGCGGTCTGTTGTATCACGGCTCGCCCGATCGTTCCTGCGCCGTGACGTTCGACCGCAAAAACCTTTGGCAGACGCATACCTGATATCCTTGGAGGGTAAGGAGCAATAAAGCACGACCGATTTGGGCCGTGCTTTTTTTTATGCCTTGTTACAACCGATTCCATTTAACCGATACTATTTCTTATTGACAGCACTCAATTCGACACTATGCAACGACGAACCATCCGCAAGCTCAAACGTGGCGAGTATTTCCGCCTTACCGACAGCGATACAGCCCCGGTATGGGTACGCGGCGAGTACATCCGTGAAGTGAAAAAGTACAGCACTCATCGATTCGACGACGTGAATCACGAACAGTTCATGCGCGGCGACCGACTCGTCTGGGTGGGGTTCACATTTTAACCTATTAAAAAACAATGCTAATGAATATATCGGACAAACCGACGAACCGTATTCTGGTCAAAGCGCACACGGACAATGAATGGGACTCGTGCGATTTCGCTATCCTTTCCATTTCAAAAGACTGGAGAAAGACGCTACTCGAACGGCTCGACGCCATAACACAGGCCGCGAATAATCAATCCTTCTTATCCATGCACTTTTTTGACGGTGCGGCGGATTTCTATCAGTCGGGAGATGACGGACTCCCGGACGTCGACGAACTACTGGGAGACCACGAATGGGCATTCGTGGAATTGACGCAGGAGGAGCAAGACAACCTGACCCCGCCAGAGAGTTCTCTGGATTGCTACAAGATGGTGCTGTACAAGAACGGGGATGCCAAATATACTGCATATGGCAAGCATACGAGCGAAGAGTTCTGGACCGAGGAAATTCCGTTGCGGGAATTACTCGAAAAATTGCGACTACTATGACAGCACGAATACAGGAAAAGACCGTCTCCGCATATTTCTATTATATGTGGAATGCTTGGAGCAAAGAAGAGTGCGATACGGTTTTTGGCTCGCAGTCCAGACACTTCTGGGAGAAATGGGACTATCTCTACCGAACCTTCCACGGCAGTGCTGCCGAACATTTCTACGCCGAGTTGAGTCCTGCGAACCGCCGTCTCGTCGTGGAGCGGGCCTGCGAACTCTACGACGGGAACAGACTGCGTGACAATCCGAAATATGTCGGGAAGACGGTGGAGAAGACGCCGGAGCGGCTGGTTCTTGTCGACGACAATGCCCCGCAGAGCCTTGCCAACCTCTTCATGGCCGGCGACATTCCCTTCGCTTATTCGTCGGGAAGGTTCATTGTTTTCGACAACACCACGCCGCCCGTGCTCCGGGAGTATCTGGAGCGGCGCGGCATACCGCATGAACAGCTCGACCGAATGAGCTTCTCCCAGCGGGAAATAGGCATCAACGACATCCCATTACCTTAATTACGAAAACTATGGACACTTTGGATAAGGTCCGCTTCATCGAAAGCGACGCCGTGCCCAAAGAGGGCGCGAGCATCAAATCCCTCAGCACGTCGATCGAAATTACCCACGCCTGCGGCTGCGTGCTCGTAGAGCACTTCGCCTGCGGGCGGACACCGCGTATGGCCGATGAAACGGCCGAGCGTTACGAGCGCCGGCAGGCCGAAAGAAAGTATTTCATCAAACTGTGCCCGGAGCATCAGGTGCAGTTCGACGAGCAAATCTCCAAAAACCGAAACCGATGAAAAAGAAAGAGCTGAAAGTACGATTCCACCACGACGATAAGAGCTATTTCCGTGAGTTCTGGGAGATATTTCCCGAGGGCAATCAGAAGCAGCCCTGTTTTATCATCCGCGACACCTCGGGACCCGGCGGGTCGTGGCGTGTGGCCAGCGGCGAGTTCTATGAGCCGTGCTTCGAGGTATCCGACGAGGCGACGCTCATCTTGTGCAATCACAAATGGGAAGAACATCTGCGCGTAGGCAACGACAAGGGCCGTTTCCCCGTGGATTTCCCGACGTTGCAGGAAGCCTGCCGCGAGGCGTGGAACGATTTTCACGGCAAACCGGCCCGCCTGCTCGATCTTCCCGATTTCTGGCGGTGGTTCGCGCCGCATATCCCGCAAGGGCTCTCTTCGTGGGAACAGGACAACTGGCGGGACAATAACCGTCAGACTGTCAGCCGAGAGGTGCTTTCCTGCTTCGACTTCTGCGGCGACGAACTCCAAATCATCCGCAAGACGGAGCGCCATACCGAGTGCAGCCTTACGTGGCGTATGTATTTCGCCGACTGGGCCGATGAGGATCGCTCCTCCAGCTATGTGTGGTTCTTCGGCTATGAGGTGGGCTGCGACGTCATCGACACCGACAACCAAGAGACAAAAAAAATTCATTAAATGTCTGAACCATGGAAGACAAAATTCTACGAATGTTCTTCGACATAGGCCGCTGGGAGCATGCCATCGACAAAGGCGTGGACAAGGACATCCGCAAGGACCAGCTCCTGCGGCTGACCGACGAGCGGACACGCCTTGCCATGGCCGAGGCCATGATGCAGGGCCGGTATGCAATCTCACCGCCCCATACGGCCCAAATTCCCAAAGAGAACGGCGAATACCGCACCGTCTACGTGAACGAGCCTATCGACCGTATCGTTCTGAGCATCGCCAATGACCTGCTGTTCGACCTGATGCCGGAGATGGTCCACCCCGCCTGCAAATCCTACCAGCGGGGCATCGGATGCGGCAAGGTCGTGCAGGAGGTCAGCCGCCGGATCGTGGAAGCCTCGAAAATGGGCTGCATGGGCTGGAAAGCCGACCTCTCGAAGTATTTCGACAGCGTGCCGATCGCCTTCGTCGATGCGGCGTTCGATAAGGTCGAAGCCAAGCACGGACACTCTGCATTGATCGACGTGCTTCGTAAATACTACCACGCAGATCTCTACTTCGACGGGGACAACGAACTCCACAGCCGGTACCAATCCCTCAAACAGGGCTGCGCCGTGGCGAGCTGGCTGGCCAACGTGCTGCTCTACGGTCTGGACGAGGAACTCTCGCAGATGAAAGGCTACTACGTCCGCTACTCGGACGATATGCTCTTTATCGGCGAGGATTACGAGCGGGCGATGAACGTTCTGGAGCAGCGGCTTGGCGCAATGTCCATGCGGCTCAACCCCAAGAAGGTGGAGTACCTGACCGCGGACAAGTGGTTCAAATTCCTCGGCTTCGGCATCCGGGGCGGCATGATCTCGCTCTCTTCGAGCCGCATCAAGACCTTCCAGCGGGAGATCGAGCGCCGCACAATCAAACAACGCCGCACGACGCTCGCACGAGCCGTCAATTCGGTCAACCGATACCTCTACAAGGGCGACGGGGAGTTCAGTTGGGCGACGCAGATACTCCCGGTATGCAACGTAAAGCACGACCTCGACGAGTTGAACGGGTTTGTGCTGGACTGCCTGCGAGCCGTACAGACCGGAAGACGTAAACTCGGAGGGCTGGGATATGTCCGCACCAAGTCCGACGGCTGCATCGTCCGGGGCCGGGGCCGCAACGTAAAGGCTAATCGCGCCAAAGCCGGCGGCCGGATCGACGGCTACCTTACGATCGGATGTATGCGCAATGCGCTTCTGACGAGCCGCGGCGTGTACAATACGCTGGTGGCCTCCCTGTAACTCATGCCGAGCACACGGCAGGCGTATGCGGGGCAGGAAATTCAATATTACAGGTGACATAACCAGTCTCATTCGGATTCACCGGTCTATCAACCGGTGAATCCCATCCAGACTGGTATTTACCTGTAAATATCGTAAGAAGTAAAGCGATGTGCCGCCTGCTTGGTATCCGCACAAAACCGGAGCATACCGGACGAAGTTCGAGGCATGGGAATTCAGCGCCAGGGTGCAATGCAGCTCTATCGAGAGTCTTGAAGGTCCCTAACCGGCACCTTCAGACTCCTCAAGAGCTGCATCCGCCACTGGCTGACATCAGGCAAATAGAGCCATGTGCCGCCATGATGAGAACTCCATTTCAACACGGAAAGCGTGATACAAGGAATATGATTCAATATGCCAGACCAATACAGCCCTCTTGGCGCCGGCGGGAGACCTACCAGCCTGCCGCCGGCGCCATTCCGGCTTCAAGCCTGGCATCATATCGAGTCGATACAGAGACGTGCCGGTATTCTGAGTATCATGCAACAAACAAACGCAGTACAGCGTGGTGTGTCGAGGTCGGAATTTCAATGACGCAGCGACAGACGGCCGGAGACACGCCTCAATCTCCTACACGGAGATGAGGAGCGTCTCCAGCCTTTCTCGCTGCCGCATATCGAGCCGATGAAGTCATGTGCCAGTCCGAATGAGAGCTCCAACATTTAGCACGAAAAGGTGCGGTTCAGGGGATGACGTTCAACATGCCGCGAGCAAGGAAGTCCCCGGCTGCATACGTCGAGTTCACTATCAGGAACCGACGAATGCTGCCCGGGACTCCTGCCTCGGCATATATCGAACAAGTAAAGCGACGTGCCGGTCATCCAGAGAATCGCAGTGAGCTCAGCACAGAGTTGGGAAGTCGAGGTCAGGATTTCAATGGCGCAGCGTCAATCGCGGGCCAGCTTCATCTCCTACCGATCGTGACGCTAATCGCTACGATCGTCCGGAGATGACGCGGCCAACTCCAACGTCTGCCGCACATTGAACGGATAAAGCCATGTGCCATTCCGGACGAGGCTTCCCCAAGGGGCAGCGCAGCCCCGAACACGCACGAGGGATCGGATTCAACGATACAGTGGGAACCAGGGGCCCAGAGACAGCAGACCCTCGTTTCTGGGTCCCTGGTTTCCGCTGTACATATCGAAGCTATAAAACCATGCGCCGGCGATCCGAGTGCAGATAATTAAAACACAACAACGATGAGCAATATCTATCAAGCGGCCGTGCAGGCCGTCGAAGAGGGAGCGAAGTTCTCCATCGACTTTGCATCCCGCAGCTTCAAACTCGGCGGCAAGCCGGTTATCCGGAACGGACAATACGAGGGCGAGCTGGGCGTGCCGTCCTGTACGGAAGAGGAGTTTTTCGCTAACATGGAAGAACTCTACCGCCGCTACAAACACTCCATTCCTTCGGAGCGCAGCGAGAGCCGTTCGAGGCGCTACTTCAGGGCCCTGCCCGAGCGGGAGTTGAGCGACGAGGATATGCTCTACGGCCAGCGGCGCGACCGTGCACAGGCCGAGCTGGAGCTCTACCTCCTCTGCCAGATACTCAGCGGCCTGAAGTGGAATCCCGAAACGATGGGCCGCTGGTTCTGGCAGAGCAAGCAGGACAAGGATCTGGTAATACTCCGCCAGTGGGTAGAGCCTGACTGTAACAACCAATCAATCACCAATTAAAATCCAAACGAGATGAGAAAAACGAAAGAGACGAATGTCACTTGTCCCGCGTGCGGGACGCAGCTTGCGGTTACGGGCAACGGAGTTGTAGCAGCCGTAGAAAACAAGGCGCCGGCCAAACTGCCCAAGACGGCGCAGGAGCGTATCGAGGCGCTGAGTCGTGCTGGCGTAGATGTGAGCAATCTGTTCGCCATGCAGGGCTCGGGCGGCGGAGAGTACGTCGTATCGAACAAAGACGGCAAGCTGTCGATCCTTGCCGACGACGACCCGATCTTCTGCGCCATCCTTTCGCAGGGCACCGTCCCCAACCGCCGCCTGTTCCGCCGCTGGGTCATGGCCCAGATGTTCCACATGCTCTCATACAGGGACTATCTCTGCAAGGAACCCGTGGGCGTTACGGAGATGATCCGCCGTCTGGGCTATGAGTACCAGTGGAAAATGCTCCTGAGTGAGCTGCGCGCCCAGATGAAGATGGAACCCCGCGATCTGGCGAGTTTCTCCGAGCGCAACCGCTGGTTCAATGTCCGCGTAGTCGAGGCTATAGCGCAGGAGTATGTCGAACATCTGACCAGATATGTGGACGAGTTGCCCGTGAAGAAGTGCAAGGGCATCCCCTACAAGCGTGTCGGAGGCGAGAACATCTTCGAGCAGGATCTGTACAACAAGCTCTACGGCCCGCTGCACCGGGCCGCGGGACGTATCAGGTATGCCAAGAACGCCGCCCAGCTCTACAATGCCATCAAGGCATTCGATGACCTGCGCGTAAGACTTCCGCACGAAACGCCCCAGTGCAAGGCGTGGGTCGATGCGTACAAGGGCGCTGGCGCTTTCCACACTATGCAGAACCTGATCCGCTTCCACGGCTGTCTGGCCATTGACGACAAGGGAATGCAATTGGACAAAGACCGGTCGCTCGTCTTCCTCTCGCTCCAGGCCGACCGGTACAAGAACGGCGGGGGCTGGCGCATGCTGGCCATGCTCAAGAAGATGCTCGACGACAACGGCATCGACGTAGCTAAGAAGATGAAGGAGTGGCGCAATAGCAAGAGATAAGCCACCTGCAAATCCAGTCTGGCAGACACGATGCGGCGGGCCGACATACTTTAGTTCGTCTTCCTTGACAGGATCCTGAGGCGCTGGCTATCCGCCGTGCCTCAGGATCCTTCCGGAAGACTATACATCGAACGGTTAGAGCCATGCCCCCGTCGGCAGCCGCATCATTTTTTCAAAATACATAAAACGACCATTAAAGATGATAGAAGACAAGGAGATTTCAGAAGTGCTGCTCGACATTGCAGACGAGCTCAAAAGTAAGGATGGAAAACCGTGGAACCTTACGAACGACTGCGGCGAACCGACCGTGTTCGATGCTCGGAGCGAGCTATACATCAGGAACATCACGCTCGACAAGGACGGTGATCCTTGCGCACTGATTCCGCTGGGACATTTCGAAGACGATACGATCCGCGAAATCGTCAAAATAATGCATCAATGAACCGTCTGTTCACACCGGGTATCGAATGTACCGACCCCGACTCGCTCCAATTCTGCCTGCGGATCTCGGACACGGAGTATTGGTACTGCCAGCCTAACATCTACCACAAAGATCTGCTCCCGGACGCCGACACCCCCGCCCAGTGTATCCTCTGCCGATATCTTGGCTATCCCGACGATTTCCTGCGGGACATGCACACCGACGCAGAGGTGCGTACCTTCGCCTCCGACCGTATGCTGTGGATGGAAGGCGAGATCGACGTCGCCGATTTCTCGCAGCAGGAACAGGAAGCGCTGCTCGCTGACTACGGTTACAAATGGGAGTTCTTCGCCAGTGATGCCGAGCGCAACCAGATCATCTGCGAAAACCATTTCGAACAATACCCGCTCGACTACCGAAACGACATCTGACCTCCATATCGAACCGCCGAATTACCGGGGAATGACAACACCGACAGATTATGAAGAGCAAGAAAGACTTAACGATACAAATCCAGCGTATCCGAGCCGTTCATAACCGCCATAGACTTTACGGCCGTGCACAAAATATTGTCATTCGGTACAACCATAACATAAGTATGACCGAAGAGAACGACGCATTGTGGCGAAAATACATGCGATGCCATTATCCGGGCGGGACGATCCGCCCCGAGCTGGAAAGCATGGCTGCACATTATCTGAAACTCATGGACGAAACGAAATACCCGAAGGCTGTTTATGCCGGATAACGAACCCATAATACCAAAGTATATGAATCTGTACAAGCGAATCGAATATAACGGACATCACATCGACATTTACTACGACGAGAGTCCGGAAAGTCCCCGCGCATGGGATAACCTCGGTACATTCTATACGATCCATCACCGCTATTGCCCGGAGGAAGAGTTCGACCGGCATTTCCAATGGGAGGAAGTATTCGACCGTTACGGCGATTTCTCGGACTCGTTCGAGAAACAATACATCGCTCTGAAAATCTACCTCTACGACCACAGCGGCCAGACGATCTCCTCCAGTCCGTTCTTCTACCCGTGGGACAGCGGGCTATTCGGCATCGTTGCCGTAAGCGTTGAGAAAGTCAAGAAGGAATACGACTGGAAACTACTGACCGCCGACCGCCGCCGGAAGATCGAAGGATACCTGCAGGGCGAAATCGCCACCTACGACAACTACCTCCGGGGCGAGGTGTACGGCTACCGGATTACCCCGGCCGACGACAAGGACGACGTGCTCGAAAGCTGCTGGGGGTACTTCGGGGATTCCGGCCTCGAACAACTCGAAGACGAATGCCGGGCTATCATTGACAGCCATATCGCCGAACAGAAAGAACAAGAGTACAAAGAGCGTTTGCGCATCTTCGGGCCGGAGCTTGCGTTCCCCGAATTGGCGCTCAACTGATACCGAAACGATGTATACAGTTATCAAAACAATGACTCCGGCAGGCTGTATCGACCTGCGGGATGTCGACGAGGGAAAATTCTACGGCTTCGGAGCTGTGATAGAAGGCTGCAAACGGCGTATCGTGCAATATGGTGCCGGTTACTTCTGGTACGATGACGAGCGGGAGCATGTCTTAGGCTGTGGAGCACTGACTGTAAAAAGGCTTCTTGACACAACGCTCAGCGACCGATGGAACTGCGTGTATGCTTTCCGTACCCAAAAAGAATATGACGAATGGTTTAAAACAGTGAAAATGCCATGAAAAGGTCCGAACTCAAATACCGTACGGTCAAGACAACCGACCAGTACACCCTGAAAGTCAAGATTCGTCTCTCGGACGACTGCCATAACGGACATGCCGATTTCGCCATCACGGGCGACTTCTACGATTATGTGGAAGGTGGTCATTGCTGCGGTTGCATCCATGAGATCATCGAGGCGATTTACCCTGAATTCAAGCCGTTCATCGACCTGCACCTGTGCGATGCCAAAGGAGCGCCCATGTATGCCCAAGGCAATGGGTTCTACCATTTGCACAACAGTTCCCGTGAGGTGACGATGAACGAGCTGCGCATCACGCGGCAGGAGTACGACAGGTTTCTGCGTGAGGCCGAAGATCAGCTCTATTTCACGTACCTGCTCCAAACGATGGGGATTCCCGAACGATGGGAAAAAGAGGCGCGTGCCGCGATAAAGCAGTTGGAGGAGCTTACCGGCGATACCTTTGAGGACACCTCTGTCCGCTACCAATTCACACCACTCACCCCCGAAGAGATGCAGTTTGTCGAAAGGCGTCTTTCCGAAGGATATTATCTGCCGGAGAACATAAGAAGACGTAAACGAGAAGCCGTGCTCGCCGCCAAGCGTCAGAAGGTCGCCGACCTTAAAGCAGCGGCCCTGCGTCGAAAGCAAAAGATCGACCGGGAGCTTCAGGTCGAACTCTATCTATTCAAACTGGGTGCTCCGCTGGAGAGTTTCATCTATTACGACCACTCCAACGAGGTGGCCTTCAACTGGACGCACCGCATCTATGAGCGGGAGCGGATGAGCGAAGAGCAGTACAACGCCCTGATGAAAAAGATCGACCCGAAGAAACTTCCCGCAGGGATTACCTTCAAATTCAAACCCGCAGCCTGATATGACACTCGAAGACTTCATCAACGAAAAACTCTGTCCCACAGGAAAAGTTACGGCGTGGGACGAAACCGTCATCCGCACGGCGCTCGCACTGGGCGACATGGATAAGCTCTCCGACCAGCTTATCTTAATGTGCCGGCGGGCCGGAGTGTCGGTGCCGGTAGATCTCTCGCTACCTAGTATAGAACGATAGTATTCAATAACCCCCAAAAACATGTGCAGAAGAGAAGAACCGCAGGCCGGCGACATCGCCACCCTGAATGAACCATACCTCGGTTACCACCGTATCGAACTGATCGAAAAGTGCTGGTATAAGTGGCGGGCCCGCATCTGCGAGAGCGGTAAAGAAATCGAGGTCTGGGAAGATGAATTCGAACTGGACGACTAAAACGAAGTCATCATGCAAAACGACGGAAAAACAGCCAACTACATCGGTGAAGCGGTCATCCTGCTTACGGCCGACCATCTGGGCATCGAAACGGAGATGCTCGACATTGCCAAACAGGTGTGGCATACCAAACGCCTGCCCGACGCTCCGCTGCTGGGGCATTACGCCTCGGCAGCCCGTAAAGCCTGCGAGGCGGTACTCGCCGAAGGGCTCGGCCCGCAAGCCGACCACCTCGGACAGGTGCTTTACATGACCGGAGAGTTTCCCGAGCCCTGCCAGATCGTACGGTACAGGGATTATCTGACGACTTATGTACTGCGCGATGCGTTGGGTGCCTGTACGAACGGAGGCATTTCTTGCCGCTCGGATACCCTCGAACTCTTCGCTCCGCATCTCTCGTTCGCACAGGTGGCCGACTACTGCCTCGAAAACGGCATCGACGTGAATAGCGTCGTGAAACTGGTTTATCGGGAGAATCTCGACTACATCCATGCCGAGCCCATCGTCGACAGAGGCAGATGGTACATGTTCGGAGGCAATTACCTGAAAACATCGGATTCGCGGTTTAAGGACCTCACGGGCATCCGTTATCCGGTGCCCGTACACGATCGTACGGAGGAATAGTCATGGAGACCATCGTACCCCCTATTGGCGAGAGGATCGCCTTCTATAATGACTTGTACGAGTGGGCCAAGAGTTTCGATGATGATCCTGACGATACCGACTTCGATGCATTGAGTTATCTTGAAGGCTATCCCGACATCCCACGCTGCGACGGCAATAAATTGTATTTTATTTCCACGGTACTCGACGGCACGCGTTACGTGTTACACACGACGAAGTCAATGCCACCGAGCGTGAGATATTGACACGTTTCTTCGAGAAGGACTTTACAATGTATTTCGAATTGTTACCATGTAGGTGGGAGGCATTTGATGCTGCTGAACGAGCGATTGCCTTCCGAGACGGGGGCTATGTTTATACGATTTGGAAGAGCTATGCAAATTATGATTGATAAATTGTAAATTATTTGTTCTTTGGAAAAATAATATCATGCAGAAAAACAATATTGTCGAAACCTCGCCAGCTTTCATTAAAACGGATGGGATTAAGAGCGGAACTCACGTGAGCATTCCCGCAAATGATCCTGAAATGCCCTTTACAGGAGTTGTCGTAAAATGTTATGAGCTTGGTCCTGAGCCTCAAAAAGATTATGCGGTTATCGTTCAATTGGACCGTAAGCTCATGGAGATAGAGGCTGTCAAATCGGTCTATCCTCAAGGAATGATGCTCTGTTTGAGTAATGAACTTCACGTCATCGCCCAACCTGACGGCCAAACCTCTATAGAAAATCGGAAGCATTTTATGGAAGATTGCCTGTCAAGGGGATGGACGCTCACCGGAAATTTGGTATGTGCCACCGGACAGATGCTCTATATATTCCAACCTCTCAACCGTCAAGAAGAAATGAGTATGGTAGTACGCGAGGATGGATGTTCTACCATGCTTTATGATCGTAAAGAAGTATATAGCAAAAATGTGACTCAATGGTTAATTGTTGGATACTAATGATATGAATTCTCACAACGCTACCTCTACCTACACGATTGTTCGTTGCGGCAAGTGCGGCTCCCGCGAAGTGGATATCCGGGCTTGGGTCAGCCCCAATTCGGGCAATGCCTTCGCCATGTATTACGACGGAAACGCGCTCGAAGAATCCGAAACATGCCATTGCCGTACATGCGGCGAGTACACCTAGCCTCGCTTCGAGCAGGAGAAGATCACACCTGAAGAACCGTATCGCTGTACGAATTGCGGTTCGACCGACGTACAACGCAAGATCTGGGCGCGGCCCAACAACGGCAACCAGTATGTCGATGATGTCGGAGAATGTGAAACACACGAAGACGATTGTTGGTGCGACTGTTGTGAAGGCCATCATGTTATCAAACCGCACCGCGACTTCATGGAGGATATCGACCACTGGTTCCTCAATGAACTGCAGCCCGACGATTCGGAAGTCATCACGGGCCTCTGTGAATGCGACTATCCTTCCGCGGAGGCGTACGATGCGGCTGTTGCCGCATATTGGAACGGCCTGAACGACGAGCAGAAGATCAGCAGCTGGAAGGCACTGACCTATGATAAACAATATTGCGAAAAGTAATCATCATCTACCAAAATCACAATGGAACCGAAGGTATATACCAAAGAAGAACTCGTCGCACTGATCGACCGAATAGGTTGCAACAGCGGCGGGGAGATCGAAGTGACCGGACTCAACGGCGGAGAAAACGTCTCCGTTATAGTTGCCCAGACGGAGTGGTACGATACGCCCGTATGTTTCGTGGGCGGTTACGGCAACAGCGTCGCGGCAATCGACTTCGATGACGTTGCGAAGAAGCTGCCCGGCGTACTGGACGACTATTTCGATAAGGACACCGTCTTTACGGTCAAGGAAATTTCCGTAGACCTTACCGCACTTACTTCGGAAGATGAGAGCCGGATCGAAGTGTGCGAATGCTGCGGCGGACGGAACATCTCTCCCGAACCTTACGACGACGGCTGGTGCACACGCACATGGTGTCCGGACTGCGAAGAGGAACATTATGGCACTAACCTCAAAGAGTACAAGGAAAAGATCGACGCATGGTGGGATTCGCTCGACGACGATACAGCGAGGCTCCTGTCCCGGGGAGCTGAGAACCGCCAAGCGTGGTGGCGCTCGCTTACGTTCGATGAGCAGCGGCAGCTGTACAAGAAGGTTTTCTGGGACGAAGACATGACGGGTTACGACAAATAACGAAACAAGGACATGGAACTGAAAGATTTACAAATCACCGACGATCTCTGGGACTTTATCGAGGCGAACGTCCCGAACTACCACGAGCGCGAGGAGGTGCTGCGTCAGGCGCAGCTTCAGCTATTCATCGACGGTCACGAATCCCCCGTGGCCGGCATCACGCGCGAGGAAGCTATTTTGCTGCGCAACAACATCCTGCACGGCCTCTTCGCTGAGGCTGTCGCGGCCTTCACACGCCGCACGCCGGAGCAGAAAGCTCTGGAGGCGAAACTCGATACGATATACGGCAGCGAAGAGCTGCGGGAACGGTTCGCCGAAATTCTGATCAGCGAAACGATGACCGACACGGAGCCTTATCACAAGGTCGCCCGCAGCGTCATCGACGCCTATATGGAGCGGGATTGCGATGCGCTGCTGACGAGCATCTGCGGCTGGTCGATCTCGTCGCTTGCGGAGAAAGTGCTGAACAATCAATAACGACCTACTTATGATGCAACGACTTCGTGACAACCTTTATGTGCTTGTCGAGTTCCCCGAAGACAGTTCATACTTCGAAGAGAACGACATCGGCTACCCATCATTCAATAGCGAGGACAACGGCGCCCGATACGTCCCGCAGCGCAATTATATCGACCACTTCAAGAAAGACCCGGAGCCGAACAACTGCTTCAGACCTTTCCGCTGGCCGGAGTCCCAGTCGTACCTGTTCCCCGACGAGCCGAACGATCAGGTCGATACGCTGAACGAACCCATCAGCGACGAGAAAGGTCTTGCGGACTTCGGGGAACAAGCCGTCTGGGTACCGTTCTGCAACATCAAAAAACCAACGACATGAAGACACAAAGACTGACAACCTATTTCTTCGGCCATAAGGTCGAAGTAACGCTCGCGCTTTCCGAGGAGCACGACAAACCTTATGTTTCCGTTCCTCGCTCCGTTATGGACAACTTCTCGGAGCGCATCGAGTGCGGCCAGCGGCACGGCACATTCGAAAACCTGCCGGACGACAAACAGAATACGGATGGCGTGGGATTCTTCCTGTCGGGTAGCTGGCGTATTGTGGAAATCGACTACGAGAAGATCAGCCGCGTGCTGGCATGGGACTATAATTTCGCGCCGGACGAAGCCCTTACCGAAGAGCTGTTCATCCGCTACTTCGGCGGCGTGATGGGACGCCACTATTACGAAAAGTGGAGCCTCGTTTACGCCCATGACCTGCGGCGGATGCTGGCCTATTTCGGCAACGACCTGCGCGAGGGACAGCGTTTCTGCGACATGGTTGCCGAGCAGGTCGCCAGATACGAACAGCGCCAGAAACAGGAGAGCCGATGATGCAGCTTCCCAACGGCCTTTTCTACGAGCTGGAAGACCTTTCTGCCGAGGTGCAGGAGCGGGCCATAGAATCTTTTTTGGAGGGCCACAGGAAAATTATCCGCGCCATGATCCGTCAGCGGCAGCGCGACGTGCAGACGCTAGGCTTGATGTGGATGATCCACTGCCGAGACATCGCCACTTACGAAAAAATGCAGAAACAGCGGAAATTCAGCTACCCGGTTACGTGGCGTGGAATCTTCCGCACCATGCAATACCTGCGCAAGTGGGAACGGGACCGCACATGGTGCCGGAAGGTCATCATCAGCAATGTCTGCATTTTTACCGCCGAGGGCGAGTTTATCCCCATATACAATTACGACGACTAAAACTTACGACCTATGCTCAAAGCCGAATACATTCAGGAGTGCCGGTGCGGCGCCGTCACGGTCTTCTTTCCGGGCGGTGTCTCCAACTCCATGACGCGGGCCACCTTCGAGGCCCTGCATATCGAGGGCGAGTGGGCTCCGACGAAAGCCTATAACTGCAACCACTGCGTGAACCACTGGGGCATCGACCTATGCGAGTGCGGCTCGGGCGAGCCGGTCGGAAAGTGCTCGTGCGGCATGACCACACCCAGCGAAAAGCTCGGTATCAAACGCCCCTCGCTGGGATTTCTGTTCCGCCCCTTACCTTGTTCGATATGGGAATTGTAGAGAAGATCGAATCCCTGCGGGCGCTGGAAGAACAGTATAACGCCCGCCGTGCCGCCGTCACGGAGGCCATCGTGGAGACAATCCGCAGTATCGGCCAGAATCCGTCCGTCCGACAGATTAGTAAGAACTGCTTTACGATCCGTTTCTCGGACCTTATAGGAGCCCCGTGGTCGCCGTCGTTCCACGACTGGCACCGGCAGGCCGAGCTGCTTATCGGGGTACTGCTCAAAAAGCCCGTACTGCGCTGGGGCGAACTGATCCGCCAGTGGGCCGATCGTCCCGGCAAAAAAGGCTCCCGGGCCATCGACGTCGAGAAGATTTCTTTCGACCGAAAATTTCTTGCAGAAGTCGTAGCCCGGCTTTGACACATTACGATACCGATTCATGCAAGGCGCTGTTTATACGGCGCCTTTTTCATTTTCAAACATTCAGACACCATGGCAAAAAAGAAAAACAACGACGAGTTGCAACCCTATACGGAGTATCTGGAGCATCTTTCCCGTAACCATGACCGCTCAGGAGTATTCAACGATTTTCTCACGATGATCGTTTGCACGCTCTCGATGCAGCAGAAGGAAGAGGAGTATCTGGCGACGATCCGTAAGTACACTAAAGAAGAGGTCGAGTTGTTCGTGAAAGCCTTCGCCTCGCTGGTACTTTGGATGGAAACCCATCCGCTCGAAGACGCATTCGGGGATTATTTCCAGCAGTATATCTCCAAGGGGCACAACGCCCAGTTCTTCACGCCTCCCGCTGTGACGAAAATGATGGCGGCAATGATCGGACCGGGAGACAAAGACGGCCCCGTGTACGATCCCTGCTGCGGCAGCGGGCGGTTTTTTCTCGCCGCAGCGCAGGAGAACCGCGCGATCAGCTTCGTCGGCGGGGACATCACGGAGGCATGCTGCAAGATGACGCTCGTAAACGCCTGCCTGAACGACATCGTCGGGGAGGTTTACCACATGGACTCGCTCCGTATGGAGATCTGGCGCTGCTGGCGTATCGAAAGGCTTCCGGTCTTGCGCCTGCCATATATCCGGGAGCTCCCAGTCGCACGACAGGTTTCGGTACAAGAAAGCGACGGTGCGAGTCAGGCCGCAGGATAAACGAAATCTTCCTGCTGTTTTTTCATTTTCCGCTAACATCACGAACCTCATTCCGCTAATCTTTATCAAACACCAACCGATATGAAACAAGTCGTAGAACCTTCCATGGTAGCCCACCTCTGGGCGCACCAGATGCAGGATCACGCCAGAAACTCCGGAAGCAATTTTTACTTCCATGATGAGCACATTTATTCCTACGGTTCGCATTTCCGTTGCGGCTCCGTGGTCCGAAACCGTGAAGGGCAAACGGCCTACCTCATTACCGACCGGACATATTCGTCCACTACGGGTAGACACATGGCCCATGTTCGGAATGCGATCCCCGCCCATCGGATGGTATTCACGACCGACCGGCTCGTGGAGACCCGCAACGACAAGCTGACTGAGTACTTCTACCGGCAGGCCATCTATTACATAGTAGACCGTGTGGAGCGGATCGACGAACTGGCCTACAAACAGAAGCGGGCCCGCCGGTGCGACTACATCAGCGATATCGAAGATGAACTCTGCGAAATCTCCCGCTGGATCGAGTTCTGGGGACTGGGCGCCCGACAACGTTCCGAGGGCGGCAAGTGGCTGCCTTCAGCAATTTCCGCGATGCTCTCGCACCGCTGGACCGACCGAGAGGCTTATTGGCTCAAATGCAGCGGAGGAAGTCAATACAACGGGAAACTCAAATATCAAGAGTTGCTGCAGCTTATCGTGGATATGGGACTATTGGAACAATCCTCGACAGCCCGTAGTCGCGATGTCTTGTGCGAGCTCTGTGCCCGGTGGACCGACGATGCCGATGTTGCCACCCGAAGCATCATGCTGAAACGTCTGATGCGCGATGCCGAGACGAAACGCAACAAAGCCCAGTTGCAAGCCTTCGAAGAGAAAGTCGCCAAGTGGCGCCGCGGAGAGGCCTACTCACTCTCCGTTCCGGACTGTTACCGCTCGAACGCCGTGCTGCGGGTGCGCGACCGGAAGGTCGAAACCTCGCTGGGCATTACCGTCGAGGCGGCCGAAGCCGAACGGGTCTGGAAGCTCATGCGCCGCTACCACGAGCGCAAGGCCGCTTTCCGGCATGATGTGATCCGCGATGCTTCCGACCATCCGTGGACGATAAACTCCTTCGAGAACGACATCATGCAGGCCGGATGCCACAGGCTCCATTTCGACGATATGGCCTATGCCGCCCGCGAACTCGGACTGGCCGTATGATCTTTACTCTACCGATGAGAAACGACAATGGACACGATGCACAAGACAACCGAACGTATCCCCACATGGAGCCTGTGCTACCTCATTAACGGTGACGCATCCGGGCTGACCGAGGAGGAGACCGGTATCGTCGACGCTTGGGTCTGTAACTGGCAGGTGCAGATTGTTGCGCCCGTTACGGCTGACGACGGCGATATCGAACCTTATTTTTCAAAATATCCTCTGTTCGGGCTGCCTGCAGAGGTAGCGGACTGCGATATCTTGTATATCAACGATACCCCTTTGCCGATAGACTGTATTTCGAAGGAAACACTCGTCGGACACGGATATGCTAAATAGATACACGCAAAGTCCGGAATTTATAGGACTATATATCTTACAACACGCCAAACACATGATAAAAATCACTCTTTCAGAATACAATGCGCTCCACAAAGACTATCGCGGCGTCTGGACCATTGAACGCGACGACCTTCCGAACTGGGCCGAAATCCGCGACAAGCACATGGGTAAACGTACCATGCTTCACTATGATAACGGCGCCACGGTACTGCTCGTCGAGGGACTGGACTTCGAGATCGTCGAAAGCGATTTTTACACCCGCGAATTTCGCTGCGGTAACAGCCACGTCAGCCGCAAGGAACTGGAAGGCTTTTCCAGTCCGTTCTGCACGAAGGATACGACCGACGCCCAGATGCAGCGCATCGTCGAGGAGGCCGATGCCGCGACACGGGAGTGCTGGCGCATCCCGGTTGACCAACCGATCGACTTCCAGAATGACGGACAGTCCAAGACATGGTGGACGGAACTCGAAAATGCCGCCGTGCGACAAGGAATTTCCTATTACAAGGATAATGATTGAGCCAGACAATCTTACATACATGCGAGATCGCTGAGGTAATATGGTAAAATACTTAATCACCCAAATTAAATGGACACCCAAAAAAATATAATGGCTTCCATCGTAGCCATTCTGACCAACAACGGTCTAACGGAACTTTCTTTAGGAGACTACGACGAGCTCCATGACCCCGCCTACATCGTTTGGTTCGATGATGATGGAAGTCCCTATGATGACCCCGTTATCAAGGTCATGGTAGAGGACAACACCGTCTCCGTAGAAGTCGAAGCACGGGAATTCGCGAACAATGTAACCCTTCAGGATTATGAAATCAATCGTCCGGAATGGTGGCAGCAGATTCACGCCAGCGTGCTGGAGGTACTGGAAAGGGACGGCAAACGCCGTTGTCCCGTCTGTGGCAAAATACTCAAGGGCCGACAGAAATACTGTTCGGAACCCTGCCGGAAACTTGCCGAGCCCAAACCGACAGCACAAGAAGTGGCTGAATTGGCCAACAAGCGAATCCGGGAACTGATCGGCAAAATCATCGAGTACGAATCCTTGGTGCATGCAGGGGAATGTCTCGATAGCGAGTGTCACAACGGCAAAAAAGACTGCACGGGGCGATCGTGCAAGCGTTGCCGCAAACGCTATTATGCGAAAATAAAAAAGCAACTCATTGAAAAATATTCGATTAAAGTATGATATACAAGAATTACATCATAGAATATGTGCCGACCGGCAATACGCATATCGATCACAAGGACGATATCTGTTGCCGTGTATATCTGCGACGTCCCGGAGACACGACGGAGCCCGAGCTGTTGAGCAGCTTTCTTATCTTGGGCGGGGAAGTTCACGACTACGGTTCGGCGGAGGCAGCCATAACTGCCTATATGCGCAGAAATTACCCTGACAATGATGAGCAGGATATCCGGGACTACCGGCAACTGGAGGAGTGCCGAAGAGAACTGCAGCAACGGATGAAACGGCTCATCGAGAGGATGCTCACCCGTCATGGCGGACGCATCACATCGTATCCCGTAACCGACGAGTACGGGGGCAGCGACTATCCCGTGACGATGATCTTTCGTGGAAATCGCGGATGCCGGAACATCAATATGACCGACATCCGCCTCGACGAGAACGGGAGATTGAAAGCCGGTGGTATCGACGAGCATGACGGAACCGTCGAAAAGAATCTCGAAATACTTCCCGAACATTATGCGGGAACACTCGCCTTTCTCGCTTTTGCACTCGGAATACGACAGTCCGGATTATAAAAACTACTATATAAAGCACAGAAAATATGGATTTACACAGGTATTACGCGGAAAATAAGGACGATATCAACTCGTCGATCATGGAAATCGCTTCGGATCTGGCCGTCGGCCGTATGGTAGACAAATACAAGCAGCCCTTCGAAGCATTCGTCGAGCCGGATGACCTCGACGATCCCGATAGCGGAACTCATTACAAAGAGGAATTCCAAGACGAGTACAACCAATTTTACGACGAGGAATACGAGCGCGTGGCTTCGCTGATGCAATTCGATATCGGGACGGAGGACGGCATCCGCAGAGACGGCACGGACGATCCGATCTCCTCACTCGTGTCCCGGGCAAACGCATGGCAGCAGGAGGCCCGCGAGCAAATCGTCGAAACGCTCCGCCGGCACGGCGGGCGCGTGACATACACACCGGAAGAGGAAGACGGAGAGTATCCCGTTACCGCGTCATTCCACGGAAGGCACGATCATATCCGTCTTAATATCACCGACGTCTACCTCGAAGAGCAGACCTGCATCATGGCCGACGGTATCGACTCGGACGGTGACAAGAGAATTGGATTTCAGTTCTACGACGGACAGCTCTACGACATCGCGCTGTTTCTTAAATATGTCTTATAGCTATGGCAACGAAAGCTGTTTACATTACCGTTCGTCTCGATCTGGAGAGTACGGCGGCGGTCATCTCCGACGAAGAGGTGCAGGACCTCATTAACGAAGTGGATTACGGGTTTACCGCGCCGGAAGGCTGCGGCATCACGATTATCGATACCGAAATCTGCGGACTGAACGAATAAAATATTTTCAGAAAATGGATAAAAAAGCGATCATTCAGGAACTACGCGCATGGAACGACGCCGTGCTCACCGCTCAGGCCCTGCCGTTTCTCGAACCGCTCGGCCTGACCATGCGTTTCGACGCCGATGTTTTCGACGAAGACGAACGGCAGGATACCGGCTGCATCGCCCTGTACAAGGGCGGCAGCGTCTTCGAAAAGGAAATCATCTATTGGATCAATTACGAAACCATGGCCGACTTCTTCATCCGGGAAGACGACTGCTCGCAGGATGCATACAAGGAACAGATGCACATCAATCTCTTCCATGTGATCGGCTCGGCACTTGTGGAGATGTTATCTGACCTATACGGCCAAGGCAACGAGACATTCGATGCCTCGGTAGACGACTTGCCGGAAAGCCCCTTGCGCTCGCTCCTGCAGGGCGACGGCGATTCGAAGCAGCTATCCGCACTGAGCGAGGAGTTCGCAGCCTGTCATCAGGACAATCGGGCGGAGGACAGTTCCCTATACCGCTTCTGCATGCAGTACATCGCACAAAAACCGGTCGCCGATCCCGACCGAGTTGCCATTACGGACGACGCATGCGAGGTAATCGAGGTTATCACGACTCTGACCATCAATCCCGATATGTTCCGCCGCCGCGTCCGGAGCCTCATGCTGTCCGGATTACCGCAGCAGGAGGCCGAAAAGGTCGTGGCTTCGACACCGCAGAAACTGGAGCTTTTCTACGACGTCGCTCTCGGAGCTTTCGCCATCGATGCCGAGGCGGTAGGCAATACGCCGCTCTACAATCCTTATACGGGAAAAGAGATCCCCGACGAAACAAAATAAAAACTGAAACTATGACAACATTCAAAAAAGGACAGCGGGTCTGGTGGGACCCGAACAACGAACACTCCGGCGAATACGACGTACTGGATCCGCAGGGCGAACTCAATATGGGTAAACCGGAAAACGAATGCATTATCCGTATCGGCAACGGAGAGAAGACATGGGATGTCCCGGCCAATTACCTGACGATCGTATTCCCCATCTCGGACGAAGATCGTCAGCAACTCGAACAGCAGGAGTTCCGCAATCGATTGCGTGACAAAGAACTGACAGAACACATCCGAAAACTTGTCGTTCAGTTCGAAGACCAAAATTTCGAAACCAAAGGATACTCCGTCCGCATCAGCGACGAAGACCACGACGCTTGCTGCGTATATGGATTTCAAGTGGACGAAGATGTACTTTATGCTTTGCTGGATTACGGCGACGGCAGGCTGCGGACGGTGCCGGTTTCTGACCTGTGCGCCGTAGAGCTCTTCGATGCCTTCTGGCAGTTGGTCCAAAACGCTTAAACGCTTAAATCCAAGAAACGGCAAAATACGATCATAACAAGGTTATATAATCAATTTTATGAAAACGAAATTTTTGTGTTACAGCCGCTCGAACCCTAATCAGGTCGTTTGGCATTATGCTGAACTGGAAAAAATCGGCGCGGGCGTGTACATCTACCTTCAACAGAAGGATCAATATCGCGAAGAGGACGATATGATCGCCATCGTTCTACAGCTGGACAACGTCTTTTTCGAACATGGAGTCTACAGCCGCAGGTACCTCTCCGGCAAGAACGTAGTCGCTGTCGGAACCGAATTTCTTGCAAGCTTCCATCTTAACATCGAGCAGACCATGCAGGAAGGACGACATCTGCAGCTTCTCTTCGTGCGGATTTATGAGGAACTGGGCCGCGATGCGGCACCTTTGATCCGCTACAGGGAAGAGCGCGAGCTGCGCTTGCAGCAAGAGGCAGAGGTGCGAAAGCACCGGAAAGAGCAGCAGCGTCGACAGGCCGAGGAACAGCAGTGCGAGCAGTTGCGGCAGGCAGGAGATAAGTTCCTCGCCGAGGAATTCATCTCCTGCGAGAATTTTATCGCCCTGTGCAAACGCGAACGGATTCCCATACCACTCCGCACGCACGGCACCCTGCACCGGAGCGTTCATGAACTCTCCCGGAATAATATTCGTTATATGCTCACGAAAAGCAGGAGTATTCCGAAGCTCGGCGGATGTTTCGCGTTAGTCAAAGCCTTGTGCGAAAAACTCTCCGAAACAACGGATTCAAATACGACGAAATAGAAACTCATTCGATTATGATAGTATGCAGCATTTGCGGCGGCACGCATGTCAGGTGTGCCGCCGTCATCAACCCGAACACGAAGGAATTTATCGAATTCGGGTATGATGCCCTTTCAGACGGGCAATGTGAGCAGTGCGGCAACGTTCTTTTGACCGATCCCGAGGAAGTGAAGGCAGACATCGACAAGTGGTGGGCGGAATATATGGCTCGGAACGGTTCGCATCCCAATTTCGTCCTTTGCCGGATCGTCCGTACCGACAATTACGACGGATACGAACAGGCACATATCCGCATCGGAGGGCCGGAGAACGTCGTCGCACAAACGAAAGCCCTTGCCGCATGCCGCGACCTCGACGAGCTCAAAATCATGACCGAGCCCGATCCCGAACGGGGATTTACCCTCGTCGAATGTCTGGGCTTCGAGTTCCGACCGGTCATGGAGAACCGAACCTATCGGATCGAAATCGACGGTGAATGTATTCCCGTAACCACGGAAGAGGTATTGAAACTCTACCCGAAGCAGCACAACCTGACCCAGGACGATATCGAGCGGTATGCGGCCACCTACACGGCCCTGATCAAATCCTATCGAGAATGCGAGCGGTGGCTCGATGCGGCACTCGTCCGGCGGCTGCTGGACGAGGAGCGCCTGATGAAACCCGGCGAGAGCGACAGTTTCAAAATGCAGCTCCACTTCGAGTGGTTCGTGAGAATCCGTAAAGAGCGGGAGGAGCAGTACGCCCCGTTCCGTTATACCGTAGAGGCGTTCTGTCTGGACAACATCCAAACTTTCACGCGCCGCTATGTCAAACTCGAAGAGGCATTGCTTCATTGTCTGAACGGGTTCAACGAAAATGCGAGCATCCCCGATCGCTATAAATCCATCGAACAATATTTAACACAATCGAAGACATTATGAACTTTACCAGTATTCAGATGCAGCAGACTCTCCGCCGGCTGGAGGCTGCCATGCCGGACATTACACCCGAACAACGCCGGCTGCTCGACGATCTGAACACCCTAATCGAAGAGAGCGGACGTCACTACATCGTCGAATCCCTGACCGTAGAGCAGATGCGCGAGCATGGCTACGACGTGACGGAGCAGGATGCCGGCGTCATCGACCGCATTGCCGAGAAGGTTGAAGTGGATGCCGACATGCTCTGGAACGGCGTGGCTGTGTGGGCCGAAAATTACGGAATAAAATCACTCAAAGAGTATTGAACAATGACAAGAGAAGAATACCTGCGACGCCCTCCGATCGAGGGCGTCGTCTATAAAATCGATGAGGAAGAAATTCGGGTGCAGAATGATTGTACCTTGTTCATCCATATTCACAACTGCCGGAAGGTCACCCTGCAAGAGGTACAGACGCATTTTCGCCAACTGCGGCACGAAGTCAAGGCATCCGGAAAGGTCATACTCAGAGGCTCGACCAAATTCATGCCCGCCGTCCGCAAACTCTACCCGACATACTGTACCGCCTGCGAGGATATAGAACGGCTTTTTTCTGAACTGACAGCCCTCGTCCGCCAAATAGAGCGGGACGGACTGCACAAGGGCTGCTCGGACGACGAAGTCTTGGAGGACGCGATCCGGAAGCAGAACGAGATTAGTACATATTACTACCGCAACAGCGATTATTCCCGTTTTCTGGGTTATGACAATCGTGTTTGCGAGTTGTTGCGGAACAAACCGTGGAGAGACGAAAACATCATTGGAATGACACTGCCTATATAACAAAAATTAAACCGATATGCCCAAATACAAATATTTTCAGGACGAGAAAACCATGGTGTGGCAGCGTCACGCCTTTACGGTCACGTCCGAATCCGAAGCGGAGGCCGACCGTATCATTCATGAAAACGAGTTGAATCAGGAGTGTGTTACGAATGTCTACGATGACCGCATCGTCTTCGAGAACACGGAAACGCTTTTCGATACGCAGAGCCGTATCGAACCCGACGAAAATGGCGGACGGCACACGCTGGAGGTCCTTACGGCCGACAAACGACGGTCCGTCTGCACGAATGCGGACGACAGGCTTTCCGAGGGATCAGAACATCCCTGCACAGCATCCGCTGAAAGGGAAACGTTGTCGCCCCAAGAGCAGGTCAAAAGTATCACCGACAAATTGATCGTTGACCTCTGCCGTATTACGGAGCGGCCGGATGACTGGCTCCCGCATACGGTGTACGTGGAGGAAGAAGCAGAAGATGCAAGTTGCTTCGGAATGCCGGTATATACGATGTATAAGCTCGAAGACTACAAGGCAGACGGAAGTTGCACGCTCTATAACCCGCAAACAGACGAGCGTCGCGGCGGGCACCTTTACGAAATCAACATCGATTGGCTCATAACGGTATGGCACCGTTATCGGGAACTATGTGTCGAACAAGGACTCTGGCGTGAACAGGCTATTCACCTGCTGGAACAGGAGACGGATGCTTCGCTGTCCGACATTCTCGAGTTCGTCGGGGAGCATTGGCAGAACCTCGCCTCTGACGAGGAAAATATTGCGTCGTTCCGGCAATGGTTAGCGCAGGACAAAGTAATCGAATAAGTTCAATATTTACGCGCGCATGTAATAGTATTATCAAGTACATATCTTCAATACATGAATATATCACTTAATAAATTGAATATCATGTATTTGAATCATATTTTTGCCTAAAAAAAAGGTGGCTTCGCCCTAATATTCCCTATATTTGTCCGATTGGAAATATTCATAAAATCAGCAAATAATGATTGAGAGGAAAAGGGGAAGAGTATTGTGTCATTCCTATCGAATAGAATATCGAATTTACATTATTCCGAAATCGTCTTTTGTTTCGAGAACAATGGCTGACGATTTAAGCAAAATCGGTTAGCGCAGACAATTCTGGGAATATAGTAAAATTCGAAGGCTCAATGAACACCAGCTTCGAGAAAGCGAAAAACAGTTCGGATGAATGGTATACGCCACCTTCTATTTTCGAAAGTCTCGGTCCATTCGATCTTGACCCGTGTGCTCCGGTAAAGCCTCTCTGGAAAATCGCGAAAGTCAATTATTCGAAACTTGACGATGGGTTGTCGCATGAATGGCATGGTCGAGTATGGCTCAATCCACCTTATTCTCATCCCCTCATCGAACGTTTCGTCAAAAAAATGGCACAGCACGGCAATGGTATCGCGTTGTTGTTCAATCGCTGCGACAGCAAATTATTCCACGATGTGATTTTTCCTGCAGCCGATGCAATTCTGTTTTTGCGGGGACGTATCAGGTTTTATATGCCGGACGGCAGTCAAGGAGGATCTCCGGGATGCGGAAGCGTTTTAGTTGCTTTCGGGAAAGACAATGCCGACACCTTGGAGGCTTGTAACATTCAGGGACAGTTTTTCCGAATAACTCATTCTGAAAGACGGTAATAGAAGAAACAGTATAAACGCTGTTGAAGCCTCTGTCGAAATCTTTGACGACCGAAACCTTTTAGCTGACAAACTATAAATTACCGTTCCGATTCCACGATGTACCGTTTCTCGATGTTAGATTCGACTAAAGGAATATTGAATATACAAATTTCCGTCCTATCTGTAAGAGCGTTTATCTGGCTGTTATAGATGAAGTTGTTGCGTTTGCAATAACGCAGATATTCCTCGTCTGCGGTTACGAACATTAAAAGTTCTATGATGATAGGTTTATGTGCGAAAGTCCAAAATTTATGACGAACCGTATAGACTCTCCGCCGAAGTTTTCAGCGGGAATTGCTACTAAAATTGAAAATTTATGAACGAACAACGCATGACTCTGGATCGGAAGATCCAAAATATACTGGATAGAGGGCCCATGGCGGCCCTCTATTTTGCTGTTGCTGCCAACGTACTGCGGCAGGTAATCGAACAGAACGACGGCCGATTCGTATTCGGGTTATTCGGCGGCCTGATCGATGTGGCGACCATTCGCCACTGTGTAAAAACGATAGACGAAAACCTTAACGATACAAAACGATGAATAACGACCGCAGAAATCGCCTCCAAGAAGTTCGAGAATCGCTGGACGACGTGATCTCCCAAATCGAAGAGATCAAAGACGAGGAGCAAGAGGCACTGGATAATATGCCCGAGGGGTTGCAGCAAACCGAGCGCGGCGACAGAATGCAGACGGCCATCGACACGATGGATGAGGCCATTTCGGCCATAGAGGACGTGCAGCAGACCATCGACGAAGCGGCGCAGTAAAAAAGCCGTACAGAAAAATTCTGTACGGCTTTCCTTTTTATTCCCCGTTGTTTCAAACGCCAAGAATGATATTGGCATCTATGGCGAGTTTGACATTCATAGTGCGCGCGACCTTGAGTGTAGGTTCGCTCTTACCTGTAAGGTATTCGTTTACGCGCGAAGGACTTACACCTAAAATATCGGCAAGCGCCTTTTGGGTGAGGTTGCGCTCATACATGCGTAATTTCAAAACGTCGATCAATGACGGAGTTTTTACCGGATAGGTAATTTCCTCGTAATCTGCCACCAAATTGGACAGCAAAACCAACTCGATGGAGTTTCGATCATCCTCCGGAGTTTCTTCCGTAACCAGCGGCATGAGTTCCTCTATGCGAGCCATAGCCGCATTGTACTGTTTCTCATTTTCTATACGTGTCATTTTTCCAGAGTTTTAGTAATTCCCGATTTTACAATGCGGAACAGTCGTCGATCTTGTCGTACTCGGCATGCGTACAAATGCGCCTGATATAGATCATCTTGATCCTGAATTTTACCACGGCGATAAGCCGGTAGTCATTGCCCTTTATATTGAATACAAAGTGTTGATTGCCTACGGAATCGACACTGTTGAAATCTTTTTTGATATCCGCAAAGCAGTCCCATTGGGCATTGCCGGTCTTCTTGTACCACTCTTCGAGCGCTGTCTCCGCATCGGCATGTTCTCGGTAAAACATAACCAATGTCTTGCGAGCGATTATTCTCATACGTGACTCACATTAGTAACGCAAAGATAATACCGATATTTTGAAAAACAAAATAAAATTACGAAAAACAAAATAAAAATTGTCTAAAACCTTAACGCCTATGGCAGCCAAAGGAGTATCCACGATGTCGGAGCCGCTGGAAAGCGCCGACTATTATGCTCTGATCGAGCATCTGGAGCAGGACGGCAAATACCGCTGGGCCCTGTTCTGTATCATCGCCTGCACGATGGGCCTTCGTGTCAGCGACGTGAAACGCATCCACTGGCAGGACATTCTGGCCGGGGACCTGCACTTCATCGACGAAAAGAAGACCGGTAAGAACCGTCGCATCAAGATCAACGACTCGGTGCGGCGCAAGTACCTCGAATACTACGACCGTATGGGGCGCCCTCCGCTGGAGCAGCTCATCTTCCTGAGCAAGCGCACCGGACGGGCCTACACCACGCAGAACATCAACACCCACCTGCGGAATTTCAAAAAGAAATACCTGCTGCCCGTAGAGCGGTTCTCGTCGCACTCCCTGCGCAAAACCCTCGGCAAGAAGATCTACGAGGACAACGGGTGCACCGAGTACGGTTTGATGCTTGTGAACAGAACTTTCAACCACCGGGACCTCCAGACCTCGGAACGCTATATCGGTGTATCGACCCATGCACTGGAAAACGTCTATGACTCTTTTCAGTTCGAATGACAACAACTATTTTATATCCATCCAAAATATTCTCTCGATGAATATGGAACCTACCACGAAGAAAAAGTATGCCTTGAACCATGTTAGAAAGCTGGCCCGCCGTTACCAGACGAAAATCAACGCCGCTTACCGCGAAATCGACGAACACGTCCGCAGCGGACGCAGCGGCAAGGTAACCACTCCCAATTATGCCCGTGAAGTGATCGCACCGCTGACCTGTGCACTCGCAGAAGCGCTGCCCGGGCGCGAAGTCTCGGTACAGGATGCAGTAGAGGTGTTCGGTACAGACGCCTACTTCCTGCTCCGGATCGGAGGGCTCACGATCGGGGGATTCTCGTATCCCGGCCCTAAGGCCGCACAGATAGACTTCACTATCTTTGCACGCGGAAAGCCGTGGGGACGGAGCATTGCCGTCACCAAGTTCTCCCGGCTAGTGAAACTGGTCGCCGAACTGGCAGATTTTGTAGAACCAGGCAAGAAGAAAAGATATGATGATATACGACGACAAGGAAATACAGCGGCAGTATCGGACAATAGCGCTGCTGGCTATCAGTAAATGGTTGTTTTTGGGGCTTATCGTACTTGTCGGTATTGCAGTGGCCGTATTCTCGCCCCAAGAGGATCCTCTCGACCGATCGGCGATCAAAAGCCGGCAGCTGGTTACCGAGATATATGTCGTAGATAGTACCAACAACGGATTCCGCGTCAGTTATGCCACCATCAACAGCGTTACCCGGGAGCGCTTCGAGGAGATACGCAGCCGGCCGGCAGTACGGGATTCGCTGAGTAAACTCATGGAAGTGGCACCGCGGAAATTTCCCGACATGGTCCATTTGGACATCTACGACTTCGCGGATTTCGCCAAGCGGTTCGATCCGGCGGACATACGGATTCATAACATCTTCGTATACGGTCGAGAGAAGGAGAACATGTACATCGGGGACAACCCGCTCATCAGAAATCCGGCCCGATCGATCGACAGACGGACGGCACAAGGACTCCTCTACATCCGCGACGAGGATATTTACTTTCCGGATTCGGACTGTGGCAGAGTTTATAGGTATTTCCAGTGCCGGGGTATGTTTCAATTCTCTGACACTGACGAACATTTCAGCCACTTCTCCGAAGAGGAGAGAATATAATGAAACGCAACGGAAGTATATAAATACTAATTAGTTGTGAAGTAAAAATATCTTCAAAAAACTTGTTTTCAAGTCTCCGTTTAGGTATCTTTGCACCGGGGTGAGAGCTCTTTAATTGACAGACAACAGATTCTATAAATTGGTGAATTATGAGATCGAACGATGAAGAAGTGAAAGCATCATGGAAATTGAAACGGTCCGCCTCAAATTCGAAGTGTCGAAAGAAACGAAAACGCTCATCGGGTTCGTTACCCGGAGTTCCGCGACATGGCGGTTGCGCGGTGTAAGCGAAAAAGACGAATGTCCCAAGAAGATATGCGTCCTAGCTCAGGACTTACAGGGGCTTATCGAACCGGGCATCGTGTACGAGGTCGAGTTGCGCCCGATGCGTAAGGGCAACGGATTCATTGTCATCTCGGCCACTCGTCCAAAATACGAGGCGACGTTCGAGACGACAGTCATCGAGAAAACCGTATATCAGGTACGAATCATCTTCGGACACAAAACAATTTATTTCGACCCAAAGGACGGCAACTCGCCATCGAGCCGTACCATCGCAGGGGTCGAGAAAGCACTCCGCGAGCGGCAGGATCTGGCTGACACGGAGAAAGTGATAGAAAGATTCCGGGCCGAGGCTGAGAAATTGCTCGACCGGATCGAACAGGACGGCTACATCATCCGACGATGAGCCGTCCGACTGCGGGGATTGCGACGGATGCATCCCACTCAATCAAAAACGGCTGCACGCGCTTCAGGGGAGTAGACCTGAAGACCGGCACCGAAATCTTTTCCGAGAACATAGGGAACCAGACGGTCAACGTCGGGGAATTTCTGGGTGTAGTTGCTGCAGTGAAGTACATCATCGAGCATGATTACTCGCCAGAAATCGTGTATACCGACAGCGTGACCGCGATTTCGTGGTTCCGCAACAAACGCACGGCATCGCGGCGTAAGACTGCGGCGCTGCTGCGGGCCGAGGTGTTCCTGCAGGCGGTATCCCATCTGGTCGATACGATACGTGTCGAACACTGGGACAACGACGGCTGGGGCGAAACCCCGGCCGACTACGGCATGAAAACACGTTGAAAGTTTTAGACGGAGCGTCTTCCCACCCGTGAGGGCCGGAAGGCGCATTTTTAATTCTTCTTATCCTTTCCGACATGGCAAAGAAATTATCCGACAAGACCCGGTACGTTACCCTGCGCGAACAGGATTACCGGATGCTGCTCAACGATCATCTGACACTTCGGGCCATGAAAATACTGGGCGTCGAGAAGCATCCCGCTTTTCGGGCCGTAGAGAGCATTCTCAAAGACGGACGGGTCGAAATTCACATCCGGCCCGTCGACGGCAAATACAGGTAAAAAGCTTCGATACCGCCCTTATTTCATCAGACATAGATCATTCAGGTCCAACAGCCGCTTGTTCTGTCGTGAGGCACGGTTGAGAATGGCTTCCACAAACGGATCGACGCCGGTATGGTCGAACAGCACCGTATGAACGCTTTTCAGGACATTGCAAAGCAGCCTATTTTCTGTGAGTTGGTCATCATCGCTTTGGGGGAACATCGCCTCATCGAAATACTCCGTATAGGGCGGCGTTTCGACGAATGGAGCGTTGTTGCTGAAGATTCCCATCAGGTAGATGTACGGAAGACGGAAGTCGGCGATAAGTTCCGTTTTGAACGCTTGCAGCAGAGAGGCAGATACGGTATCGAAAAGACTCCAGCGTACATGGAGATAGGTGTCGATACCTTCGGACGAAAGGGTCCGGTAGAGAGAGCGTAAGTTGGTACGGTAGCGGGCCATAGAGGTCACATCTTCGTACCGGCTCTGAGAGATGTGTCCTACACACAATACGGATTTAGCGGGGTTCTCGACAAAATTCACCATAGATTTTCAGTAATTACAATTTTTGGAACCCCGCTGAGACCGACAGTATCGGTTACGAAAAGGGCGCAAGAGCAACAGTTCCTAACCAAAGGTCTTGCGAACCCTACACATGGAAAAGTCGTCCTACGCCCAAAGGATGCCACGGTGTAAACCGTAACACACCTTCGAGTCGACTTACTTTTTGCCATGTGTAATTCACCGCCGGGAGTACCCGGACGGGTCGCAAGAATTCGGTTAGGCAGAAAGAGTAAATCTACTCTGTATCTATCCGCAACGCTTTACGCGCCGCTATGTCGCATCGCTCTTATTCGAACGATATTTCGGGTCTCCGCTATGTAATAACGGGGAACCTCAAGGGCAAAAATAATATTTTTTCCTCTTTTCGGCAAGGCAAAGGGCTGTGTAGGCCGCATTTACCGGACGAAAAATTATCTGTGTACTATCAACTATGGTATCGAAAATATACTCCTATGCGAACGACTTACTATTATTACTACTATCTTTGTGGGGACGGCAAAAAAAATAGGGCTTGAAAGCCCTTGTTGCCGTTTCCTATGTAGGTTTAGTCTTGCCTCAATCTTGCAGATGCGTTGTAAATCAAGCTACTAAGCTATATCCCGCAATCGTATTTATAAGGCATACAAGATATTATGGGAGTGTGGCATGTTATCATGGGGAAATGTATCTAAAACTGCCATCTTGTCATATTGTTTGTGACAATTCTGTTAGAAATCTGACTTTTATCCCTATTTTGGTCTGTGGCATACATTATGCGTATATCCATTTAGATTAAAGCCGGGTCAAGACCGATGGATACGTTTTATGGCATGTACACAATCGTGTTCCACACGCAGGTTTTGGCTGACGTGTGAATAGAGATTCCTATTCTCCAAATCCAGTGCAACAGCTCGATGAGCTTTGTAACCCAAGAAGTGAAGAGAATAAGTCTCATAGGTTCTATCTGAGGATGAGCTGCCATGATAATTAATGTGGTTAGTTGATACAAAGGTAATAACTTAATTCTAACAATGAGTAGCGTTGACTAATGCGTTAGCAGGAAGCAACATCAGGCATGTACCCATCAATAGGCACGCTACGACCGGCTTTAATCTTTTTTATACATCATCCGAGAATATGCAGACCGACTGGCTTAAATTTAAGAAGTATCCACACATAGGTGAACCTTTAACAGAGAAAGATCTAGCTTGGGTTGTAAGGTACGTTACAGATCCTCAAAACATATCAACACATAAGTTTGTTCCGCTACTGCATAAAGTAATAACCCAGAGAAAGTACAGACCTGAAAGTCCCGCATCAAAGAATGGGAGTGGAAAACGAAACCGTACGGTTAAAGATCCCAAAAAGCGTCATATATTCTATGCCTCGCATTTAGATTCAATCATATATAGTTACTATAATAGCATTCTTGCTACTGCCTATGAGAAGTATTTGTCTGACAAGGGATATAAAAATGTTGCCGTTGCATATCGCAAAATACCCAAAGATGATACCTGTAGTGGCAATAAGTGCAACATAGAATTTGCTTATGATGCATTTCGTTTTATATTGGATAACAAGTCTCGCGAGTTGTCTGTGATAGTAGCCGACGTTACTTCCTTTTTTGACAATTTAGACCATAAACTATTACATCAACAATGGAAGAAAGTTTTAGGGGTAAGTGATTTGCCGGCAGACCACTACAAAATATTCAGAAATCTTGTCAATTATACGTATGTAGATGTCATAGATTTATTTGAGAGGTTTAAGGACCGAATAATCGTAGAACGTTTCAAACCCAATGACACATCTTGTAAAGAACTGAAGCGAAAAAGGATCTCCAAGATAAAAAATATGCGATATGAAAATGCGGTCGCATTTTGCGATAAGACGGAGTTCTTTAGGACTGCCACAGATTTAATAAAAGCAGATAAACCGTATGCTTCAACAGTTCGAGAGAAACTAGGCAAGGACGCGAGAAAAGGCATACCTCAAGGTACCCCTATAAGTGCAACATTAGCGAATATCTATATGATTGATTTTGATGACGCTATTTATAAGGAGGCATCATCAAGGAGGGCATATTATCAACGGTATAGCGATGATTTGATAATTATCTGTGATAGAGCCGACGAGAAATACTTTTATGATTTAATAATTAGGGACATAGATGCAATAACACGCCTTGAGATTCAGGCCGGAAAGACTCATATTTACCGATATGATGAAAATTGTAATGGAAATCTAGTAGGCGGGATCGTAATGGAAGATGGCAATGTGTCTCCCAATAAGCAGTTAGAGTATCTAGGGTTTGCGTTTGACGGCACAAAAGTTCGAGTAAAGACTTCTGGATTCTCGAAATTCTACAGAAACATGAAGCGAGCTTTTAAAAGAGGTGCTTTTTTTGCAAAGAAGCCGCATATTCCATCGGACAAGCTATTTGAGGGAAGGTTATATAAAAGATTTACTCACCTTGGTGCAAAACGCAGGTTAAAATGGAAGCAGGACAGCAGTAACCCTAGCGGTTTTAAACGAACAACCAAATACGATTGGGGCAATTTTATTAGCTATTTAATAAAAGCTGATAATGTAATGGCTGATATCAATCATGATAAGTCTATATCTGCGCAAGGTCGAAAGATCTGGCCAAAGTTTCATCGATTAAAAAAGCAGGCCTATGAGGATATCGACAAACACAAGAAAGGGTAACATTGCGAGATATGTGCTTCAAAGTGTTACGATTCACAATCTGGTGAATTAGGTGGAGCCGATACGCCTCTACGGTGTATGTGATTCACAATGTTCTATGCCAGATTCACCCAATTAGATCTCTTCCACGCCAATCTCTTTGAGGTACTCATATATGCTGTCATACCACTCGGGCTTTCTGGTCTTATCCGGAGGTGTTCCGCAGTCACCATAAGGTACGACAATGACCATACCCTGACGGGCTCGCGTCAGCAAGACTCGATACGCATTTATCTGGTACTTTTGGTTCTCCTTCTTCTTTATGTTCTGCCATTTAGTACCACTCCTGAGTTGGAAGTGTTCCCATTTATCGTGAGTCTTATTGAGTCGCAAGTCTGCATCCCATGCGACACACGCCCAATCAATCTCCAAGCCCTGTACCTTGAACTCGGTTAAGGTGTCCTCAAGGCAGTTGGATGAGCGAATATCCGTATCATCCTCGAGAAACCAATGGACAAAGTCCGGTTGGTAACGAACATTAATACTGATTGCTTTCAGTCGTTCTGCCTTGCTGCTTGCAAGCAGCCCAAAACGTTCGCTTCCTCTGGCGTGAGAACGTAGCCATTCCTTGGCTTTGGCAAGGTCTCTTGTCAGCACGATTGGATAGTTATTTAATTCTCTCAGCGTCTTGGCTGCATCCTCCTTTTGAAGATTGAGTAATTGATGGCAGAAGAGACTGACCTTCTCTGCTCGGAAGGAACGCATACTTACGGATAAATGAAGATTCGGTTCAATATACAACCTTGTCTTATCCTCAATCATTCCGATAGCTTTCCCTCCCACATACTCACTGTCGGTCAATTTATCGGATATGTAGACATCCCAATGCTTGAAACGACGATTCAGTGATTCAAGCCACTCTTTGATGCCGGCCTCGCCTTTATTAATCTCTTGGCCTCCACCAATCAGACAAATTACAAGACCCCAATCTGTTCGACGATCAATACACGAAATCAAATATTCGGGTTCGGAGTATGGGAAGTCATTGATATGCTTCTTCTCCTTCATAAATCGCTGCAACTCCTCCTTGGTCCATGCTCTTTGCGCTTCGTCAAATATTGCAACCGGCTCAGCCGGAACAAATGATTTATCATTATGGCTGGCGAAATATTCGGGGATTGGGACAATATCATCGCCTTCCACTTTTGTTCCCTCCAGATAGAGGTCGCGGTAATGGTGGATCATCTGTATGAAGGCCTTAACCTTGCTTTTGGCCTCAACTTTTGTACATGGTTTCTCGGAGGTTAGCCCATTCTGGTAATCCTCCTTACTCCTGCGAATATAATCGCGGGTAAGTGCTTCCTGTAATACCTCTACCAACGGAAAGTTGCCGGATAGGTAAACAGCCTTCTCTCCCTTGTTGAATTGGTCTATGGCGGTTTGAAGACCAATTAACGTTTTGCCTGCACCCGGGACACCTGTCACAAAGCAGATGGCTTTTCGTCGATTGGTACGACATTGATCTATGATGCGATTGATACAAACTGCCGTTTGCTCAACATCGCCATCGTGTTTTGTAATCTCTGCAACATTGTGTTCCTCATACAATGCGACAGCTGCTTCGATAATGGTAGGGGTCGGATCATATCCACTTTTTGCCCACGTGTCATCATCTCTTTTTGACGAGGAGTGTGCAGACCGAATGTTGGCAACAATCAGTTCGATGCACTCTTTGATTCTATTGCTATTCGTTAATAGTGGCTGGTAAACATTATCCTCAAATGGTGCGAGATCAAACTTACAGTTTTTATTACGCTCTTTAGGAGCAACGAGTATCGGAATTAAAACGCGATCCCTACTTCCTTGCTGGAAATTTTTCAGGTCAAGCGCATAATCCCATACCTGAACCTCTGAGGCTCGGGTAAATTCTTGCTCGGAGGTCTTGAACTCCATGACCAGCACAATTCCATCGATGAGTGCAACGACATCAACCCTACGTCCCATACGCGGGATGTTGTATTCAAAATAGACACTTCCTCGGCCCGAGAAGTTGGCCAAAGCGCTCTTTAGGATATCAATCTCTTCCACCCACGACATCGATGTTTTCTGATTGATATCGTGAGCGTGAGCAAGTGCGAGATTGCCAACAATCTCGTTGGTGGGCTTTCGGAGAAAGTTCTCTATTGAGTCTGAATAATAGAACCTGAGCGCCGGCATGGAATTCCTGTTAGTTTTTATAATAGTACTTATATGATCTCTACCTGTAAGTCTAGCCCTAAATCTGTTGAGATTTTTTTGATCTGTTCATATTTGGTTGGAGTATCAGAACAAGTATTCACAAACCATCCGTTACCAACAGGTTTGCAGGGTTTGATATAGCGTGGTTTGGGTGTTTTTAATACTAAATTATCTGCACAAACGATTATGTTTAAATCTCTCACTCTCTCTGGCCCTGCGTATTTTACTACCTCGACAAGGCTCTCTAATACCTTGTGAGGCTGTATTACTCGTCCGTCAGGAAAGGTAACCTTAATTTTTTGACGAGCGGATGTGCTCGGCTCATTGCTGGGAGTAATAATTTCTCCGGTTACAATTGAAACTAAGTCTACCTTTAAACCAAGTCCCAGTTCCTCGGATATCTTGAGCAAATCTTCCCGTTTGCGGCGAGTATTGATGTTGGTGAATACCAACCATCCATTTGCTATTTCTTTCTGAACAGAGGCGTATTGTTCACTTCGCTCTTTCGTTACCAGATTTACGTTTGCATGAAGGATGTTTAATTCATGTATTAAATCCGGGTAATTATCCTCAATGACCTCCGTGAATGTATCAATAGCCTTAGGATGTTGTATGACCCTGCCATCAGGGTATTCTACTCTAATAATCTCTGTTTTACTTCTGGTTTTGGCAACCTCGGCTTGAGTAGAGGCCTCATGACTCAACTGAACGTATGGGGAAGCCCAATTAATCGCCTTAAAGAGTTGCATCCAATCTCCCATATTCATCTTCGAATATCGATTCCCATAGAAGTCCTCAATCTCATTATATGCTCGAACTGGGCTTACATATTCACAGTCAAGAAAGGGGCGAAGTTTATCTATCAATACGGGGTTGGCAATCTTTGTTAATTTGCCAGCCGAATTTGTATAGGGAGCCTCCCAATCAATATCAGATGAGACCTCATCCTTGTCTCCCGGATTCTGTGAAGGAGGATCTAATTGATTTTGTGGTGAATCAATTGCGCCTTGGAGCGAATCATCTGCCCCGTGGTTGTGGGGCACATCGGATTGTCCTTTGGATAGGAATGTTATATATGCATTCAGCGCCGTATAAGTGGCATTATGCCATTGTTCATTCCTGTCGCTTATCTCCGGCTGGCTGCAAAACTCTGACACGACATTATGATATTCATCTAAGTTGTTGTATGAGAGGAATAATTTCCGATACCGTGTAATATAGCCATCGTTAAGTAGAGACCGGAGGATATGGCAATAGTTTGCAATAGTCGCAGAAGAGTTGCCATCATTGGCCATGCTTTTGGCGAATGCTGCGATATTCTTAGAGTCAGCGAATGTCTTATATGCTTCGTTGGCTTCAGGTCTTCGTTTTGAGCCTATTGCGACATAGTCACTCTCATCTTGAAAGAATATTTTCAAGTTTGACAAAATGAACTCCAGTTGTTCACGAGGAAATGCTATGACTTCTCCGTCGTTGTTCAGCGACAGTCGCTTGATACTTTGTGTCGAAGCAGCCTCCTCCTGTAGGGAGAGTCTTGAATAAAAAGACACGCTTTCACCCTTGTTTAATCGCTGTTTTGTCCACTTGGGGTGCCAAGTAGTGTATACTTTATTTTCAGAGTCATATCCCAACAGAATGAAATCAATCGCACTATTCTTTATTACTTCAAAATCCTCTCTTCTAGGTAACTGCACTCTCCATATATCCGGATTGGAGAAGTACGCAGGCGAAAGATTCTTGATGTATATATAACGCTCTTTTCCATTTAGTGTTAAATGGAAGGGATTTAGTCCGTCGATTATCTGGAATGAGTTGCAGCCTTCCAAACTCTCGATGAAGATTTGCTGCAGAGAGTATCTGCTGATTTTCTTAATCATAATGCTTAGAATAGGCTATTAAACAATTGGCTATCACCTTTATTAAAGGTCGATGCTGTTGATTTTATATCGTGCAGTTTAGTTATGTTGCAAACAAACTTGACATCGGTAACATTGGCTGGTACATCCTGCTTCAGGATACGAGGAACTATCTGGTAATCATAGTAGGCCAAGGAATCCACAGCTGTGACATAATCAAAATAGACAGAGTCGATTTTATTAATGTCATTGCCTAATGTCTGTGCAATGATGGTGTATAATCGAATCTTATCCTCTGTATCCAACAGGCGATTACATATTTTATCGTAGATGTTCTTGACAGACAGGCCATTTACGTTCTCTCCGGATTCGCGTACTGTTACCGAAGCAATCAGGAGTCGGGAGTTGGGTGAGGGATTAAGTTGGTCCAATGAGAACCTGTGGATTCTCTCCTCTGAGGAAGTGCTTTTTACCTCAATCTTATCTCTGCCTAATGTAAAGTCGTATTTAGACGATGGGATAGTATGCCATGCATTAACCAGAGTATGAGGATCGAGACTTTGGTCAATAACCATTAACTCGGCCCATAACCCCTGTATCTTCTTCCGTGGAGTGGATGCTAAAGCCGAGAAGATAGCCACCAGCCTTTCAACCTCGGTAGACAGGTCTTGCTTTGAGGGATGAGGCGGCATCTTCATAAGCATCATTATAAAGATTTCAATAAAGTATGTTTGCAGGTGCTCATCATTACTTCGCAATGTGATGATTGCAAATTTCCTCAATGCGGAGTCCGTGTTAGTCTCATTGACTGTACACTCCATATCATATTCTACAGATAGGAGTTCCCTGATGGTATCAGGGACATTGTTCAGCGCATCATTGGTGGCGACAAAGAACATCGGAAAAAACTCTTTGGACGCTCCCAACTTATGCGGCAAACGGCCCAGAGACACCACGTTGTATGTGTTATCCTTGGGAAGGGTACCTTTCAAAGAGAGGAACTCGTTGATTATTTGCTTAACATCCATATTTAGAAGTCTTCGTCTGAATCGTCTATATCATTACCTATGTTCGAACAGTAATTCGTTGCCAACTGCTTGGGATAATACATTGCAAGCGTGTAGGCTGTTCTTGGGAAGTCAAGAGCTGCACCTTCGAATTCGATATGATGCAATTGGATTGTTATAGTGTCCTCTGACCCCACAATCTTCCGGTCTCCTGGATAATTTGTCGAATCCGTAACGGAACTCGGACCGGCAAACAAATCGGTGTTCGGTGCAAGTCGGCGGTTGTCTTTATCGAAGCTACGGTGTCGAGGAGGGGCGGCAAATGCCATTTGATAAAAATACACGTATCGCAGAGGTTCTTCATTATCCTCTGAAGATAGATATCTCAAATAGCGTATTGTGTTGGCTTTTCGTTGGGCGTCCGGCCAGTTCTTAAAATTGAAGTCTGACAAAAACTCGATGGCCTCGTCCACCTCCAGTTTCATCCACCTGTGAGTACGATCCTTTGTAGTGTCCGGTCTAACCGTAAAATCATTAGAGTGTTTATGCAAGAATGTCTCGACAACCTTGTCATTGTGCTCGATTGTATAGCGACTAGCAAAGGCTTGCATGGCGAACATTCCTTTTAATTTATCATTGACTACCCATACGGGAAGAACATTGCGACGAGTGGGACGCAGTGATGGAGATAAAAGGATGCTACGTTCGACAGAATCAAGCGAATCGCAATCTCTTAACAATTTGCGCAACTCCTCTTCGTGGTCAACATATGCATGGTAGTTGACAATGGATGATTCCGGCAGAAAAACACGGCAAGAGCGGATATAATCTTTTTTATATCCAAAGAAGCGACACCTTTGCTGGATGGTGTCCGCATTTGTCGCACTTGTCGTGTATCTCGGCATATATGTAGTTGCTAGTTTTTCAACCGTAAAGCCACGATTAAGCATCTCCGCACCCACAAGGATATGCATCTTGTAGTTATCCCATTCGATTTCTGTCTGAGCATCCTTATCGGTATTCACAAGGTAGACCTTTTTATCGTGAATAATTTCTGCGATATATGGCTTTATTTGCTCAAAAGTAGGTCTCTCCTCTGGCGCATAGTACTCAACCGCCATTGGAAATATTTTCTCAAATCTCTCAAGCAAGTCTACTTTGTCATCACAGCCATCAGGCATTCTCAGCGCTTTTCTCCAATTCTTTAACTCATTATCAATCCACCCTTTGAACGTTTTATTCCATTTCTTCTCATTGTCGGGGTGTACCATCATTGATAGATAGGTAATATCATCTGGAGCCTGCCATTTGACAACAATCGCAACAGCAAGAATATGGAACATAAGTGCGTCCTTGAGGGATTGAGGCATCCTTTCTAGCGGATTGCGTGTCTTGTGGAAAACCTCCTCGTTTGGAATTTGTATAATCAATCCACCCTTAAATAAATCATGATTGGGGCCTTTCCCAAAGAATAACTTACCTCCGATATATCCCTCTCCAGGCGTTAGCAGCGTATGACTCTTGGGCGAGAGAAGGTCCTGCATGCTGATAAGAATATTGGCTTGAGGGGTGGCAGTATACTGAATGTATGTATTCCCCGGAAGGACGGCGCGTAAGCGCAATATTGAATCGTAAGTCGATGATCTCTCCTCCTCCTCTTGGGTTCTCTCTTCTTGGCTATTTTTACGCCCATAGTTATTCAACGACGCTTGATCTGCTTCGTCGTCAATGATAAGAACAGTTTCATCCCTCATTACAGACTTGTATTCCGAAGAATCCATGACCTGAACAAGTTTGTTGATATGGTTGTAATGCTTCAGAATCGGAATTAGGATAATGGGGTTATCCGAGGACTCTAAATGGCCAACAATATCTTCAAGGTCGTTTATAGTGGGGCTTGAATGAATCTTGTAATAATTATTGTTCTTAGCAATATTCCCTATAAGATCTTTCTTTAATCTCTTCGATGTTTGAAACAGTAGGTTGTTTTTAGTACCGGCCAAATAAATAATTACACGATATCCATTATCCAACGCCAATGCCGTAAGGCCTGTAAAAGACATGGTCTTACCACTCTGCACATATCCAACAACCAAATGTGTCGTCTCGGGAGCATGGACAGCATTGTGCGGATTGCAATGGCACAAAATGTCGGTAGTCTCAGACCTAAATGTTGCTACGGCTTCAGGAGATAAACCATGGCTCTTCGTTGGCGAAACTCGTTGTGAATCTACGAACTGCTCGAAGAATTTGCCACATGTTACACTTTGCAGGGCATTCTTGGGTAGCAGTTTCTTCTCACTAGTATTTATAGTAATTTGCTCCA